GTTGCCGAATTAACCAGAATCAATCGATAAATGAATTGGCTTAAATATTTAGTCGGATTTTCTGCACTAATTATTGCCGGATGTGCAGCTTACTTCTCCGTAACCGGTTTAGGTGTTCTATTTAGTGGAGCAGCCGTATCAGTTATGGTAATGGCCGGTGCATTAGAGTTTGCAAAGTTAGTTGCAGCAACTTATCTTAAACAAGAGTGGGAAAACATAAAGGGATTTAATAAGTGGTATTTGACCTCTGCCGTTGCATTACTGATGTTAATCACCTCTGCGGGTATATTTGGATATCTTTCCAATGCATTCCAATCTCAGTCCTTAAAATTGCAACAGGTAGATAGAGAAATTTTAGTCTATACTACAAAAATTGACCAAAATACCATACAACTCAATCAATTAAACACACAATTGGGTCAATTATCATCAACTCAAAGCACAATTTTAGACAAAGGTAAGATAAATTCTCGTCTTTTACGTTCAATTGATAATAAAGATAAGCAAGTTGCTACAATTAACAAAAAAATTGAGATTTTACAAACTGAAAATGCTAAAAATAATGAAAAAATCAACGAAATTAAGACTTCAAACTTGGATTTAGAAAAAGAAGTCGGTGGATTTCGATTTATTGCGGAAGCATTTGGTATGGAATTGAAAAATGTGGTAAAATTCTTCATATTTTTGATTGTAATTGTATTTGACCCATTAGCAGTTGCGTTAATTATTGCATTTAATGGTTTAATTTTACAAAAAAAGAAAGAACAAAAGCAACATATTGTTGATATAATGGAAAATGACGAAAAATTAGGGTTATATGAGGTTTATGGAGATAATATTTTTAACGAAAACGAGAAAAATGAGATTAACGAAACGAATGAAATTACATCTGTTAGGATTCCTATTGACTTGGATGGTGATGGAAACATTGATGGATATGATACAAACTCTGACGGACTTATAGATGAATTTACTCCAAAGTCATCAGGTAGAGCAAGAGAAATACAGCATAAATTACCATATTATGCAAAAAGCGATTTTGATTGGAATGATAAATCAAAATGGATAAACGACCAGAACGCTATTAATTTTTGGTTGAAATATAAAAAACAGCAAGAAGAAGATTTAGTTAAAACTTACTAATTATTTGGTAATTTAGAATTATTTTCGTATATTAGAAATACGAAATTATAATTTATGAAAAAATATGCATTATTCATCGGAAGATGGCAAACGTGGCACAAAGGTCATGAGTGGTTAATTAATCAACAATTAGAAAAAGGAAAAAATTGTTGGGTTGCAATTAGAGATGTACAAAAGGATGAAAATAATCCAAAATCAGCACAAGAAGTATTACAAGAATTACAAAAAGAATCATTTTTTACAAACAATTGGGATAAAATAATGTTATCAATTGTTCCAGATATTGAATCGGTAAATTATGGTAGAGGGGTTGGTTATGAAGTGATTTATCACGAACCTCCTACCAATATTGAAGTAATTAGTGGAACTAAAATTCGTAAAGGTGAAATTGAGAAAGATGGTAGTAGAGCGTAAAAGACACATTGCCAAAACCATTTCATATCGTATTGTATCAACTTTAATCGGATTTGGTATAATGTGGTGGGTAAGTGGTGATATTAAGGTAGGAGCGGCATTTGGGGTGGCAGAATTAGTATATAAACCCATTCAATATTACTTACATGAAAGAATATGGTATAAATTTATAAAATACGGACTTAAAAAATAAAAAATGAAATTAGTAACAGACAAAAATCAATTTGGTTTAGAAACAGCCGAATTTAGAGAATATTTAAAAACACCATGTCCTAGAACGGAACTTACAACATTAGAAGTGGATACATTGGAGTCAACTTTAATTGAAGGATTAAAATTACATCCAGGTTTGGGAATATCCGCAACACAATTGGGAATTAAAAAGAGAGCTTGTTATATTAAATTTGGAGATGAGGAATTATTTTTAGTCAATCCATTTATTAAAGAAAAATCAAAAGAAGGTTTTATATTTTATGAAGGATGTTTATCAATTCCATCTACATTAACATCACCAATACGAACTATACGGGCTTCTAAAATTATCATACAAACTGATAACTTAGGTGAATTAACATTTGAAATTAATCCCGAAGGAGATAAGCAAAACGAACAAGTTTCGGTGGAAACAATGATGACGGTTATAGTTCAACATGAAATCGACCATTTAGACGGATTTACTATTAAAGATAGAGTTTATAATACACAAGTTGTAAAAAAAGTAGATTTTGGTAGAAATGAAAAAATTGTAATGAAATCACCACAAGGTGAAATGATTGAAGTTAAATACAAACACGCAAATAAATTATTTTTACAAGGATACGAAATCGTTTAATTATGTTATACACAATAATCACAATATTATCAGTATTATTAGTTGCATTATCATTTGCAATTTATAATCTTTTAAATAAATTAGAAAAATACGAAGATATCATTGAAGAAAATGATATTTTTTTACAAACCGAGTTAGAAAGAAACGAAGCATTACTGGAAGCATTGAGACTAATTGATAGTCGTGAAATGTTTGAGAAGGATGATGAAGTAGGTTCTATATTTTATCAAATTAAAGAAACTATCGAAAAATTCAAAAAACAACAAAATGCCAATTAGAAAAAAAAGGGGCCCTAATCGTCAATACTTTACAAAAGATACCGAAGATGCTATTATTGAATACAATCTAACCAATGACCAATATATTAAAGATAAATTGTATAGAGAAAGAATTGCATCTGCATTTGATAAGCTTGCAGAGATAGTTTACAATAAATGGAAATTTACTTATTTTGATGATGACCCGAAAGATGTAATGGCAGAGGTTGTTACATTTATGATTGAAAAAATTCATATGTATAAAAGTGGTAAAGGTAAAGCGTTCTCATACTTTACTATTGTTGCAAGAAACTATTTGATTTTAAATAATAATGCAAATTATAAACGATATAAAGATACGGATATAATGTCCGGCTTACCAGAATCATTTGATACAGAAAATAATTTTAGAGAAGAACAAAGAAATGATGAACATAGAATTTTTAATGTTAGAATGTTACAATATTGGGATAAACATTTAGAAAACTATTTTCCAAAGAAAAGAGACTTACAAATTGCAGATTCTGTATTAGAATTATTTAGAAGAGCAGAGTATATAGAAAATTTTAATAAAAAATCACTTTATCTACTTATTAGAGAAATGACCGGCCACCCTACACATTACATAACCAAAGTTGTCAACAAAATGAAAGAAAGACAAATGGAATTATATAATGAATTTGACAAAGATGGTGATATTAAAATATAACATATGATACAATTAGGTTTATCAGGATTTTACCACGATTCAGCAGCTACAATCGTTATAGATGGTAAAGTAATTTGTGCTATTGAAGAAGAGAAACTATCTGGAATTAAACATGATAGTTCTTTTCCGTTTAAAGCAATTCAATGGTGTTTGGAATACACAAAGATAACAATTGATGAGATTGATATGGTTTGTTGGTATGAAGACCCGAATTTAAAATATGAAAGAGTTAAAGAAACAATTGGTAAATGGGGTGGTTTAAGATTTCCAATGAAATGGAGAAACTTTAATAAACGATGGAATCAAACCGAAGGTAATTTAAAAGGAATATTGAAATCTATTGGATATGAAGGAATTATTACTTATACACAACACCATTTATCACATTTAGCACTATCTTACTACACATCACCATTTGATAAAGCAATAGGTTTATCAATTGATGGAGTTGGTGAATCACATACTATATATGCAGCAATGTGTGATGACATAGGCTTTCATAAAATACAAACATTACACTTTCCACATTCATTGGGTTTAATCTATTCGGCATTTACTGCTTATTTAGGATTTAAACCAAACGAAGGTGAGTATAAAGTAATGGGATTGGCACCATATGGTGATAATCAAAAATATAATAACATATTTGACAAAGTTGTTACTACTGGTGGTGAAATTGACATCGTAAAGATGGATATGTCTTACTTTACATGGCATACATCCGATAACGATATGTTTAATGATAAGTTAATTGATTTGATTGGGTTTCCACCAAGATTTAAAGATGAACCCATTGAACAACATCACAAAGACTTAGCTGCATCATTACAAAAATGGTATGAAAGTGCTTTATATTTTATTATCAATAGAATTACCAATATTTGGGAATGTGAGAATTTGGTGTTGGGCGGTGGATGTGCATACAACGGAACTGCCAATGGTAAAATAAAAACAGCTACGTCAATCAAAAATGTTTGGATTCCATTTGCTCCATCGGATGCGGGTTCTGCAATAGGTGCATGTTTATATCAACATCACATTCTATTGGGTAATCCAAAAGTAAAAGGTGGTGATAATCAATCTCCATATTTGGGTGAAGAGTGGAGTAGTCCTGAATTACTTAAAATTATATTACAAAACAATAGAAGTAAGGTTATAATGCATGATACCCATCAGACATTGTGTAAAGAGGTTGCAAAATTAATTGAAGAAGGTAATATAGTTGGTTGGTTTCAAGGTAGAACCGAATTTGGTGCAAGAGCATTAGGTAATCGTTCTATATTAGGTAATCCACATTTGTCCGACATTAGAGATAGAATTAATAAGGTTGTCAAAAAGAGAGAAATGTTTAGACCATTTGCTCCATCGGTTACACATGAAGATTATCAAAAGTATTTTCTATCAGAAGAAGATGTTCCCTATATGAATCAGGTTGTCAAAGTTAAAAAGGATGTAAACATTCCGTCAGTAACCCATGTTGACAATTCTGCAAGGATACAGACACTTAAAAGAGAAGATAACCCACTTTACTATGACTTATTAAAGGAGTTCGAAAAACTAACAGGAACACCTATTCTATTGAATACATCGTTTAACTTAAAAGACCATACAATGACAAATGACCCACAAAAAGCAATTTGGACATTTCATAATTGTGATATGGATTATTTAGTATTGGGTAAATTTTTGATTAGTAAATAATTATTAGTAGGTAAATAACAAATATGGCAAACGAATTTCAATTATTTGATGGTAAAAACTTATCATCATTGTTTAAAGATATATACGAAAATCAACAAAACAAAAAGAAAAACATTTCCGAATTGATAGAATCTTTGAGGAAATTAATTCGTAATGTTGGTGAAGCAACTGTAATTGCACCAATTATAAAAGACTTAATTGAGGTATCGGTTAAAAACGATGACCACTTAATTAAACTTGCAACTATTGCACAAAGACTTGCAGCTGCTGAAGCTAAGGGTATTGGTGAAGATGGTTGGTTAAGTGAAAACGAAAAGGCTCAATTACTGGCAGATATGGAAGATACTATAAATGCAGTAGAAGAAAAGACAAAAGAAAAAATGGGTGATTTAGAAATAGAAATTGAAGAAATTAAAACTAAATTATAGATGTACGACAATATAACTACAAACTCCGAATTTACTGGCGATAGTGGTAATAGTATGAATATATTTCTAGCGAATGTTAGAAAGGTATATACAAAAATTCAAGAAATAAAAGATGATAAGCTTGAATATAATATTAGTGCAAGTGTAATTTATAATGATAATAAATATAAAGACAAAGACCCTGATGTTAGATTTTTAGGTGCTATTCAATTTCAAAGAGAGTATTCGATTCGTTTAGAAGATTACGCTATTCCGTTTGATAAAAATAATGTAACATATCCAATTGTAGGTGAAACTGTTTTAATTTTGGATATTGGTAAACAACATTTTTGGTTACCATTTTCAAATACACAATATCCAAATTATAGAGAAGATTTAAAAACTACAATTGCAAGTGAACCGGTTGAATATATTGGAACACCAAAAACAGACCAAAACTATTCAGCTGCACAAACTACCGGTATACCTGAGAAATCAAATACAAGTAAACAAAAAAATAAAAGAGAATATAAAGTAAACGAAAAAATACATTTCTTACAACCCAGAATCGGTGATACATTTATAACTGGTAGAGTAGGTAATACTATTAGATTTTCTGAATTTTTTTTAACTGAGGATGGTAAAACTTCTTCACCTGGTATATTCATTCGTAATAAACAAAATCCAAGTTTAAATAGTAAAAAATTGGGTGAATTGGTTGATGAAGATATTAATAAAGATGGAACATCTATTTACCTAACATCTGGAAAAATAAAAGTTCCATTTAAAGAAACTATTGGTAAATCAAAAACAGCATTTTCAGGATACCCATCATCTGGCAACCTAACAGGTGACCAACTGATTGTAAATTCCGATAGAATTATTTTATCAGCAAAAGCAAGTGAGTTTATTATATTTGGTAAAGGCAACACCGGTGTGATAACTGATGGTGTTTTTTCAGTAGATGCAGCAAGTTCTATTTATGAACATTCGGATGGTGACATTACATTACATACTGGAACTAAAATATATTTGAATACTGAAGGTAGTGGACAAGTATATTTGGGAAGTGATAGTGGTGCCGGCGATGCAGGGGCAGATGTTCAACAAATGGTATTGGGTGGTGAGTTAGTTGATGTATTAACTTCACTAATAGATTTGATTGCAAATCAAGTATTTTACACTCCCGCAGGCCCATCTGCAATTGGGCCAGTTAATACTCCCGCATTTAAAGAATTACAAGGAAAATTGGATGTAATATTATCTGCAAGAAATTTCTTAAGTAAAAACTAATTTAAAATGGTGTACATTCCTATTACAAGTCGCCATGGTGCAGAAACAGCAACATTAAATAGAAAGCAAGAAAAAGCTAAAAATGATGCTTTAAAAAAACAATACAAACAAGCCGAAACTAAAAAAGAAACCAAAGCTACTAGAAAGAAAGCAATGGCCGATGCGGCAGATAAAAAGAAAAAACAAATAGAATCCTCTGGTAGTTGGGGAATGTTCTATTTAAATATGAGAACATTTTTAACAAAAGATAATCCGGTAGCTTTGTTTGGCATGGAGTCTGAAACTTTAAATACAGCGACAAAGAGTTTTAAAAAATATCAAAATTTTATAAAAAGAAAAAGAGCATTATCATATGATAGAAGAACTGGTAAAGTGGCCGTTGATTTTAAAATTGGTGTTAAAATTTTAAAAAAACAAGCTAAAGAAATTGCAGATGGTTCTGCAGAAAAAGAAAATACAAAAAGAAGTTCGGGCGCTGAACATGTTCTAAATTATTTAGAAACCGCAGAGTGGGTTGAAACCTTTTTAACAGAATATGAAAGCGTTATTGTGGGTGGCTTTATAGCTTTTCCTGGAATGTTACATGTCGAACAATCTGGATTTAAATCAACCAATTTTGTAGAAACTAAAACATCACCCAAATTTGGTGAAAAAAATATATTTGGTGGTCAAAAGAAAAACTTTAAAATAAAATTTAAAAAGAAATCCATTGCTAGTTTAATAAATTACGGACTAAATGAAGCAAATCAAGCTCTAGCTGGTCTAATGATTGAATCAATTAAATATGACCCAAAGGGAGATTTGATGCAAAAAGTTGCACTTATTATAGTAGCTTGGTGGGCATTTAGACAAATGAATAGAGATGATACACCAATCTTTGCAACCCCACCCGCATTGAGAACTCCTGGAGATAGAACTATTATGAGTTTTTGTATTTTTCCTGGAGTTTTTATTCCTGTTCCGTTGCTACCAGCTGGGACTGTTGACCAATGGTTACTTAGTTTTATAGTAAATGCAAATTTACACTTATTAACACTTATTGGTACACATATAACGTTTCATAAAACATCATTAACCGGTATACCAATACCGGTGATGGTAACTCCTTGGGCCGGTTATATAACAAAACCATTTGCTATTCCTGTAATTAATCCATTTAGTAAAAGTCTTAAGGAGATGGTAAAAAATCCTAAAGAGTTATTTGAGGAAGTAAAAGAAAATCTTATTGATTATGGATTAGAAGAAGGTGCAACTTCCGTATTAGAACAAATAAGTGAAAAAGGATTAACAGGTGCAATCGACTCAGGTGTTCAATCGGTACAAACTGGATTAAATACAACTATACAAACAGTTAAAAGTGCTGTAAATCGTGGTGGTGGGTAATTTTTAAACTTTAGATATTTATTACTAAAACATATATAAACAATTATTATGAAATCAGAAATTTTATTAACTTTAATTAAAGAAGTTGTTAAAAACGAAGTTAAGTTACAAGTAAAAGAAGAACTTGTTAAACTTATCAAATCTGGTGCAGTTACATTAAACTCACAAAAGAAATCAGCTACTCCATCATTAAGAGAGATGACAGAAGTTACACCTACACCGGTTAAAAGACAACAAGTTATTCAGCAAAGACCTCAAATACAAAAGGAGTTTACAAAAGACCCTATGATTAATGAGATTTTAAACATGACTCAACCATTTACTGCTGCACAACGTGTGGAAGGTGGCCAAGGTGGTGGAAGTGTATTAGATATGATACAACCACAAAAAACTATGGAAGGAGATTGGGAAACAATGGATTATAGAGAGGGTATTCAAATTCCTAAAAACATTCCACAACAATTCGAATCAACCGGTGATGGTTTACAAGATGCAACAATAAAAGCATTGACAAGAGATTATAGTGAATTAGTAAAAAGATTTAAATAATAAATGGCAATTGATTTAGGTAAAATACCGGTTAACGACTTAGTTCAAAATGAAAATAAAGCACTAAGTATTGGATTTTCTAATTCAAATAAGGATGGTGTATTTCAAAAAAATTATACAACTAGAAAACAACTTGCAGAAAATATTAAAAATCTCATTTTAACAAAAAAAGGTGAAAGAATTATGAACCCTCTTTTTGGTTGTGATGTTCATAGAGTTTTATTTGAACCATTTATTCCAGGACAAATAGAAAATAAAATTCAACAATCAATAGAGCAGGCTGTAAATTATTGGATACCTGAAGTTAATATTGAAGAAATTGTTTTTGATTTTGATGATAAAGATATTGATAATCATTTAATTAATTTAAATGTAGTATTTTCATTGGTAATTAATCCTGATATAACAGACAGTATTCAGGTAACAATAAAAGAATAAAATAAAAATGGCAATTAAACCTTTAAATAAATCTTGGGGAACCGGTAAAGATATAAACTATATTGGTAAAGATTTTTCAGCATTTAAGCAAAATTTGGTAAATTTTACACAAACATATTTTCCAGATAGTTATGCCGATTTTTCCGAAGCTTCACCTGGTACCATCTTTATTGATATGGCATCATATGTTGGTGATGTTCTTTCATTTTATCAAGATACACAATTAAAGGAATCTATGTTAGCAAATGCTACCGAACGTAAAAACGTTGTGGCACTTGCACAAACAATGGGATATAAACCAAAATTAACATCACCCGCAACTACAACTATTAAAGTTTATCAAATTGTTCCATCATTAGGTGCGGCCGGTAACTATGGTCCAGATTCTAAATTTTATTTAAAAATAAAAGAGGGAATGGAGATAAAGTCTAATAGTAGTTCCGATATTATATTTAGAACAACCGATTCGGTTGACTTTGAAAACGAAATAGATAGAGAAATAAGTGTATATGAAAGAGATGCAACGGGAGTTCCTACACAATATTTAATTAGTAAATTAGTAAAGGCAATATCAGCAAGTGAAGTTTCTACTACATTTATGATGGGTGGTGATGTTGATTATCCAACTTTAACATTAACTGATACTAATATTATTCATATAGTTTCTGTTACGGATAGTAGTAATAACAAATATTATGAAGTTCCTTATTTGGCTCAAGAGAGTATATTTGTTGAACAACCCAATATGGAATATAATGGTGAATTATATACATCTTCATCGGTGGTTCCATATATTTTAGAAGTTCAAAAAGTTCCTAGAAGATATTCGGTAAAATTAAATGCAAATAATACAACCGATTTACAATTTGGTAGTGGTGATATTACAATGAATGATGAAATCATTTTACCAAATACAAAAAATATAGGATTAGGGTTAGCAAATTCAATTAATAGATTAAACCAAGGAATTGACCCATCTAACTTTTTAAAAACAAATACATTTGGTATTGCACCTACAAATACAACATTAATTGTAAAATATTTAGTAGGTGGTGGTATTAATTCTAATATAAACAAAGGAGATTTAACCAATATTACTAGATTAGAATATGAAGAGGATTTATTATCTTTAAACGATGATAACTTAAGAATATATAATCAAATTAAAACAACATTGGCAGTTGAAAATATTGAGGCTGCAGTAGGTGGTAGAGGTGCAGAGTCTATTGAAGAAATTAGACAAAACGCTTTGGCAACATTTGGTTCTCAAAATAGAGCAGTAACAAGACAAGACTATGTTGTTAGAGCTCTATCAATGCCAGCAAGATATGGTAGTGTTGCAAAAGTATATGTTAGTCCAGATGGTGAAATTGATAACAATTCTCCATCTTCTATTTTAGCAAGTCCTAATAATATTGCAGAGTTTACAAATTTAGTAGACTCAATGAAAGGAATGGCCAAATCAGAAATTCAAAAAGAATTGGTTAAATATTTAACACAAAAAAAGAGTGCAATTGCAGAGGTGAATAACCCATTTGCAATAAACATGTATGTTTTAGGATATAATAGTGATAAAAAACTAACACAATTAAATCAGGCAATTAAACAAAATCTTAAAACATATTTGGGTGAATATAGAATGATTACCGATGCGGTAAATATGATTGACGGATTTATAGTTAATATTGGATGTGATTTTGAAATAATTAGTTATTCCAATTATAATAAAAGAGAAGTTCTTGCATCTTGTTTAGCAGAAGTTCAATCTTATTTTAATATAGATAATTGGACATTCAATAAACCAATAAACATTTCGGAAATAGAATTATTACTTGCAAATGTAGAAGGAGTTATGAGTGTTCCATCGGTTAAAATATACAATCTATGTGCGGGAGACGGAGAATATTCACCAAATAGATATAATATTGATGAAGCTACAAAGGGAAAGATAGTTTATCCATCTTTAGACCCATGTATCTTTGAAGTAAAATATCCAAATAAAGACATAAAAGGGAGGGCATTATAATGCATAAATTATACACATCATCATATGACGCTAGTATCTACTTACAACAACCCGAACAAAATTCAGGTAGAGATGAGATATTGGAAGTAGGTAAACTTTATTATGGTTCTACAAAAGATTTAGCCAGAACATTGATTAAATTCGATGTTTCAAATTTAGAAACAGGTAGTGGGTGGAAAACATATTTAAATTTAAAAGCTGCTGGGTCTGAGGAAATTCCATTGCAATATACATTATTTGCAAATGCAGTTTCACAAAGTTGGACAATGGGAACCGGTACTAAATTCGATAATATAACATCGGATGGTATTAGTTGGAAATATAAAAACGGAGTAGATAGTTGGCAAGATAATACAATTGGTGGAACTGCATATTATGTAGCTGGTACAACCGGTTCATCAAACGCAGAAGGAGGTACATGGTATACGGCATCACAGGCATCACAATCTTTTAATTATGAAAGTGATGATATTAAAATGGATGTAACTAATATTGTTAAATTGTGGGTTAGTGGTTCTTTACCAAATAACGGATTTATTATTCATCATAATTTTGCAGCTGAAGAGGATGTATTGGATTATGGTGTTCTTAAATTCTTTTCGAAAGAGACACACACTATATATGAACCAACATTAGAAGTAGTTTGGGATGGCAGTTCATTTGCACCAACGGGGTCAATAACGGCAATGCCAGTGGATAATTTTAAAGTATCAATTACCAATTTAAAATCAAAATATACCGCAAATAGTAAAATAAAAATCAAAGTAAGAGGTAGAGAATTATTTCCTATTAAAGATTTTGCAACTACATTCAATTATAGTGATGTAAAATATTTACCACAAACATCGTATTATCAATTAGAAGATTATTTAACTGAAGAGGTTATATTTCCATTTGGTAATTACACAAAAATAAGTTGTGATTCAAATGGTAGTTATTTTATATTAGATTTACAATCATTACCAATTGATAGAATTTATAAATTAAAATTAAAAGTTGTAATAGATGGTATAGATTATATATCTGATGGAAAATACACATTTCAAATAATTTAACAATGGCACTAACTGCACTTGAAACGATTGCACAAAAATTACAAGAAGAAAGAAGTAATAGATTAGAATCTATATTAATTTCATCTGGTTCGGAAGCTATTGCTAAAAACGAATATAATGTAACAATTGTTGATAATAAAAACGTCGCGTCCTCATTGATATTTAAAGAATTAAATAAAGATAAATACGATGAAGACGAAATTAAAAAAGCAATTAATGTAAACGTCATCGAACTAAAACCAAATATTCCGGAACCAAATTTAAATTTAATTCCCAAACCAATTTATGATAAACTATCTTTACAATATGCTGATTTACAAAAACAATATAATGATTTAGATACAATTTATCAAGTTGCTGTTAATGAAATACAAAGGTTAGATAATGAGGTTAAGAGGGTAACTATTGAAAAATTAACAATAGAACAAAAAGATGATTTAATTGCAAATCAAATGGAAACATTAAAAGATACATTAAATCTTTTTACAGACCAAATTCAAACTGCAGTTCAAAAATCGGTGGAAGAATCAATATTAAGAACATCACTACAATCACAAAACTCAGGATATAAAGTTCAAATTGAAGCATTGATTAAACAAATTGATTCATTAAATTCAATTATTGAAGGATTACAAGCACAATTGGGTGCAGTCCAACAACAACAGGCTATTACAACAGGAACACAGGCACAAGCATTAGCGGGTGGTGCAGATGTGATAAATGAAGTTGTTATTTTAAAAATTAACGGCCCATCTAACGATAAAGAATTTAAAATTGCATCAAAACAAAACGCAAAAAGTGGTGATACTAAATGGAATAGTGGCGGTATCTTAGATTTTACAAACAATGATAAAACACCGGTAACCATAACATTAAGTCATGCAAATCCATCTGGATTTAATACAAATTGGATGGCATTTCCTAAAGGCAAATCTTTTCCAATTGCAGCTGGTGCGAGTGAGACTGTTGAATTGGGAATAATTGGTAAAGCAGGTGAGGGTAAAGATTCTAAGAAAAAAACATTTGGATGGAGTGGTTCTACTGATTACAAATCGGAACTAACTGTTACAGTAACAAAAGGTGATGGCAAATCGGCATCAAAATCATATCCAACTAAATATACAAAAAATCATCCAGATTCATATTAATAGATTATGAGTATTAAAAAATATACAAACTTTGAACAAATTGATGTAAACACAGATAACAAAGGAAAATTTTTGTTAGCAGATGATTTATTTATAGTTTCAAAAAATGAAATACAAGAAACCGATTTTGGTGATTGTAAATATGATGTAATGGAAGTTTCCGTATACGACATCAATAGTAATTTATTACCACAAAAATCTGGTAATAATGTTGCTTATATAAAGAAGGGTGAGATTAAACATTACATGCATTCTATCATAAATAAAGGTGGTTTAAAAGAATTAGCAATTGATGCAGAAAAATTATTAAATGATTTAGGATTTACAAATGGTATTCTTAAACTTAATATAAATTTTGTTAGAAATAGAGTAGGAACGGATAATTTATTAACAAGAGTATGGATACAAGAAATTTCTCCTTCAAGAGAAGAAATTCGTATTTTACCTTTGAAAACAAAAGATGAAAATATAAATTCAATTACAAATAGAGAATTTAATAATTTACAAAACTTAAGTAAAGATTTTAAATATTATAAAAAATCACTATTAGATTCGATATATGCATTTGAAGGTAGTTTTTTAGAAGGAATCGATTCAGCATTACAAACTCAATTTGGTAAAGATTTTTTTAATGTATTAAAAAAAGATTTTGGTTTAAGTAAGTTTCCAGATTTTAGAAAAAAAATATATGTAGATTTTCAAACATCGGTAAATTATTATTTAAACAATAAATACTATAATATTACTGAATCAAAATTTGGTAAACCATCTGAAGAACGATTTGATGATTGTGACCAATATGATTTCAATATATTGACAAATGAAATTAAGAAAATATTATTTGAGTGTGTTGATTTTAATATTAAAACTTTAAAAAGAAGACCGGTTGAAATTAAAACCCTTCCTAAAGAATTTGCAATAGTAGAATTAAGAAAACAAATTGCAAATAATTTAGAAACATTTAAAACTCCGACTACATTTGTAAGAAATGTATACGATGGTGACAAAGTTCAAATTAATTTAAATGACACATTTGTTGGTGAAGTTCCTATTAAAAAAGAACCGGTTGCAAAACCACAAATTATAGAACCAGCAGTTATAACCGAACCAATAGTAGTTACTGCACCTGCACCGATAGAACCACCGGCCCCAAAAGTGGTTTTACCAACTCCTAGTCAGGGTGGTGGCGGTGGAAGTATCTACCGAGAATATGATACATTGGACAGACAGAATTTGCCAGGTGGTGGAATGGGTAGAGAACGAGTGGAATTTACATAATATAAGATATTTATAAAAAAAGAATAAATGGGAGTAAAGCATTTTAAACAATATAAGGCCAATGTTCAGGATATGATGGGTGGTGAACTAACAAATCCATCATGGGATGGTATCGGCCAATATGAATCGTTTCCCAATTTATCAGGCGGTAGTACGGGTGGTGGTGGTTATACTCCTCCAGTTGAACCAAATCAAACTTTTATACCACCATCGTATACATCAAATGATGCAGGTGCATTAAAAATATATTTAACTTCTCCTGAAAATTCTCAATTTGAAAGAGATGGTTCTAACATTGGTGTCGGTTTATCGGTAGTAGATACATTTGCCCCATCAACCACATTTGGAAGTAGTAGAACATATAAAGCAATATCAAATAATAAAACAGCTGAAAATTATTTTACAGTAAGTGTTTCTAAAAAATACTCATATAACTCCGAATTAAAGTTCACAAATTTTGATTTAAACATAAATCCATATTCATCTATGTTTGGTGGTATGGGTGGTAATACCGGGTTTAGTGGGTTATCCGAATATGGAACATATAATAACTCATTTAAGTATAACTACAAACCATCATTAACGACAAATGATGTTTTATTTACGGAAGTAATTGCAATACAAGAATTTATATTAAATACCGATGGAACTTATGCATCATCTGAAAGGCGATTAGATTCGACATCAGGAACAATAAATTTAGAATTTAAATTTAAAGCAATTTCAAAAGAAAATAATGTTCCGGTTGAACCCGTTACACCTGCTATAATAAATTATGAAATTGGATTTTCTTCTAATTTCAAAAATGAATTGGGCGATATATTAAAATTAAATTATGAAATATTAAATAATTCTAGTGGGAAGGTAGATTTTGGAACAATTTCATTAGCAGATGGTAATACTAATAATAAAAGTATAAATAAATCGGTTTTAGAAAATTCAGATGTTAATTTATCAATTGTTGGTGACATATCCACTTCGTATTTATATAAAAACATATACTACACATCACTAACCGTTGCACAAAATAGTCCGGAGGGTGATTATTCAAAATGGAATTCGGTTGGTAAAGCATTCAAATTAACAGGTAAAGAATTATCATCCGGTATAGTTGTTGTTGCAATATTGGAAAAAGAAATCAATGTAGCTACACCTGTTATTATGGTTTCCGAAACTCAATATAATGTACAAGTAAAGGATTCCGATTTAGAAAAAGAAATAAGAATTGCATTTAGAACGGAAAATGCGGATGAGGTAATTGCATACACATCAACCGACAAATATATTCTAACCGAAGCAGGCGTTGGGTATGTAAGTTTATATTTTCAAAAAGACTTCAATGAAGTTTATGGAACTAAAAAGGTCATACTAACCCCAACATCTAAATTATACGGTACCGGACAAAGAGTAGAAATTTTAATCACATTTACGGCTATTAATGACTACCCCTCAATAACTCAGGTATTGTTTCCAGAAGTAATTGATGTTCCATCTTTTTCGGATTTGCAAATAGAATGGGAAGTAGAATATAACACATTTGCAACCAGTTTTGTTGATGTTTTTTTACTTTTAAAAGATAAAACAAAAGTAGGATTATTTGAAAAATTAACACCAAATGGTTCTTTTAAAATAAATTTAAGAAATTTATCTGACAGATTTCCTCAATGGAATGGTAGTGATAATATAACATTATATTTGTTACCAAGAAATAATGGAGGTGCGGAAGCTTTAAATGGTAATGAATATGAAGTTGTAACTCAGATATTTTACCCATCTATATATTTGGATGAAAATTCTATAAAAAAATCTATTTATGATGCATTTATAAATAAATTATCATTTATAGAGCCGGAGAAAGATAGTAAATATTTAACTCATCTTGCAAATTTTGGTGACGATGAACAAATATTAGTGTCATCGTATGAGGAAGATAATTGGACATTATCATCTAAAAAGAAAGATGAATTAGGAAATGAAATAGTTGATAAAGAAGTTAAATCTATTATATTAAAATTATATTCACCCATTCCGGCAAATATAAATGAAAACTCTACATTTTGGATTACAAAATTAATGAGTAATCCTTTGATAGAAACAATAATTTTAAATGAACAAGATACTTTAAAATGTCCACCAATAAAGGGGCCTAATTTTAATATAGAAGTTGATTTTACTACTGGTAAATCTACTACATATGAATCTTTAGATAATTTAATATTAAGTAGTTCGACATCTGCAAATAGTTTAGTTACAACGTATTTAAGTTCGTCATTATCGTATCAAGACGATTTAAATATAGATTATGCATCTGGTTCAAATCCATTAGAAGGATATTTGTGGGATAATTTTGTTCATTTTAGTTCAGCAAAAGAAAGAGTAGATAATTTTGTTTATAAAGTTCAATTAATTGAAAAATACGAACAATTAATTACATCAGCATCAACCAATTATACGGGTGGGCCCTCAGGCTCATATGTAAATGAATTGGTATCAAAGCAAGAAGTTGAAAAACAAATAATAAAGAAAAATCAAATACTTCAAGGATTTGACGGTTTTGAAGCATTCCTATATACATCATCTTCTTTGAGTTGGCCACATGATATTGGTGGTAATAGATTATATCATACAAATACAAATGTCACCAATTGGTATGCATCAGCATCGGTTGCAGCTGAGACATTTGATTTAGAAAATCCTAATTGGGTTATGAATAATATTCCAACATTTATCAATGATGTTGAAAATTCCGAAAGTTTTCATTTATTATTGAATATGTTGGCTCATCATTTTGATGTAATTTATTATTATACAAAATCCATTGAAAACGGTAGAGGTTTGGGATATAAATCAAAAAATGGTGTTCCTGATAGATTATTATTTGATGTTTTAAAGTCTTTTAATTGGGATGCTAAAAATTTGGCAGATGATGCTAAACTTTGGGAATATGTATTTGGGGTGGATAGTGAAGGCACAACAAAAAATATCAGTCCAGCTAAGCAAAGAACATTTGAAATTTGGAGAAGAATTGCAAACAATCTACCTTACTTACTAAAACATAAAGGAACTCGAAGAGGAGTTTACGCATTATTAAGTTGTTATGGTATACCATCATCTAATCTTTCAATATTAGAATTCGGAGGGCCAGAGGTAACTGATATATCAAAGAGTAAATTGGTAATGGATAATATTACAACCGCTCTTAATATGATAAGTGGTTCTTATATTGAATTTGAATGGAAAAATACTGAAAGAAATAGAAAACCCGATACAATTGAATTTTTTGTAAAACCATATACATCAGGTAATTACAATATTATTAGTGGCAGTGGTGGTATCATATTAAATTTAAGTGGAAGCACAGATAGTAATTATGGAGTTGTAACACTTAATTATAGTGGTTCTGCTATATCGTCATCTTTATTACCTATTTTCAATAATAGATTTTTTGGTATTGGAGTTAGTAGAGAAGTAAGTGGTAGTTATCATAATTTTGAATTAAACATAAGGCAATCTGATAAGGAAAGAACTATATTTCAACAATCATATTCATCGTCTATATTAGCCATATCATCTAGTTGGAATGATGGGTCGTATATTAGAATGGGTAATAATTTTACAGGTAGTGTTGATGAATTTCGTTTATGGAGTACACCATTACAAAAGGAAAGATTCTATGAACACGTTTCGTTTCCTGAAATGATTAATGGTAACCACATTTCGTCATCAACCGATGATTTATATTTCCGTTTAGATTTTGAATATCCTAAAAACTTAAATCAAACATCTTCTTTAATAAATGTGGATACAAATATGTATTTTTCCGCATCATTGACAAGAAATGATTATGAAGATGGAAACTTACAACCCATATATTCACTAAATCCATCGGCATCATTTACGGCAAGTGCGTATGGGTTTACATCTATAACAACTTATCCATACCAATTCGAACCAATAGATAGAAGTGTTGTGTTGGAGATACCTGATGTTGGTTCTACTAGATATTCAACAAATAAAGTAAGATTTGAAGAACAATATACAATGAATGGTAAAAATGTTTCTGAAGGTGTTGATTTATCATCAAAAAATCGTTCTACTAAAAAAGCATTTGACCAATCTCCTACCGATTCTAATAGAGTTGGTTTATTCTTCTCTCCTACAAAGGAATTGAATATTGATATTGCCAAATCATTGGGTGGTGTTAATTTAGATAATTACATAGGTGACCCGGCCGATAGATACAAATCAAATTATAAACGTTTGGATGATTTGAGAAATTATTATTTCCAAAGATTTGATGGTAGAGATATTTACGCATACATTAACTTAATAAAACTATATGAGAAATCTATGTTTGAGGATATTAAGAAAATGTTACCGGCAAGAGTTAAAGCAACTACTGGTTTATTGATTGAACCACACATTTTAGAAAGAAGTAAAGTTTCTCATAAAAAACCAACTGCAGAAGATTATCAAAAAGATGCAACCATACATTTTTCAGATACGACAACATTGACTGCAGACAACGGACAATTGGAAGTTATAATAGATTCAAATTTGGGGGAAAATTTATCTGGTGAAAATGGCCAATTTGAAACATTAATAACTGATACCACAATAGACCAAATTACAGCAAATAATTATCAATATGATTCGTTAATTAATACAAATGATAATTTTGTTTTATCAAGTGATTCATATCAACAATATACAAATATTAATGCAGGGTTGGGTGAACCGACTATATTGACTGAAATTGATTTAATTAATAGTAATATAGTGGTTGGTCAAAGTGACTATGAAACGATTGGGTTTGGTATTTATGCTGAAAGTGGTTCTGCAATTAGAACTTATTATGATACAAATAGAAATATTGTTAAAGAAAGAATTAGAGTTAATTTAGTAACTGAACAAAAGAGTAGAGATATTTTAAAATATAAAACTACAATAAATGGTAGTGGTGACCCTAGAGATGGTTATATATTGACATCTTCGGTTTATACTGAAACCTCTTTGAACATACAACCATTTTCGGGTTCAACTATACCGACAGTTAAAGGTAATATAATTTCGGTAAAACCAGTTAGTGGATATTTATCAACACATTATAGAAATACTTCGGATTTAACAAGAGGATTGGAAAATAGTTTCTTTAAAGGTTCAAAAAACACTGCGGCAACTACTTTAGATGGTAGTTCTCCTATTGAAACCTTTACTACTAACCCTAATACATTGAAAGTAAGTAAAGCAGGTAGAGATGCAAATGAACCAATTTTAGAAGTTGAGTAATAATTTTTATAAAAACTATATTTATTAACAAACGATTAATATAATACTATGGGATATTTAAGTAACACCGAATTAACGGTTGATGCAATTCTTACCAAAAAAGGTAGAGAAAAATTAGCAGCAGGTCAGGGTTTAAACATAACTCAATTTGCATTAGCAGATGATGAGATTGATTACACACTTTATGAACCGGCTCATCCATTGGGTTCTTCTTATTACGATGCAGCAATTAAAAATATGCCTGTATTAGAAGCTAATCCTGATGAAACACAAGTTATGAAATATAAGTTGGTAACCCTTCCAAAAAATACAACAAGAATTCCTGTTGTTGAGTTTGGTGTTCCAAATATTTCAGTTAATCAAAAAAGTGGTGAGGTTGCATTATCTCCAACTACATCTCCAGCTGGTAATAGAAGTTTAGGATATACTATTGTATTATCTAATAAAAATGCAGGTGATATTGTAGGCGAAGGTGTAACATCTGAAATTGGTTCTGTTCCAGTATTTATCGGTGACGATGTATCTGCAACGGCAGCGATTGCAAAAGGATTATCTTTCAAATTTATTCCAAATCCATCTTTAACTTCGACCATCAGAACTACAATTACAGTTTATGGTAACGAAACGGGTGGTTCACAAACAATTCCAATAACAGTAACTTACGTTCAATAATAAAATACCATGGCAGTAATAAGAGACAATAGAGGAGCCCTTTTAGCAAGTAATATATCGCAATACTTAGCAGGTGCAGCAAACACCGCAGGAACTCCCGTAGATACTAGCGAATTAGTTAGAATTGTAAACCAATTTTTAGGTACAGGTGAACAAATTAGTTCAGATATTACATCAATATCAAATGGTATCTATAAAAAATTTGGTGCAATTGATAAAGTAACTAATAGAACTGAAATCGTAACTTCTGGAATATGGAGTGGTGATACGGGTTCTTTGGATGTTAAAGCAAATTATACATCTTCTGTACAGGTTGCATCTACTAGTGGTAAATACTATTTAGATGTTTACAATATGCAAACTTCATCTGAAGCAGCTGAGGTTCAATTCTCAATCGCATATGGTGATTCAAGAGGATTTGGTGCACCTACATTGACTCAAAACGATGATTCAACATTACCAACAAAAGCTACATATAATCAATACAAAAACGTATTATTAGATTCAGCAGACCCTTACTTTAGTGTTTACACAGGTTCTACTGCAGCTGGAGTTGATATGACATCATTTTACGCAATCAATGTAAATAGAGCAAGATACAAAGAAAGATTGGACCCAGGTAACATTTCAATTGAACTTTCTGGTTCAGTTAGAACTATCACTTTAATTGATGATAGTGGTGGAACAGATGAAAATGTAACAACTGCAGGAAGAGTTTATAATATGGTTAGTGGTTCATTGAATATTGGTTCAGCATTAACTGCATCAATTTCTTCATACACCGCTCCTAATGGTAAAGGATTTGGTTTATTCTATCCTGATATGGGAATCATCTTATTGAACCCAGAAGCATTGGAATCAGCAGTTGACCCTAAATTAGCCGCAGCAAATAATTCTATAACTTCAACTTACCATCAAAATAATGGTAGTAACTCAGGTTCGGTTGCATTGTTGATGGCAATTAGTGGTGGTATGGATTTCCAGGTTCGTAGAACTGAAAACGTTTCTACATCACATTATTTTGTAAGAGCAAACAATAGAGAATTTAACTTCTCAAACAATCCAACATTTGTAACTGGTTCAGTTGGAGCATTTGTTAATTCATCATTTGAAAGAGACCCTAAAGTTTACATTACAACAGTTGGTCTTTATGATGATGCAAACGAATTATTAGCAGTAGCAAAAACTTCTAAACCAATTGAAAAATCATTTGATAAGGAAGTTGCAATCAAAGTTAAATTAGACTTCTAATCGGAGAATAAAATAAAAACTATGGCCCACCTTAATTTGGTGGGTTTTTAGTTTTAAGATATTTATATACGATATGTTAAAAAGAATACCAAAGTCGGATATTAGTATTAGACCATTTAAGGCCTATAAAGAGTGGAATAAAGAAACTTCTAATTTATCTATATTTAATGCGCAAAATGGAAATTATGCATCAATAGATGAAACAATTTCTTCAATTGGATATTTAAGTGGTTCTGCGTATAATAAACATTCTATATACGGCCAATTGAGGGCTCAATTTTATAATGGACATGAAGATAATCCATTTATAAGATTTGGAAATAAAAAACCAATTTATTCAAAAAAAGTAAATACAAATGAAAGGTTTTTATCAGGTTCAGCTGTTGTTATTTCAATACCACAAATTGCAATAGGTGATGGTATTAAAAAAGGTTCGGTTTTATTGTATAATGATGATTTAACATATATTGACGATAAATATGGTAATTTATATGATGAAAGAGATAAATTAATATTATCAAAATTGGATGTTGAAAGTGAAGTAGTCGAATTCGAAGACTTAGCCGAATATAGTTACACAGGTTCAGTATTGGATGGAACGGGTGATTTTGATATTGAAAACAAAACATTGAAGATACGATATAATGGTATTGTATATAATTTAATAATTGATTCAATCGATATATCCAATGGTTTTTTGGTTGCAAAGGATATTCCATTTTTACCTGAGGAGTCACAAGGTATTAAAGTTGGTAATATTTTTTATCCACAAGGATTGATTGTTGTAACAAGAGAATCGGTAACATCCGATGCTATCAATATAAAAGGAACTAATTGGGATTTGACGTATAAATCAACAGAAACAATATATGAACATGAGTATTTATTAATTGCAAATGAAGATGAATTTAATGTTTCAACTAACCCATCTGCAATTGTAGAAGTAGGAAAAGAAACGTTGTTTGTAACGGGTTCTGATGGTAAAATATATAAAACAACAACAAACTCTGGAATAAAGTATATTCGTAAAAAATCAACATTAGAAAATGGAAATGTATTAGATTATACTTTTACATCTTCTTATAACAATACAATATCCGGTGGATTTGAACAATATGAATATAGTTCATCATTGGATTCAACTGGCTCATTCCTTGCACCATTTATAACAACAATTGGTTTATATGATGATAATTGTGATTTAGTAGCAGTTGCTAAATTGCCACAACCGATAAAATCGGAACCTGATATTCCTGTAAACTTTATTGTTAGGTTTGATACTTAATCGATGAAAGCTGCTATTTTAATTTATGGGATGTATCGAGAATTTGATAATTGTATAGATAAGTGGATTGATATAGAAAAATATTATGAATGTGATTATTATTTTTCTACTTGGAATAAATCCAAACAAAAATATTCAAATAGTGATTTAATTAAAGAGTTTGATGTTACGCCGAATATGATAACCGATTATTTACCAAATTGTGTTTATGATATTTTAGACGAAGATTTAATATTTCCAATAAAACCAGAATACCCAAGTTCTAATATGTTAATGTTTCATTGGAAAAATTTATATAGATTGATGTTGGAATCATGCAAAGATTATGATATGGTTATTTTAATGAGAAGTGATTCGGTATTATCAACCAATTCATTGATTGATATAAATGTTTATGATTGGATAAACGAACATCCCAATGATTTATTTGGAAAAGATATTAAATTTACTGAAGGGAAACCATGTAAATTTATAGCACAGGATGTGATGTTTATGGGAAGTGTGGATGTAATGGGCAAGTGGATTAACATGATTCCAGATGTAACGGATGCATCTTTAAAAATACATAGTCACTTTTGGTTGGCTGAAACATTTTTATCTTTAAATTTAATACCAAATTCACATTATCCATTCAATGGACATTTCATTAGACCCGAATTATAATTTTTTATCAAATAATTTATATTTATATTAAAATAAGAAATATGGCAAAAAGTATTTTAGAATTATACGAAGCTAACAAAACAGTATCTTTTACAAAAGGTGGGCCTGATATCAAGGCGTTAGAAGCTTTTAAGAAAGACATTACCCCATACACAAAGGGTGCACGAGATAAACAAGCTGCTGATGATGACGAAGGTGTAAAAGCTTTTGAAACAAAAAAAGGTATTGGTAGATATCAATTAGGTGATTTGGGTGCAGGAAGTACTTATGTTGGTGGAGCAACTTCTGCAAAGAAGTATTCTGCAACTGTTAAGAAAGACCCATCATAATAAAAGAATTTAATGGCTAAAAAAGTTACAAAAAAGAACAATCCAAAATGGGTTGCGAAGAAGTATGGATTTAAGTCTGGTTTAGAAGAAACCATTTCTCAACAAATAGAATCTCAAGGAATTAAAGTAGAGTATGAAACTGAAAAGGTTCCATATATAATTCCTGCATCAAATCACACATATAGTCCTGACTTCAAATTACCAAATGGCATTAGAGTGGAGACAAAAGGTAGGTTTGTAGCTGCCGATAGGAAAAAACACCTATTAGTTAAAGAACACAACCCACATTTGGACATTCGTTTCGTATTTTCCAATTCAAAGAACAAAATCAGCAAAAAGTCTAAAACGACCTATGGAGATTGGTGTGAAAAGAACGGATATAAATATGCGGACAAAATCATCCCAAATGAGTGGTTTTTGGAGGAAAATAGACCATAAATTATTTGGTAATATCAAATATTTGTCGTATATTTAGGGGGTGTTGAAGCAAAATGATAAGAATATAGTCGTATCTACTCTAACCGGCGTGTTAGGTAGTCATCTCACTCTAAAAGGGAATGAGTTGGCATTTTATTGTCCTTTTTGTAATCACCACAAACAAAAACTACAAGTTAATACGGAAACACAAAAGTGGCATTGTTGGACTTGCAATAGTGGTGGTAAGAAATTGACATCTTTATTAAAAAAGTTAGATGTTGATAGAAAGACTATTTCAATCATTAGAGAAATCTACGGAGATAGTAATTATAACCCACAATTAGAGGATGCCGATACAAAGGTGTTCATTTCCCTACCAAAAGAATTTATATCACTTAGTGAGACTCCAAAGGGGTTTAATCCAGAATATAAACATGCAATCCATTACCTTACTCAAAGAGGTATTACCGAAAAAGATATAATCAAATATAACATAGGATATTGTAAAGAAGGATTATATGGACAAAGAGTAATTATACCATCATACAATTCCGATGGGTCATTGAATTACTTTGTTTCTCGTTCGTATTATCCGGACAACAAAATGAAATACAAAAATCCTCCAATCAGTAAAAATGTAATATGTTTTGATTCACAAGTTAATTGGAATGAACCGATTATACTTTGTGAGGGTGTATTTGATGCAATTACAATTAAAAGAAATGCAATTCCATTACTAGGTAAGTTTCCATCTAGAACATTGGTGGAGAAAATCTTTATGAGTGGAATTACTGACATTATTATTTCATTGGATAACGATGCAATAAATGAGGCACTTAAAGCTGCCGAATATTTTAGAAAGCAAGGTATTCATGTAAAAATGATGTATCTTAAAGACAAAGATGCCGCCGATATGGGGTATGAAAAATTCTACGAAGAGTTGAAGGAAGCTAAAGAGTTTTCATCGGAAGAATTATTATTGAACAAAATAAATTCATTATGAGTTTAAAGAAGATTTATCATATAGCGGATGTTCATATCCGTAATGTGAAAAGACACAAAGAGTATAGACAGATATTTGAAAAAATGTTTGTAGAAATCCGTAAAAGAGGAACGGAAGATGCAATTATATATTTAGCAGGTGATATTGCCCACGCTAAATTAGAAATGTCACCTGAATTAGTCAACGAAATAAGTTGGTTATTTAAAGAGTGTGCTAAAACTTGCCCTACAATTCTTATTACCGGAAATCACGATTGTAATATGAACAATATGGATAGAATGGATGTTCTTACTCCTATTGTTGATGCATTGGAATTGGAAAACTTTTATTATTTAAAAGATACACAGGTTTATTCAATTGGTGGTGTTGATTTTTCAGTATTTAGTATTTTAGATAACAAAGACAATTGGATTACTGCTGATAAACTATTTGGTAATAAAAAGATTGCATTATTCCACGGACCTGTTGATAATTCACAAACTGATATTGGATATGTAGTAAGTAGTAGACATTTTACAACGGATATATTTGATGGATTTGATTTAGCCTTATTAGGTGATATTCATAAGCGTCAGGAAATGATAAGTCCGAAAGGTTGTAAGGTAGTTTATGCAGGTTCACTAATCCAACAAAACTTTGGTGAAACATTGGGTAGACATGGTTTTTTAGCATGGGATTTGGACACAATGACCTATGAAGAAGTTGATTTACAAAATGATTATGGTTATTATACAATGGATATCGACAATGGTAAAGTTCCAGTTGTAAATGATATGCCAAAACATCCTCGTTTAAGAGTAAGATTGTCAAATACAGATACTGCGGATACTAAAAAAGTAATTGCAGAAATTAAAATGAAATATGGTGTTGAGGACTTTACAATTATTAGAACGGACTCATTATCAAAAAAGAAAACAGGAGATAGACAAAATAAATTAGACTTTGAAGATATTTCCGACATCAATTATCAAAACTCTTTAATCAATGAATATGTAGAAAGAATGATGCCATTCGTTGATAAGAAAGATTTGGCAGAACTAGAAAATATTAACAGAGATGTAAATAGTAGAATTGTACATGAAGATACTTTAAGAAACATTATGTGGAAACCAATTAGATTTGAGTTTTCCAATATGTTTAGTTATGGTGAAGATAACAAAATTGATTTTAGTAAGTTAAATGGATTGATGGGATTGTTTGCACCAAATGCACAAGGTAAGTCATCTATCTTTGATGCTATTTCATTTTGTCTTTATGATAAAAGTAGTAGAGCATTCAAAGCAGCTAATATCCTAAACAATCGTAAGACTGATTTTAGATGTTATTTAAATTTCCAAGTTAATGGAGTAGATTATTTTATCGAAAGAACTGCAAAAACAATTAACAAAGGTAAGAATGTAAAAGTTGATGTAAACTTTTGGTATATTGATGGTGATGAGAAAATATCTTTGAACGGAACTGAAAGAAGGGATACAAATCAAGTCATTGAACAATATGTTGGTAAGTATGAAGATTTTGTATTGACTACATTATCTTTACAAGGTAATAATTCTATATTCATTGATAAGTCACAAAGTGAGAGGAAAGACTTACTTGCTCAATTTATGGGATTGAATGTTTTTGATAAATTATACGAAACCGCAACCGAAGATATTAAAGAAGTTTCGGTCTTAATTAAGAACTTTAAGAAAACTGATTTTACAACTGAACTTGCTGATAAAGCAAATGAGTTGAAAGATAAGAAAGGTGAATTAAAAGAATTTGAGAAAGAATTGGCTAAGTTGAATGGTAATAAGGATGGGTTAGATGGTATTATATTGGAATTAAGTAGAAACCTTACTCCAATTGACTCTAATTTGGACTTACCTAAATTGGAAGAAAAAAGAAAGGGTTTGGGTGAAGATATTCAAAACAATACAACTTTAATTGGGACAAAAGAAACATTCATTAAAATATTAGAAGGAAAAATTGAAGAAATTTCACAATCAATAGATGAAAAGAAACAATCAAATGGTATTGATATAGAAATTGTCTATTCAAACTATCAACGAGAACAAAAATCTTTAATTGAAGCTACTAAAGTATATGACACTGCAAAAGTGTATTTAAGGGGTGCAGAAGAAAAGATTAAACATTTGGATAAACATGAATATGACCCAAATTGTAAATTTTGTTGTGATAACACATTTGTAAAAGATGCAATGAAGTCAAAAGAAGCATTGCCTCAATTACAAGAAATAGTTAAACAAGCAATGATTGATTGTGTTGGTATTCAACAAACCATAGATACGATGGAAGGTGTTGAGGAACAATATAATGAATTGACCGACTTAAAAATAAAACTTGGACAATCCAAAGGTATCTTAAAAACGGCAGAGGCCGAATTGAAGGGGTTGGAAACAAAAGAAGAATTATTACAAACTCAATTAGATAAAGTTGAAGAAGATATTGAGAAGTATTTTGAAAACGAAGAAACAATTGAAAGCAATAAAGAGTTAGAAAAACAAATCAAAGAATTAGAGGTAGAGAAACATAAAATTGAGTTGGATATTAAAGATATCAGTAAACAGATAGCTACTACAAATGGTTCTATTTCATCATTACAGACCTATATAGAGGGTATAAAGCAGAAGATGAGTGATGTTAAGGACTTAGAAGAAAAGAACCGATTATACACCTATTATTTAGATGCTGTGAAGAGAGATGGTATTCCATATGAGTTGATTAGTAAAGCACTTCCGGTAATTGAAAATGAAATCAATAACATTCTTGCACAAGTTGTAGACTTTGGTGTTACAATGGAAATGGACGGCAAGTCAATCAATGCAAAAATTGTTTACGAAGACCAGGAATGGCCATTAGAAATGTGTAGTGGTATGGAGAAATTCGTAAGTGGGTTGGCAATTAGAGTTGCACTTATCAATGTGTGTAATTTACCTCGTCCGAATTTCTTAGTAGTGGATGAAGGATTTGGAACATTAGATGCTGATAACTTATCATCTTTATTTATGATGATGCAATATCTTAAAACACAATTCGATTTTATATGGATGATTTCTCACTTAGAACAAATGAGAGATATTGTAGATGGATTGATAGAAATAAAAAAAGTAGATGGGTTTAGTAAGATTGATTTCTAATAACGACCTTATCAGCCTTCAACACACTAGATTGTGGTTTTGGAACACCAATGTGTTTCTTAATTAGATTTTCAACTAGGCTACCCATTTTGAACCCGTGTTCTTCACAATATTCTTTGAGAAGTTCATGGGTTTCTTTTTTTATTTGTAACATTGCGTATTTCATAACTTATTTAGTTTTCTTTAGTTTTCTATAATAGATTAAAGTATTTATTAGTTTTCTTTATATAAATATGAAATAATTCTTTTTTTGAAGATATTTATTTAAAAAGATTAAATGGCAATTATAAAGAAAACAATATCGGCTGAGAATTTGGATAAGATTTCCGTATTAGTTAATGATGTTGACCCAAATAGTAAATATTTTAAAGTAACCGAATTACCCGATACCTTTACCGGTGGTAAGAATGCATTTTTAATTCAAGGTTCTGAATATTTGGTTCCTGATACTTTAATAAAAATTGAAATCAAAGATGCTCAAGGTAATATCATTTATAACGAACCAGGAGAGGGAATTATATCAGCCTCAGTTGGTTCGGAACAAATTGTTACCGAATATTATGAAGGTGTTTCTAAAGTAGTTGCCGTTTATATTTACCCAAATAGAACATTAGATACTTCGGGTAATTATTCGGATGGAACCGCTTATGGGCCTGCAACTATTACAATATTAGGTGAATTATCTACATATGATAATAATGGAACAAATGTTAATGTTCCTACAATTTGGGAAGGAAAATATAATGTTAAATGGCAAAAAACTATAAATGTAAATCCAGCTTTAGCTAATACCACCAAAGTAAGATTTTACAAGAGACCAACTGCCACTATTTTTGAAACATTATCACCGATATATGCATTTGATGCAACTGGTTCTAAAGTTGCGTCGAGTGTAACACAATCATTTGCAAACGTAAAAGTATCACAATTAGATACATTTGCGGGTGATGTTAAAAGAATTAAAGTATATAGAACTTCACAAGGAGATATATCGGATTATGATTTAATACAAGACATTTTAGTAGAATCAAAAGAATTATTATCAACAACCGCACTTAGTGGTAGTGTTGTTGGTGACGCTGGGTTTTTCACATCAGAAGTTGTAAAAAAATTATGGAATACCGGTTCTTTAAATACACTATTAACTTCTAGTAGAGTTGATAATGGTTTAAGATTAAATGGTGTGGGTAAATTTAGATACACATCTTCTTTAAATTTATCCGATGTAAGTGTTTATGAATTTGGTATTGACGCATTTTATTCTGCATCCACATCCAGCGATTTGCAGGTTTATTTAAGTGGTTCTAATAATGGAGAGATATTGGTTGGAACATTAAGTGGAATATCTCCTACAAAAAATTTAAAAGATACTATAATACAATTTTCATTACCAAAAGCAGAACCTACTGCGAGTTTATATCTATCCCAATCACAAGGTGAATGGCATATTGGTAATTTAACTTTACAATTGACACAAGATACGGCATTTTCACCATCGGAAATTTCATTTGTAACATCAATGCCAACTGTAATTGGAAATGAAACATTTAATTTTAAATTTGAATTTTATGATGTAAATAATAATTATGTTCCCGTTGCAGTTACGCAATCGGCATTATTTACAGGTGGTAATAATAATATAGGTGGAACATTAACATTTATTAGTTCTTCCGCATCTTCTTCATTGGCAGATTTAAATAGAGTTTCATCGTCAATTAGTGGAACTATTGTTGTAACAAGTGGGTCTATTAGTGGAAGTATAACCACATTAAGTGGTTCTGTGAGTGGAACGATAACTACATTAAGTGGTTCTGTTAGTGGAACAATTTCATTATTAAGTTCATCGGTTAGTTCTTCAAATGTATTTATATTATCATCATCATTATCCAAAGTTCAACAATTGGCTGATGGAGAATATAGTGGTTCGTTCATTGGAGATACTGTAATTTATTCACCGACAATAGGCGGACAACAGGGGTATATTAGTGATTTATTTAAAGTAGGAACTACACCATCAATTTATTTAGATGCAAGACAGAATCCTAGAAAAATATTTATTGGAGGGGCAATTCCAGCTGGTCAAACGGAATACTCTGGTTCATATAATAATACAAATACAAATGTTTATTTAGATAGTACCGGTAAATTTTCATTAGGAAATAAACTAAATTGGAATGGTGTAGATACATTAACAGTTAATGGGACAATAAATGCAACTGCAGGAACATTTAGTGGAAATATAACATCAACCGCTACTATTAGTGGTGGTACAATTAGTGGTGGTACAATTAGTGGTGGTACAATTGCAATAGGCAGTGGTAATACTATTTTCAAAGCAAGTACCGATGGTATTTCTTTGGGACATGCAACATTTGCAGATGCACCATTTAGAGTTACGGCGGCCGGTGTATTAACGGCAACATCTGCAACTATCAATGGCGCAATAACTGCAACATCACTAACATTAAGTGCAGGCGTAAAAGTTCCAAATGCATCGGTTGATGGACTTGGTTCTTTGGCATTAAAAAGCAGTGTATCGGCAACTACGGATGTAACCGGTTTGGGTGCACTTGCAACACGTAATTCGGTTAATGCAACTTATATAGATGACAATTCAATTACTACTGGTAAAATATTAGCAAACCAAATTGTTGCAGAAAAAATTGCTTCATTAAAGTTTTTTGGTAGAGATGCACAATTTGATACCGGTTCTATTGCAGGGTGGACTATTGATGGAACAAATGGACTACAAAAAATAAGTGGTAATTATATTTTAAAATTAAATTCAAATGCAACAAAAATATCAATTACAAAAACAAATCCAGTAGATTCTTTGGATGTAGTTGTATTAGATGCAACGGAGACAATTGAGCAGATTACTGCAAGTGATACTGGATATATTGATTATTCAAATGATGGTTCATCAGTTGGAACGGCATATTCCGCATCTGCAGTTGGTGTTGATACCGGTTGGGTATTGGGTAATGGAAGTTCAAATCAATATGGAACGGGTGTACATGGTATTATTGGATTAGTTTATGCAACTGAAGAAATTTCAATTGATTCAGAGACATTTCCAAGCATATTTGGTGTTATTAATTCAAGTGTATACACTGGGAATTCATATGCACAATACACATGTACATTAAGGGTTAGGAGATTTCCAACATCTACCGATGCATTGAATCAAACAAATATGAATACCACATTTGGTGATAAACAAGTGTTGGTGGCCAAAGCAGAATTCGGTAGTATCGCTGGAAGTGTATATGAAAATAGTAGACAAGTATATGGTGCAACGGTAGAAGCTTCTGGTCCTGGAGGTATAAATACCGATATTAATCAATCCAATTGGTATAGAGTTGAGATTTTGCAGAGTTGGACTGGGACAATCGTTGCTGGAGATGACTTTGATAGTATTATCTTAAGTCGGCCGGCGAGTAATATTCAAGTAAGATTTGGTAGAGTTGGTAATGGTTATTCTGTATTTTCTCCAGGTGGACTACAAGTTTATCAGGGTTTTAGAAACTATATGAATCTATCTAGTCCATCGGGTTCAACCGGTGTAGCTAGTAACTTTTGTTTAATTAAAGGTAAATCTCAAATTGTCGGTTCATTGGATGTTACTTCAGGATTTAGTGCTGCAAATAAACAATTTAAAATTCAACATCCTGTTAATGAAAATAAATGGTTATATCATACATCAATTGAGGCACCTAGAGCTGATTTGATTTATAGAGGACATATACAATTAGAAAATGGAAGTGGTAGTTGTTTAATAGATTCATCATCTAGAATGTCAGATGGTACATTTGAATCCCTTACAAAAAACTCACAATTATTTTTACAAAATGAAAGTGGTTTTGATAGAGTAAGAGGAAATGTGATAAGTGGTTCTATAACTGTAATTTCGGAAAATATTAATTCAAATGATGTGATTAGTTGGATGGCTGTTGCGGAAAGAAGAGATAAAGATATTTTAAATAGTCCATTATATGATTCAAATGGTAATTATAAACCGGAAAGATATACATCGGAATATTTGGAAATTTTTAAGAAAGAATTGTTTGAAAACATATCAGGTTCAATATGATAGTATTTATTACAACCGGTTACGGAAAAAATGTTATTGGTGGTGCCGATTTATGGTGCAATAACTTTATAGATAATGTTTTACCATTAGTCAAAAAAGATTATAAAATTGTAATAGATGGTAGACCTTTGATTAAAGAGTTTGGTGCAATCTACACTTACGAAAACGAAAAAGAAGTTGATAAGATATTAAAAGAATGTGATAAGATAATTTTCTTACATCACTCTTACAAACAAAATCCTATTATTAAAAATTATTTACATAAAACTTATCTTACATTTGTTCATGCTTTTATTCCTGATATGTTAGGACTAAATTCTGATTATGAAAATATAATGACAAAAGTCGATTGGGAATGGCAAAAAGAAATATTAGATAATTCCGACAATATAGTTTGGATAGGGTATGAGAATGATACAATACATAAACATTATCCAAAAACAAAAAACATTACAAATTATTATGAATGGAAACAAAATAAACCATTTACAGGAATTGTAAGTAATAAAATTGGATATGCTGCGCGATGTGAAACAAGAAAGAATGCACATTATTTAGATTATATTCCGTCAATTATATTTTCAAACAAATATGATTACAAAAGAATGTTAGAAGGGTCAAAAACCAATTCTGACTATCATAGATTTATTCAATTTGATTATACATTTCATAATAAATTTTTTGAAGGAAACTTTCAAATATTTCATGGATGTTATACTAAAGAACCATTTGGTTATGCAATATTTGATGCAGTAGATAATGGTAAAGTTCCAATCATACACACCGATTGGATGAAACATATTGATTACAAATATAGAGCAAGTAGTAAAGGAGAATTCTATGAAAGATATTTAGAAATACAAGAGGATGGATTTGAAAAAGTAAATTTAGAATTTTGTAAATTAAGAGATGGATTAAATGAATATACAAATAAACAAAATTGGATTAAAGAAATATGCAGTTACTTAACGAAACACTTATAAAAAAATATCTTACAAATAACCATATAATTAATGAAAATGGTGATGAAGTATTGGAACCAGTTAAATATAGATGGACACATGGTGCAACCGATTTACACCTGGGTGATGGTCTTTTGATATATTCTTTCATTCAATTTATCAGAGCAAAGGTATGTGTCTGTATTGGTTCAGGAGGAGGATTTATACCCCGTTTAATGACGCAAGCAAGAAAAGATTTATGGGAACAAAAAATATTTGAAGGAAACAATTCTACGGAGTGGGGTGATATTGGAACTACTATTATAATTGATGCAGCCAATGGTGTTGGTGGGTTTACCGATTGGACTTCTGATAATAGTTTCTTAAGACAACATTTTCAACCGCAAGTTATTTTAGAAACATCAGAAAAAGCATTCTATGATTATTTTGTAAGACAAGATATTAAAATAGATTATTTACATATTGACGGAGACCATTCATATGAAGGAGTTAAAAAAGATTTTGAATTATATTCTTCAATTATATCTGAAAATGGAATTATTACAATTCACGACATAGACCAATCTTATCATGACACATTTGTAGTAACCGAAGATGCAAAAGAAAACTTTGTTCCCTTCGATGGCCCTGCAAAATTTATTAAAGAATTAGAAGAGGATGAAAAATGGAATTTGGTAAATTTAAAAAATTTTCGTATGTTTGATAAAAAAGTTACAAGCACTGGTTTAGCTTTACTAACAAGAAAGTTTTAAAAAAGATTAATAAAAAATTAAATGAATAAAATAAGATTAGTTACAGTTACTGGTAGTAGGGTAGAAACTTTGTGGCATATGCTGAATCATTATAAAGATTTGGTAGATGAAATGTATATTGTAGTTTATGAGTGGGAATTTTCTACTACTTATAATGAAGTTTTAAAAATAACAAAAGAATTTGAAAAAGCTAAAATTGTAAAAAGAGTAACTAAAGAAAAATTTAATTGGGAATATGTTACTCAATTATATAACGAAACTAAAATGTTATTCCCTAATGATTGGTGGGTAGTTTCAGATGATGATGAATTTCACATTTATTCAAAACCACTAAATGAAATTATATCAGTATGTGAAAGAAATGGTTGGGACTTAGTAAGAGGTGGGTTTATTGATAGAATAGGACAAGTTGGTGATTTTCCAAAGATAAATAAAAAAGAAAATATATTTGAACAATTTCCAGTTGCAGGATTTTTTAGATATCCAATGAGTGGTGCATGTCCTAATAAGGTATGTATAATGAAAGGGTATATAGAAATAACCGCAGGTCAACACTACGCAAAAATTGACGGACATACGACATGGAAATGGCAAGGTTGGAATCACCCATTGATTGCACCTATTGATGAATATAATGTTCAGGTTCATCACTTCAAATGGGATTCAACTTGTGTAGAAAGAATTAAACAGGTTGCAGATATTAGAAAAGACCATGCATCATCAGATGAATATTTAAAAATGTATCAATCTTTAAGAAGTAATAATTTTGAAATAGACGTTACAAATACAGAATATATGTTTGAATATATAGGAAAGGAATTGGATTATAAACAATGGAATAAATTATTCAAAAAAATAATATCAATATAATTTGGTAATATCAAATAAAAATACTACATTTATAAAAATAAATAAATTATGACAGAAGAAGAATTGTTGTTAGAAACTAGAAAAATTAAAGCTTTAGAGAAAATTGCAAACTCATTAGATGCACTTACAATTTGGTTTGAAGAAATTGATAAAGATGAATGGAGTCAAAGAACTCAATATTATTTATCTGAATTCCATAAACTAGCTGCAGCTAAGGAAAAATCCAAAGATGCATAAATTAGGTATTATAGTTCCATATAGAGATAGGGATAAACAATTATTAATATTTAAAAAGTTTATATCGAATTATCTAAGTGGGAAAAATATAGATTATGAATTAATTGTTGTAGAACAAGATGAGGCCAAAACATTTAATAGAGGAAAACTATTAAATATTGGATTTATATATTCTAAAAAATTAAATTGTGATTATGTTGTATTTCACGATATAGATATGCTTCCAATTGATGTTGATTATTCATACTCACCACACCCTATACAATTATCTACAAAATTTATATCCGAAGACCCTACATTTAATAGAATAGTATTTGATGAATATTTTGGTGGAGTAACATTATTTCCAACAAATATATTTGAAACTATAAATGGTTATCCCAATGAATATTGGGGATGGGGATATGAAGATAATGATTTACTTTTTAGATGCAGACAATATAATGTTGATTTATACGAAAAGAAAATAAAATTATTGGGAAGTAATTCAGCTGCGCTTAAATTCAACGGAAAAAGTGCATATGTAAAAACAAATAATGTAATAGACCCAAATACAAATACAACTATTTTTATATCCTTTTCTCCTGAATATATCTATTGTGATATTGATAAATACGATGATACTTATTCAGTATTTACTATTGCAGGAGTTGATATGTCTATTAACTATAATTCTTATGCAAGATATAATTTTGAAATATATGACGAAGAAGAAAATATTATTTATTTAAACTCAGATATCAAACCAAACTATAAAACTATAATATGTATCACAATTGATGCAGATAATAAACAATTAAAAATGTATCAAGATGGTATTTTAATTGGAACTAAAAATTATACAAAAGATTTATATTCATATAGAAAACATAGTAAAATATATTTAGGTGCGGGTAACCCAAATAGAAATGATAATCCAAAATTCTTTAATGGTTTAATGGATTCTTTTGCAATATTTGGAAATGTGTTAAATGAAATTGAAATAAAAGAAATATCTGAAAATAAATATTTTGGATTGACATCCAATTTTGGTAATTATACATCTTGTGATAATTTAAAATTATACTTTGATGCAAAATTTATTAAAGGTTATAAGATGATTGATTTAAGTGGTAATGGTAATGATGGAATTATAAATGAATGTGAAATAGTTCCGTTTGAAAAAGATGATTATAAAATATTAACAATACCACATAGAAGAGAATGTAAATTTGAATTAATGCCACACTCCGAAAATGGATATGTAGATGGTGCATGGAAAGATATTACAACCAGATATAATCAAGTTAGATATTTTAATGAAGTTAGTAGAGGACATAAGTCAACTAAAGAAGATGGATTAAATAATTGTGTATTTAAAGAATTAAGTAATGCAAATGTTAAAAATCAAACACATATAATTGTATCAATATGAAATTAGGAGTATGTGTACCATATAGAAATAGAGAGGAGCATATGCATATATTTGTTCCCCATATTACAAAATTCTTAGAAGAAAGAGGAATCGAACACACTATATACCTTGCTCACCAATGCGATGATAAACTTTTTAATAGAGGTTTAATGAAAAACATTGCCGCTAAACATGCGTTTGATGATGGATGTGATTACATCGTTTGGCATGATATAGATATGGTTCCTGAAGATGATAGTTGTGATTATTCATTTCCTAATGATAATCCCCAACACATTGCAGTTCGTATTTCACAATCCGATTATCAATTAAAATATCAAGAATATTTTGGAGGTGCAGTTGTATTTTCAAAAGAACAAGTTGAAAAAACCAATGGTTACTCAAATGAATATTGGGATTGGGGTATGGAAGATGATGATTTATTTTGGAGATGTGTAATGGAAGGATATGCAGAAGAAACAAAATTAGATTATAATGAAGAAAAGTATGTAGCTAATTTTAATGGAATAAATTCTAAAATTGAATTTGAACCATCTAAAGAACAAAAAGATTGTCTTTCAAACTCACACACAATTTCTATATTAGTAAAAGCTGAACAACAGATTGAAAAAGTTCCCATTTACTTAATAGGAGATACTGATAGGCGATTTATGGAGTATCCAATATTCAGAAAACCTGGATACGATTGGGGATTATCTTTCAATAATAGTAGAGCATATACTATACAACTTTGGGATAGAATGAAAGGGCATTTATATCAATGGATTAAGAGGTATGAAAATCAATGGAGTTGGGTTACACTTTCAGTAGACGCTAAAAATAAAAAAATACATTTTTATTTAAATGGACAAGAAAGTGATGCAAGATTGGGAACCGGAACACAATCACCATTAAAATATACTGAACCATTGAAACGATATGGTATGGAACCATTTACCATTGGGTATTCAAAATCTCCAACTGAAGTTTTTTTTAAAGGTGGTATCGCTGATATAAAAATGTGGGATAGGTGTTTAAATCCAGAAGAAATAAAAAATTTACACAAAGAAACACCACAAGATAATTTAATATTAGATATATTCACTATGAATTTGGAATTTGGTAAAATGAGAAGAATTGAATTAACAAAAGAAAAAATAGAAATACCACATACAATATTACCTTATAGAAAAAATGGAAAATTCAAATGTTTACCACATCCAACGGAAGGACTAATAACCGAAGGTGGTATAGATAAGTGGTCAAAAGGTGAGACAACTGCAAAAAATGAGAGAAGATATATATTAGAAATGCAACAAGGAAACGTTGATTATAAAAAAGATGGTATCAATAATATGAAATATGAATATCTTAATACGGATACTATATTCGGCAGACACAAATTAATAAATGTTAAAGTATAATTATGGCAGAAGAAGAAAAAATAAATTTTGATAATCCGTTTTACACAAAACTAAAAGACGAATTAAATGAAGTAGGAACTGGTATGTGTTTAGCAAAATGGACACAAGTAACTTTACAATTACAAAGTGGTCATAACCACTCATGTCACCACCCTAGAACTCATAAAATTTCTGAAAAAGAAATTGAACGTAATCCATCGGCACTTCATAATACAAGATATAAAAAACTTCGCAGAAAAGAAATGTTAAGTGGTGCAAGACCTGAAGAGTGTGACTATTGTTGGAATGTAGAAGATAATTCCGATAGATTTAGTGATAGAATTTTTAAATCAGGTGAAAGTTGGTCTTTACCATTTAAAGAAGAAATTTTTAATTCTAATTGGAGAGATGATTATAATCCAAAATATGTAGAAGTTTCATTTAGTAATGCATGTAATTTTAAATGTTCATATTGCGGGCCCGCATATAGTTCTAAATGGGTAGAAGAAATTGGTAAATTCGGTGGATACCCAACATCTAACAAGTTTAATTCAGATGATTGGTTAAAAGCTGAAAATAAATTTCCGATTCCACATAGTAAACCAAATCCATATGTAGACGCATTTTGGAAATGGTGGCCTGAATTATATAGGGATTTACATACCTTTAGAATTACTGGTGGTGAACCTTTATTGTCAAAAGATACTTGGGGAGTATTGGATTTTATTTTAGAACAAGAAAACCCAAATAGAGAATTGAAGTTAGCAATTAATTCAAATTTAGGTGCACCAGATGAATTGATAAATAAGTTTATTCAAAAAATTAAAAAAATTGAAGATGAAGGTAGAGTTAAAGAAATTGTAATATTTACATCGTGTGATACATGGGGCCCCCAAGCTGAATATATTCGTAATGGTTTAGAATTTAATAGGTTTTGGGATAATGTAAATAAAATATTGAGTTCATTAAATAGAACAAATGTTACATTTATGTCAACTTATAATGCATTAAGTTTATTTAATTACAATAAATTAATACATGAAGTCTATAAATTAAAAGATGAATATGCTAGCACCGATAGATATTGGAACTCAGCAACATTTTTGGATTCATCGTATTTGAGATTTCCATTACATCAAACCGTACAAATTCTTCCTTATGATTTTTCTAAATATATTGTAGACCAAGTTAAATTGATTACATATTATGCATCACCATCATTTGACCATACACATATTGGATATAGTGATGTTGAAGTTCAAAAAATTAAAAGAATATACGATTGGATGATTTCACCACAAGATGCACAGCAACAAATGAGAAATCGAAGTGATTTTTACAAATTTTTTACTGAACATGATAAAAGAAGAGGAACTGATTTTGTAAAAACATTCCCTGAATTAGAAGAATTTTATAACTTTTGTAAAACAATATAAATATGAGTTTAAAAATAAATAAAGATAATATATTTTTTATATTAACCGAAAACATATATGGTTTATCCGATAAAATAGATGAATGTATGGATAAAGACTTTACATTATATGTAAAGGCTAAATTGTTTCCAGAAACAATAACAAATAAAGCAGCATATATTTTAGCAAGAAATGGTATGCATGCTGGCATATCTACATTCAAAGACCCAAATGATAAAATTGTTATTCAATTTTCTTATTGGTTTTATGAAACAACGGATATAGAAAAAACCACACCAATTTATAAAGATGTATCCGTATTACTTGATGAATCTAATTGGGATGAATATAATGATTATACAATGATTTGTAATGATGCAAAAAAAACAATTGATTGTTACATAAACAACGAATTGGTGGGTTTAATATATTATATTGATATGGATAAAGTTTCTTATAAAGGTGCATTTTATTGGTTTGGATGTGGTAATATGATTTCCGATGATGAACATTCTAGCTTTGGTGACTTTGAATATGATTTATCTTTTTTATCAACAAAAAATTTAACAATTGAAGATGTAATTGAAATATCTAAAAGTTATAATGAAAACTTAATAGAAGTTACTGGAGATTTAAAACGAATTAATAACAAAATGCAAACGGATTATTCTTTTTCATTTTTTTGTAATTTTTTAAATCACAATCGTTATAAGATTTGGGATTTATCTTTTAAAGGAAATAACCCACAACTTTATATCAAAAATAATATATATTTTTAAAATATGAAAATAGCAGTTTGTATATCAGGTAATTTAAAAAATTGGTTAGATAAATATTCTACATGGAATAATTTATTTTATAAAATATTAAATTCATCTAAATATTTTAATACAGATGCATCATTTGATATTTTTGTTCATACCTGGGATTTTAATATCAATGACCATAGTGAAATCAAAATGATAGATAATTCGGTTTTGTTAGATTTTCAAAACTTTGTAAGACCCAAAGATATTAAAATTGAAAACTTTGAAAAATATATAAGTAGAGCGGATACATTAAATGAATTAAAATATCAACATGCAGGTAACACACATCATAAATCTTTATTATTAAAGCATGCACCTGAATTTTATAGTATGATGATGGCATCTCATATTAAAAGAGAATATGAATTAAAACACAATTTTGAATACGATGTTTGCTTCAGATTATCAAGTGATGTAATGATGAACGATACTATAACTAATACTATATTAGACAAATTTACAATACCAAACGACAGAATGGTTTTTCCAGCCAATGTTATAAAGACATTTGAATTTCCATATGATGTTGTTAATTTTAATTTATTCTTTGCAAATTCACAAACATTCGATGTATTGTGTTCAATTTATAATATGATACCATTATTAAAAAGTGAACAGTTTCCAAAAAATATATCACCAGAATATATGTTTGGTTATTTTCTGAGAATGTTTGATATGAAAATGCATAGATTAAATATTTTAAATGATAAAAAAATAAATTTTATTTAAATATGAAACCATTTAAAGTTGCAATTTTACTGACCGGCCAATCCAGAACTTTCAAAGTAGGTATACAAAATATATTAAATTATTTCAATATAAAGGTAAATGATTTTACAAAACAAAAAGTAGAAGTTGATTATTTTGTTCATACTTGGGATACAAATAGTTATAGAGATAAAACAAAACAAAGATGGGAAGGTGATGATTATTTATTAGACCCGATAACCGAAACCGAAATACAAAACGCATTCAACCCGGTTTTAATGGAATATGAAAAATACAACGCAGCAGATTTTAATAATGTATGGTCTCCACTTTTTTATAGTTTGATGAAAGTTGTTCAATTAAAAAGAAAATATGAAATTGAAAATGATTTTGTATATGATTTAGTAATAAAAAGTAGATTTGATTTAAACTTTTCATTAGACCCATTTCCACGATTTGGTTTTATGACTAATAAATTTTATGTTCATCCAACCCAACCATTTTCAGCTTATTCATCGGCCGAATTTTTAGCAAGATTCCCAAAAGAATTTAATACAATTTCATTTGACGATGTATTTTTTTATTCAGATTCACCCACAATGGACATTATTGGAAATGCATTTAGATGGCAACACAAAGTTGTAACTGCAGATAAGTTGAAATTAAATTCAAACGAAATTATGGATGAAACAATATTCAATTTAGGACCCGGTACTACATTATATAGACATTTAATAAATTGGCAAATATATCCGACAGGAGAAGTTACTACACCATACTATATTGTCAGAAAAGAAGCTGAGGATAAACAATTAGATGGTGTCAAAAATTGGAAAGAAATACATCAAATTTCCGTAGATTGGTATGGTGATAACTTTGGCCAACCTTAATATGAAAAAATTATTTACTTTTGGTGATTCGTTCACATTTAATAAAACACATGAAGAATGTGAATATTCTCAAAAATATAGAATAGATGGTGACATGCATTGGCCAGATATCGTTGCCAATGAATTAAATTTGAAATTAGTTAATTTTGGTTATGGCGGCCTTTCAAATGATAGAATACTTGATAATATAATTGAAAAAATAGATTTGATTTCTAAAGATGATATTGTAATAATAGGCAAAACTTTTTATAGTAGATTTGATATTCCAAATAATGAATTTAATATTAAAAATGATATAATTTATAAATTTAATACAATTAGTTTAAATTCATCGGCATTATTAAAACAATTGAATTTTAATAAAAATGAAATAGAACATATAGAATATTTTTTATCTTTACTTTGCGATGAAAATACTAAAAAAAGACAAAATTTAAGATTTGATTTTATTAAAAAATATTTAAAAAATAAAAAAATAGATAAATTGGTTTTTTGGGAAGTAGAACAATTATGGACAGTTTATGAAAATATAAAAACTTGTACCAATGGTGAAATAGAAGATTTACATTGGTCATATAAGGGACATAGAGATTTTTCTAAAATAATACTTAATAAAATATATCACGATACTGAAACGGCGTTTAAAGCAAAATTAATATAATGGAAAAGAAATTAAAAATTATTTGTGATGGGGATAGCTGGGTATTTGGTTCAGAAATATTAGACCCAAATATACTTAAAAATAAACCAACAAATACTCATGCCGGAGAATATGATTGGATTAATGAAAATAACGAATATAGATTATCTAAAATATTTTCAACTCATTTAGGTAAATTATTAGACGCAGATGTAATAAATTTAAGTTGGTCTGCAGATGATAATAATACCATATTAAACAGAATAATAACATATGTTACCTCAAATTATATTGTAAAAAATATCCCAACTGATAATTTATTTTTATTAGTTGGTTGGTCATCTCCTGAACGAAATTCTTTTTGGTATAAAGATGAAGATTTGAATTACAATATGAGAATCTGGCCATCCATTCAAAATCTACAAAAAGAAAATCAAAAAGAATTTTGGAATTATTATGTTGAATATCTTTGGAATAAAGAAGAATATTTACCAAGACATATTATGAATATTTTACAATTTGAAAATTTTTGTAAAGCAAATAATATAAAATGGTTATCATTTAATTCCTTTTATCAAAATGTTGGAACATCTATTGAAGTTTGGAAAGACATTGATATAAAATTGGAATTGCAAAAATTACATTTACAAAATCATCCATATCATACTAACAAAAATTTTGAAAGAGAATACTATAAACAAGAATATGTATCATTGTGGGAAAGTATTGATTCTATTAGATTTTATAAAAAGAATAAAAAAAATAATACATTTAAATCTTTTATGGAACAAAATGCAATAAATAACCCATATTCAGGTTGGCATCCATCAGAAGAATCGCATTTGATATGGGCAAATGAATTATATGATTATATAAAACAAAATAAACTTATATATGAATAATTTAGTTATTTGTGGAGATTCTTTTAATATAGGAATTGGTTGTCATAATTTAGAAAAAGAACCATATGGTTCACTATTATCTGATAAATTAAATTTAAATTTAATAAATTTAGCTAAAGGGTCTAGTTCTAATTTTTCTATATTTTTACAAGTAAAATATGCAATTGAAAATTATAAAAATATTGATTTAATGTGCATCGGTGTTACAACATATAATCGAACGGAATGGTTTCCTGAAAATTATGAATTTAATGGAGATATTAAGAATACCAATGTGAATTATCACCAATATCCACCATTTGGTAAAGATAGTTACAAATATAATATACCAAATCCAATGCAATTAGATGGTGATTATAATGGTAAATTATTAACTGAAAATTTTAATAGTATAATTGATTATGTGGATAATTGTATGGACAATCCAAATTGGAAATCCAATTATTATAGTAGATTTGATACTGAAAGTAAAACTAGAATGAAATTATTAAAAGAATATTATTTAGAAATATTTGATGATAATATTCAAAGACAATATGATATTGGTATGATGAATTTAGCACATTCATTATTAAAAAATAAAGGTATTAAGCATATATTTTTAACATATGATTTGGTTGAATTTAATAAATATATTCCTATGAAAAATTTGGCCAATGTAGATTTTATGAAACTTTCCCATCAATATCCTGATGATATGAATACAATGCACACATCAAATATAGGACATGAAATAGTATACAAAATAATATTAGATAAATTGAAAAATAATGACTACATTTAATAATAAAAGACTAATAACATTTGGTTGCAGTTATACTGGATATTTTACTGCAACATGGGCCGATTATATGGGTGCAAATTTTGAAGAATATATGAATTTTGGACAAGGTGGTGCATCCAATACTTTTATAATGAACAGATTTATAGAAGTCAATAATAATTTAAATTTAAATCAAACGGATTATGTAATTGTTATGTTTACTAATATGGATAGGCTTTCTTTTAGAAATAAAAATAACTGGGTGCATGGTGGAAATATTTATTTCAATCCTGACATATCAAATGAGTTTTTAGAAAATATGTGGTCAAGTGAATGGTCAGTTTATCAATCATTTATTGCAATTAAAACTATTAAAGAAATATTAACACTAAAAAATATTAAACACACATTTTTGACATCTATGAATAATAATTCATTATCAAATGAATATAAAGATAATAAATTAATACAATATTATTTTGATTCAATTTATGATATGTTAGATGTGAAAGAATCTATGGATGATTGGAGACGTAAAAACTACCCAAATCAGTTAGAATATGTAAAATATGATGACCAAAATGACTATGATACACACCCAACTCAAACGATGCATTACCAATATTTAAAGGAAACTTTTCCTGAATACGATACATTAGAATCTAAACTAAGATATGAGTTATCACTAAAAGCCGTTAATAATAAATCAACTAAATTACAACATGAAATTTACTCTAAAATCATTTTAGAACCATTTAATAAAGCCTTTTGGTTAGGCCCTAAATTATTTTATTAATTATGAAAAAACAATTAACATTTGTATTTGATTACATATTTCCTACTTTTATATTACCAAATGCATTAGATACCCAACTGGGTATCATAAATTATATATCGTCTGTCCACACAAATAGAACATTGCATTCTACAATATTTGAAGCATCTACAACCGATAGAGGTAATCAAATTTTTATGAAAGATATGTTTGAAGATTCAATGGGTCATAATCCCAATACAGCACATGGATATTTTTTCCAAGCCAATGTTTATAGAGAACATTTAGATTATAAAGAATCTTCGGTTTTATTTGAAAGAAATACAAATAAAAAATTTATATATCCAATTAGACCAAATCCAATATTTACACAATTCACAGGCGTTCAAAATGGTATAGCTGACAAATTAAATGGTTCGTATTTTTGGAAATTTATTTCAAGAGAAGTTTTGGAAAAAGTAAAAAAAAGAAAAGGAATTATTTACATAGATTATACAATGGAACCTTTTTTAGATTTAAACATGCATAACGGATTAACCGAATGTTTAAAAAATAGTGGATTACCATCAACATCAATATTTGTTGTTGTCAATAGTTTTAATGCCAGACAATTGTATGAAAATTGGTTTAAACCACAAGATAGAAAATACGAAGTTAGAAATTTACCATTTTGTTTAGACCATGGTTCTTGGTTTTATTCCGATGGCATAAAAAATAATTTAAAATTATCAATGAATATAGATGATTTTAATAACAGTAAAAATACAATAAGACCAAACAAATACTTAATGAAAATGCGAAATGCCAGATTACATAGGTTGGCAGTTATGTATAGAATGATAAATGATGATTTATTACAATATGGAGATTGGTCATTTTTATCAACAAACGGATTAAATGAACCCAGTTTAAGGCATTTAATATCTGAGTATAAATTACATGATATAGATGCAGACAAAATTAAATCAGCATATACGATGTTTCCACATAATTTACAAAGTGAAACAGGAAATACTTACGGAGAAATAAATGCATGGACTGATGTTGATTTTAAACCACATTTGGATTCTTATTTTGAAATATTATTTGAAACATTGGTAGATGGTGAACATAAATCTCTTACTGAAAAAATATTTAAACCTATTGTTAATTTTCAACCATTTATATTTGTAACATTTGCAGGGGGTTTACAATTGTTAAGAGACTTAGGATTTAAAACATTTGACGGATTCATAGATGAGACATATGATACAATTGAGTCGACAGCAGATAGAATGATAGCTATACACAATGAAATTAAAAGATTGTGTTCAATGTCAAATGAAGAATTGCATGAATGGTATTGGAAAATGGAAGATATATTACTACATAATCAAAAATTATTTTTAGAATATAATAACACAAAATTATATGGTGCAGATTTTATAAACGAATTGTATTCTATTCAAAATAACTTAATTATTTAATGAAAGATTTTGAAAAAATATTATCCGATGATGTCTTTGTATTTGAACAATATAAAAATAAAATATTACCAACATTAGCAAGTGATACAAATGATGATAATACAATTTGGTATAAAATGAATGAACATGGGTATCGTTCTAACCCATTAAAAGATAAATCCGATTATAACATATTAACATTGGGTTGTTCTTGGACTATGGGTATTGGTGTTAAAAATGAAAAAATATGGCCAAATCTTATTGGTGAACAATTTGGTAAAGTTTTTAATTATGGAATGTATGGTGCATCGACTTCATTTATAGCGAAAACATTATATAAAATAATTTCATCCGAATTTATACCGGATATGGTTTTGATAATGTGGCCTGGTTTTAGTAGGAGAGATTATATTAAAGAAAATGGTTCTTTTAAAAAAATAGGTGGATTTAGAATGGCCAATGATATGGATTTAGTTTGGAAAAACGAAGATGAAGATTTGATGTTTGTTCAATTAAGAAATGATTATCAGGATTTAATGACATTTTGGGAAGCTTACAAATTCGTAGAAGTAATTGCAAAATTATACAATATAAAAATATTTCATACAATAGCTGGATATTATTACGATGTTTTTAAAGAATTGAAATCGGAATTAAATTCTACTATAAATTATGATACATTTTTTGACCCAATAAATTGTTATAAAAATGATTTAAAAGCTAGAGATAATCACCACCCAGGAGAATTATGGCATGACAATTTTTCAAAAGAATTTTATATTTATATTAAAAATAAGTTATGAAAGTTTTCATTACCGGTGGTGCAGGATATTTAGGTTCGGTTATAACAAAACGATTATTGGAAGATGGCCACAATGTAACGGTATTAGATAAATTATTATTTAATCAAACATCTTTATTGGGATATACATATACTTCTAAATTTAAATTTATTTATGGTGATGTCCGTAATGAAACATTATTAGAAAAACTTTGTGATGGAGCAGATGTAATAATTCCATTGGCAGCCATTGTTGGGTTTCCTGCATGCGACGCAGACCCACAACTTGCAAAAGAAATTAACTTTCAACAAATAGTTAATATTGTTAAATTTACAAACGGAAAAGATAAAAAAATTCTATATCCAAATACAAATAGTGGATATGGGTTAGGAACGGGTGAATTGGAATGTAATGAAGAATCTCCACTCACTCCTATATCGGTTTATGGTCAAACTAAATGTGAAGCTGAAAATTTTTTAAGAAATTGTACTGATGCAATCGTATTTAGATTAGCAACCGTATTTGGAGTTTCAACTAGAATGAGAACGGATTTATTAGTAAATGATTTTGTTTATAAAGCTATTACCGATAAATACATTGTTGTATTTGAAAAAACATTTAAAAGAAATTTTATTCATATTAGAGATGTAGCATCCGTATTTGCATTTATGTTGGATAGATATGAAAGATATAAAGGAGAAGTTTTTAATATTGGATTGAGTGATGCAAATTTGAATAAACAAGAATTATTGGAAAAAATACAAAAATATGTAAAAGATTTTGCAGTAGTATACGATGATTATTATCAAGACCCTGATAAACGAAACTATATTGTATCAAATTCAAAAATAGAAGAAACCGGTTGGAGACCACATGTAAATTTGGATAATGGTATACAGGAATTAATAATGGCATATCAAATGATAGTTCCCAAAATGAGTGCAGAATTTAGAAATGGATTTCCTTTAGGGTATGCAAATTTGGGATAGTATGGATTTTAGTAAATATCAATTTTTTTATGTTAACGGAAGTTCGCATTGTGAAGGTGGTGGATTAGAAGAACCGAATATCAGAGGTATTGGTGTTCATAGGTTATATAAAAAATTACATAATGTAAGTTGGAAAAATAGAGAAGAAGTTAATTTTGGATATAGATTATCTAAATTAATAAATGTGAAATGTATTAACGAAGCTAAATCGGGAGTAGGTGTTCAAAGAATAGTTAGAATGACTTATGATTTTATAGAAAAAAATTGGAAAAATAAAAATAAATTTTTTATTATATTAGATAAGCCTGACCCTAGTAGATGTGATGTATTCTTAAATAAAACCAACGAATATTATATAGTTAATTCAAAAAATGATGGTGATATTTACGAGATGGCCGGCGCCACTAGAGATTATTTTAATCCTAAAATTTTAGAAAAAGATTTGGAATATAAAGATATATTTTTAAATTGGCACGAAAATCATTTTAATTTTCAAGCTAATTTAAAAAATGATGAATATGCATTAGCTGGATTATATTCTTTTTGTAAATTTAATAATATTAAAATATTTTTAATGCAAAAAAATTGGTTATATTTAACAACTACATTTGATAAAGAAGATATTATAAAATTTTCAAACACACAGGAATCGGATGATATTTACAATTATTGTTTGAGAAATAAACTAACAATAACAGATGAATTAAAAGGAGAATTAACAGGATATGAAGATTTACATCCTGGATATTTCGGACATATTGAATACGCAAAAGAATTAGCAAAATACTTAACTAATACGCATAAAAATAAATTAATATGAGTTATAAAGATAAAAAATGGAATGATATAGATGTATCATTTTTAAAACCATTTGGTAAAGATGTACCAGTATTTTCACCATCGGTATATAGAGAATATAGGGGAGAGATTTGGACAACATATCATCCGGAAGAACATCCTGTTCATAATTTTATGCACGGAGATTTGAAAGTACATGGTAGATTCTCAAAATCATACAAAGGTGTATTGAGAGGATTGCATTGGGATAATAAGACTTGGAAATTGGTTCAAGCTTTGGTCGGTGATATATTTTTAGTAGTATTGGATGTTAGAAAAGAATCACCTACATATGGTGATTGGAATTCATATTTACTTACTGAAAAAACCAGAGACCAAATATTAGTTCCACCTGGATTTGCAAATGGACACTATGCATTAACCGATTGTGTATTTCATTATAATTTATTTTATGAAGGTGATTTTGTTGAAGAAAACGCACAAGGTGTTGTAAAATGGAATGACCCTGAATTTCAAATCGAATGGCCAACGGATTCACCAATATTACAAAAAAGAGATAGATGATAAAAAATTTAGAACAATATTCAATAGTTAGAAATGATATTGAAATAGGTTGGAGACCACATGTAAATTTGGATAATGGTATACAGGAATTAATAATGGCATATCAAATGATAGTTCCAAAAATGGGAGCAGAATTTAGAAATGGATTCCCTTTGGGTTATGCAAATCAAACATAATATGTAATATTATATGGTTATGGTTATAGACAATTATATATCAAATACAAAATTTAATTCCACATTTATAAAAAGTTGTTAATATTATTCCTGAATTTATAAAATGTGATTTTAATAAATTTGGAAATATGAACTTTTTTTCGTATATTTATGACATATGATTATTAAAAATAAAATCGAATTAGAAGTAAAATACATAGATGAAATAATGGGTTTCGGAGTTTTTGCTTGTCAAGATATTGATGAAGGCAGTATTGTTGAAACTTGTTATAGTCTTAAAACATATCTTCAACCATTTAATCCAGGTATTGATTATCTTTTCAGTCTTACTGACACAGAATCCTTACTACCATTGGGGTATGGTTCAATTTATAATCATAGTGATACACCAAATATACGTTGGAGATTAATAAACATAGAAAAACCAATCATTATAGAATTTTTCTCATTAAAAAACATAAAGGCGGGTGATGAATTGTGCCACAGTTATGGGAAGATGTATTGGAAATCAAGAGAAAAAAAATTACTATGATATTATAGTTAATATTATATGATTACGATTGTAAATAATTACATATCAAATGTACAATGTAATTCGATACTTAATTTATGGGATAACAATAATGTTATTTCTGTATATGATAATATTTATCATTTTCACGGATTAAATTTAATTCCACATTTAGAAAAAGTTGTTAATGTTATTCCTGAATTTATAAAATGTGATTTTAAGAAATTTAGAATACAATACACCGATGAAAATATTGAACAAGTTAAAACAACACATTCTCATATCAACCCATATTCATTTGTTATATTTTTAAATGATAAATATACGGGAGGTGAATTGATATTTAATGAACTAACTATAAAACCAAAAATAGGAACTATGATATATTTTACAGGAGAAGAAACACATAGAGTAGAAAATTGTGTAGGTAAAAGATTTACATTAGTTGGATTTCTACATAATGATTTATTTAAATCAAAAAATACAACAATAATATGAGTAATAAATGGGATGAGTTTCAAATTACTCCATCGAAAAAATTTGGTTATGTTGATGCAGATGAACAAGGAGTGGTTAAATGGAACGACCCGGAATATCAAATGGAACGGCCATCAGATAAACCAACATTGCAAAAAAGAGATAGATGAAAATATTAATATTATATATACCACGTAGTGGAACTAATTCAATATCGGAGTATTTTTTAAGACAAAATTCCAATTATGAATATTTTAATCAACCATTTACTCATTACAAAGAAACTGGAATTAAAAAAACAAAATACGAAGAATGTATCAAATATGAAAATGTTTTAGTAAAAAGTGATATAAGTAATTTTAGCTTGCTAAAAATTAATAAAGAGAAAATTATAAATGACTTTGATAAAGTGTTATTAATATCTAGAAAAAATAAAAGAGAACAGGTCATTAGTTCTATTACTGCACAACATAATAAAAATTTTTTAGATAAAACCAAAAGAAAATATCACTTAGCTGGCATAACCGAAGAAATGATAAAAGAAAAGGAAGATGTGTTTGTATCTTTGGAAAATGTATTATTTGAATTAAAAGACCCATTATTTCGTTCTTTTTATTATGAAGATTTATTTTATGGAAATTTCTCTGAATTATTTGATTATTTAAATATTAATTATATTGATGAAGATTTTAAAAATATTTTAGATAAAAGTAATAAATATAATATAGGATATCATCCTAGTAAAACCGAAAAAACAATACTTTAAGTTAAACATTGAAAAATATGTTTAAATAAACAAAGACAAATCCAATATTACAAAAAAGAGATAGATAATGATACAAAATTTAGAACAATATTCAATCGTAAGAAATGAAATAGAAATTGGTTGGACACCTGAGAAATTAATTAAGTTTGAGCAGGACATCGTTGATTTATGGGAGGCCGGAAAGATAAGAGGCCCAATACATTTATCAAACGGAAACGAAGAACAATTAATAGAAGTATTTAAAAGAGTTAAAGAAACGGATTGGGTATTCTCAACGTGGCGTTCTCATTATCATTGGGTTTTAAAAGGAATATCTGCCGATTATGCAACCGAATTAATCAAAGATGGTAAATCTATTACAATGTGTGATATAGATGCTAAATTTTATTCATCTGCAATTGTTGGTTCAACATTATCAATTGCATTAGGAATTGCACTATCTATAAAAAAAGATGGTGGAGAGGATAAGGTTTGGTGTTTTATTGGTGATATGAGTTTTGAGAGTGGTATATTTTATGAAGTTCACAAATATGCAAGAAACTTTAATTTACCTTTATATTTTATAGTAGAAGATAATGGAATTTCAACAAACACACCAACCGAAGCAACGTGGAACGAAAAGAGAGACCTTCCATCGGATGTAATACATTATACTTATAAATCAAAATACCCTCACTACGGAAGTGGAAAGTGGGTTATCTTTTAATTATGAACACACCAAAATATACACCATACAAAGATGCATTGACATCTGCTATGAATCAATTATCAGATTTGGATAATTCAATATTCATAGGCCAACAAATTCTTTATGCAGGAAATCCAATGAGTACAACATTGGGTGAAGTTTCAAAAGATAAAATGATTGAATTACCAGTAATGGAAGAAACTCAAATGGGTATGACATTGGGATTGGCAATGACAAATAAATTAGTAATATCATTTTATCCAAGATGGGATTTTTTAATATCAGCAACCAATCAATTAGTAAATCATATTGATAAATACGAATTGATGACCGGAAAACGTCCACACATTCTAATTAGATTGGGTAAAGGTTCGGACAAACCATTAGACCCTGGTCACCAACACAGAGGAAATTATTTAGAAGAATTTAAATCTCTTTGTAAAAATATAGAATTTTTAGATTTAAAAACACCAACCGATATAGAATTATCTTACAAATATGCAACACAAAACAAAGGTGTATATATATTAGTAGAATATCCGGAATTGTATTACCAAAATTAAAAGAATTATGAAAAACTGGCCAATCATTTCATTCTTTGTAAAAAAATACGAAGAAAGAAAGAAAAAACAAAAATTTAAGAAAAAATTAGAGGAACTTAAAAAAAGAGACCCATTTGTTTATAAGAGTTTCTAATATTTTAAGATATTTATACACATGAATTTATTGACAGAAAAAGATAAACCAAAAATACAAGGTGAAATAGTCGTATATGCTGGTCGTTTTCAACCATTCCATAAAGGACATTATGCGGCATATCAAAACTTAGTAAGTGAATTTGGTTCTGCAAATGTTTATATTGCAACATCAAATGATACATCTTCCGATAAATCTCCATTTTCTTTTAATGAGAAAAAGGAAATTGCAACTAAGATGTTTGGTGTTCCATCTACTAAGTTTGTAAAAGTAAACAATCCATATAGACCTGCCGAAATATTAAAAAAATATGACGGACAAACTATTGCATATATTGCAGCAGTAGGTGATAAAGATGCAAGTAGATTACAGGGAAAATATTTTAAACCATATAAAGGCAATGCTGGATATGGTTACGATGAAATAGGTTATACATATCCAATACCTGCCGAAGAAAATCCTATAAGTGGAACCGAAGTTAGACGAGGATTGGGAAGTAACGATAAAGAAAAGGCTAAAAAGTTTTTTCTTAAAGCATATCCAAAATTTGACAAAGAGATTTTTAAAATGATAACAACAAAATTGAACGAAGGATTTCCAGGAGGAATAGGAGTTGGATTGAATTTACCGGGAGGATATATCAATGGTGCACCAACAGGTTCAATAGATGAAACCAATAATACAAAACCATCATCGGAAATGAGACCAGAACCACATCCTACAAGACATGAAACGGAACATCCCGAAGATGAGAAAAAGGCATTTGACGGAAATAAAGCACCATATGACCCCATTTCAGAAATAATAGAAAGATATATTACAAATGAAATGTTTGAAGAATTTGCTAAAGAATATTTTGGTGAAGCTTCAAATAAAGCATTGGATGTTGATATTAGTTATACAAATAGTAAAGGCCAACAAAAGAAAATTAAAGCAAGAGATGCATTAAGATTACCAAAAGAACATCCAGCACACATTCAAGCTTCAAAAATAGCAGGACCAGATGATGCACCTGCAAACGACCCAAAGAAAAAAACGGAACCTGGAAAAGCAGCAACTCAATCGGCGAAACCATCCGAACCCGGCCAACCCACAAAAAAAGGACAAACGCCGCAGGGAAAAATAGATAAAGAAAAACCAACTGCTGCACCTGGTGAAAAAGGTCAAGAACAAGGCCCCCCACCTGAACAAAAGTTAGGAGGTGGAGAATTAAAATCTGATGCTGAAAAATCTGGTATAGATAAAATTAAAGAAAAAGCTGCTGAAATAGCAAAAGAGGCAAAAGTAAAATGTGAAGCGATAATTAAAGATTTTACGGAAGAAGAACAACATGATGTTCATGAAACAACCAACCCACATTCTGAAACAAGAAAAAATTGGTCTCAAAAAATTGGTGATTTTATTTCAAATCTTCCAAAAAATATAGCTGAAAAAGTATACGAAGTTGTAAAAGAAAAATACCATCAATTAAAAAATACCGGTAGAGGTTTAAAATCTTTGGCATTATCAACTATGTATACAGGAAAACCTAAATTTGGTTGGTTTAAAGATAAAGATGGTCAATATAAACATAGTGAGCATGAGGAAAAAAGACAAAGAAAAGCATGTATTTCAACTCTTAAAGATGTAGCGGTAATAGGAGCATCGGTTGTTGTCGGTGCAGCAATCGCAGGAGCAACCGGTGCAGCTGCGGCAGGAAAGGGTATTGGTGGAGTAATACAAGCCGCAAGTCAAGGTGCATCACATTCCGTATCAAGTGTGGGAGGATTTGCAGCACATGCAGCAATTGATTTTGGAAAACATTGTGGATTAGAAGCATTAGGATTGGCAGCGGGTGAGGGCCACATCGAAGCACAAGTAGGTGCAGGCCTTTTTGGATTGGGACATATGGCACTTAAAGGAATGGGATTGGCGGAAGAAGTAAATGAAACAAAAGCAAATGGTGATATGTTTATAAAATTAGTTGCAGACGTTGTTAAAAAAATGGAAACATTTGAACCAAATCCTCAACAATTATTAAAAACATTGGAATCTTATAAAAAACAAAAGGAAATTTCAAAATTACAAAATCTTACAAAAGGATTAAACGAAAATATTTCAGAAACAAAACAAAATTCAATTCAACATTTTGTAGAATATGCAACTAAAAAATTAAAGTTAAAAGAAACTCCAAAAATAACTTTACTAAGTGGTAGAGAATATTCAGAAGCAAAAACCTCTTTAGGTGGGTATAATCCAATGTCTAAAGAAATATATGTTGCAATAGAAGGTAGATTAACTGCAGACATACTTAGAACTCTTGCACACGAAATGGTTCATAGAAAACAAGATGAATTGGGATTAGTAAAAGATGAAGTTAAAGATGGTGCAACTGGTTCTCCAATTGAAAATCAAGCACATGCAGTAGCCGGTATTTTAATGAGAAATTATGGTAAGATAAATAAACAAATCTATAATGAAGATATTAATATAGATGTTGATAAGGGTGATGAGGTTTTAATGGGTAAATTCAAAAACAAAAAAGTTGTTGTTAAAGATATTGGTAAAGATGACCACGGAATGCCAACTATAAATGGTAAAAAGGCAACCACATTTCGTTTAGGACAAAAAGGACAAAATATATATGAAATGGGTAATAAAGATATTCATTTCAAAAACATAATTCAACTTTACAGAGATGCAAAATTCAGAAAAAGAATTAATGCATTTTTATTTGGTAATCCAAATCATAACAACCCAACGGCAGTTGCAAAAGCACTTCGTAATATGGGATATGATGATATTACCAGAATGGAAAAAGAATTAAATATTGAACCCGATTTAAACGAAGTTAGTAGTGTTATGGTATCCAATACCGCAGATGTTCCAGATGGTTCATTTGTTCAAAAAGGTAAAAAAAGAAAATTAAATACCGATAAAAGTGAAGATTGGTATAAAAATGGTGGATATACTCAAACTGATTTTCCAAAAGCAGATGCAATATTTGGTGATGACGATGCAGAAGAAAGAACTATTACATATAGTATAAAAAACCTTCCAGATGTTGATTATGTAGAAACGGAATTTATTAAAGAGGGATTATTGATGGAGGGTGGTGCATACGGACACATGTCACATCCTTTTGATGATATGGATTTGACTTTTGGTGATTTGAAAAATATAATTAAATCTGCATTAGAAGGTGACTTGGGAGTTGTTAGAGAAAAAACAGATGGCCAGGCATTAGCAATTAGTTGGAAAAATGGTAGATTGATTGCAGCCAGAAATAAAGGTAATTTAGCAAACGCAGGTGCAAACGCAATGGGTATCGAAGATGTTGCATCAAAGTTTGCCGGTAGAGGTGGATTAACCGATGCTTACAACTTTGCAATGAAAGATTTATCAGCAGCAATTAGTGGGTTATCGGAAGCACAAAGAAAGAAAATATTTAACGAAGGCCAATGCTTTATGAATTTAGAAGTAATATGGCCAGATTCGGTTAATGTTATTCCATATGGCCAAGCACTTTTAGTATTTCATAATACAACTTGTTATAATGAAAAAGGTGAAGCAGTTGGTGCAGACCAATCAGCGGCATCTAAATTGGCGGGAATGATTAAACAAGTAAACGCAGATGTTCAATCAAAATATACGATTCAAGGCCCTCCCATAACTTCTATTCCAAAAGATAATAATTTAAGTTCTAAACAAGGTAAATATTTATCAAAATTAAATAAATTACAATCGGAATTTCATTTAAAAGATACGGACAATGTGGCTGATTATCATCAAAGTTGGTGGGATTGGTGGATTGAATCAAAAGCGCCTACTAAAGTTGATAAAATTACTAAAGAAGCGTTGATTAGAAGATGGGCGTTTGGCGAAAAAACATTTCGTTTAAACACAATTTCAAATGAAGAATTGCAAGAGTGGGCAATTGAAAATGATAAAGTAAATGTAATCAAACAACAAAAAGAAAACATTAGACCATTTGAAGAAATATTTTTAGGTGTAGGTGCGGATGTATTAGATTTTGTTGGAAGTGTATTAACTGTTCACCCTGAAAATGCTATTAGAGCGATGAAACAAAAATTCAAATCAGTAGCAGACCAAGTTAGAAGTGCTGGAAATCCAGCTCAAATACAAAAATTGAAAACTGAATTGGAAAGATTAAATCAATTGGGTGGTATTGAAAAAATAGTTGCAAGTGAAGGTTTAGTATTCTTTTATAATGGTAAAACATATAAGTTAACTGGTACATTTGCACCACTAAATCAGATATTAGGTATTTTTTACGCATAAATTTGATATATATAATATAAAGAAATAGTTATTTAAAAGTTATTAGTATGGCAAAAAGAAAAAGTTTTGATGAGAAATCAAAGGGGATGCACAAATCTCGTAAACTCATTATAGACACGGTTTTTGGTAGAGAGGACAACACACAACGAGTGCATGGTTATGAAGGCGAGGTTGAACAAAAAAGAAAAGTGGGTGAAAGGTGGTCTGACAAAGATGGTAAAGAGTGGGAACAAAAAGAAGGATTTAAAGTTGCTGTAACTCAAATGGATGATATTAGACAATATTTACAAAAAATAAATACTTGTTCTAATGACAATTGTGAAACGGAAAAATACAGTTCAGCAGATAAAAAACTAATTCGTAAAACAGGATTATGTATTGTTTGTTTAGATAAACAAGAAAGGTCATTAAAAGAAGATGGAACATATCCATTTTATGAAGATTACAAAATAACCAGAAATAAACTGGCATTTGTAAGAGAATTAAAAGATAGATATGAAGAAGCTTTAGGTGGTATCAAAAAACAAATGGAAATGGTTGGTGAAGATGGTAGAATTGAAACATGGACTTGGGATGTTGATATCGAAAAAGTTAAAGAAGATTTAAAAAAAGATATAGATGGTGCATATGAGGCCATTGAATTATTAATAGAACGAAAAAGATTATTAGAAGAAAAAATGATTGAATTAAATCATTCAGAATTAGTTAAAAATTAAAATTATGAAAAAATTCTTAAATTTAAAAAACATCGCAATTGCGGTATTAGTTGTAATCGTATTATTAGAATATTTTAATCCAGGTGGAAAGATGCCAGGAAGAACCGTTAGAATTGATGGTAAAAAATATGAAGTAATTAAACATGATATCGATACATTTGAAGTAGTTAAAACTAAAGTAGTAACTAAAAAAGGTGAAGATATCTATCACGAAACAATCGTTGAAAAAGAAGTTGTAATTCCTGCAGTAGTAGATACACAAGCTTTATTAAAAGATTATTATTCAAAAGTATTATATAATGATGTGTTAGTATTACCTGATTCATTAGGAACAGTTTCAGTAACAGATACAATCTCACAAAATAAAATATGGGGTAGAACCTTTGATGCAAAAGTTAAAGAAAGAACTATTAAAGAAACTATGATTGTTAAAGAATTACCTAAAACACAAGTATATTATGGTTTTACAGGTGGATTTAATAAAGCAGATGTGGTTTCAAATGTTGGTGCAGGATTGTTAGTAAAAACCAAAAAAGACAAAATTTATCAAGTTGGTGTTGGTGTTGCTAATAGAGTAACTGATGGAACTAATGGAACATTATCTCCATATATTGGTGGTGGTGTTTATTGGAAGATTAAATTCAAAAAATAATGGGAGTTCAGGGGCAACCTAAGAAAACCTTAAAAGAGATAATTGCTGAAGAATATCGCAAGTGTGCGTTAGACCCAATTTACTTTATGAAGAAGTATTGTGTCATTCAACATCCGGTGAGAGGAAAAATACCCTTTCACCTTTATCCATTCCAGGAAAATTGTTTAACAGACTTTAAAGATAATCGTTTTAACATTATTCTTAAATCCCGCCAGTTGGGTCTATCGACCTTATCTGCAGGATATATTTTATGGAAGATGTTATTCAATCAAGACTTCAATGCATTGGTAATCGCAACAAAAGTGACCGTAGCGAAGAATCTGGTAGAGAAGGTAAGAGTTATGCACGACTTACTTCCTATTTGGTTAAGAGATGGGGGTAGTAGTTCGGTAGAAGATAACAAACTTTCTCTTAAATTAAAAAATGGTTCACAAGTAAAAGCAATCGCAAGTTCTCCGGACGCAGGTCGTTCCGAAGCCTTATCCCTATTAGTTGTGGATGAAGCTGCATTCATTAGAGATATTGATGAAATTTGGTTATCAGCACAATCGACTCTATCAACAGGTGGTGCTGCAATCGTATTATCAACTCCAAATGGTATTGGTAATTGGTTTCATAAAATGTGGGTAGACGGAGAAAGTGGCCAAAATGGATTTAATAATATCAATCTACATTGGACAGTTCACCCAGAAAGGAATCAGGCATGGAGAGATGAACAAACTAAAATCTTAGGAGTTAAAGGTGCGGCACAAGAATGTGATTGTGACTTTGTTGGTTCAGGTGATACGGTATTTGAACCGGCATTATTGACATGGTATAAAGATACATATGTGATGGAACCTGCACAAAAAAGAGGATTTGATAATAATCTTTGGGTATGGGAACATCCAAATTACAATAGAGCATATATGGTATGTGCGGACGTTGCACGTGGTGACGGAGCTGACTATTCTACTGCACAAGTTATAGATATAGAAGATAGTTCCCAAGTTGCAGAATATAGAGGTAAAATTGACACAAAAGATTTTGGAAACTTTTTAACTGCATTGGCAACCGAATATAATAACGCACTTTTAGTAGTAGAGAACTCAAATGTAGGTTGGGCATGTATTCAACAAATTATCAATAGAGGATATCAAAACTTATTCTATATGAGTAATGATTTGAAATATATTGATACGGAAAGACAAATGTCAAACAAATATTATAGAGACGAAAGACAAATGGTTGCAGGATTTTCAACGACCAGTAAAACTCGTCCACTTATTATTTCAGCATTAGACACATATATGAATGAAAAAGATATTCTAATTCGTTCAAGTAGATTGATAGATGAAATGTTTACGTTCATTTGGCAGAATGGTAGAGCAGAAGCAATGAAAGGATATAATGATGACCTTATTATGGCGTTGGGTATTGGACTTTGGGTTCGTAATACTGCACTGAGATTGAAACAAGAAGGTATAGATTTGACAAAACAAATGTTAAACTCAGCACATATAAACAAATATGAAGGATTAATCTCAACAGGCCATCTAAAAACAAATCCATATGAAATGAATGACACTAGAGGAAATACTGAAAATCTAACTTGGTTACTAAAGTAATTTTTTTATATTTATATGTTGAAACTATTATAGATGAACGAAGATTTGAATAAGTGGTTTAAAGAAAAATGGGTAAACATCGGCAAAAAAGTCGATGGCAAGCACCCACCATGTGGAACTTCGGGAGAAAAGAAAGGATATGCTAAATGTGTTCCTGCGGCAAAAGCAGCCGGAATGAGTAAAAAAGAAAAAGAAAGTGCAACTCGTAGAAAGAGAGCTGCACAAAATGATGCAGGAAGAGGTGGTAAAAATAGTAGTGGACAAGGTAAAACACCAATATATGTTTCTACTAAACCAAAAAATGAAACTATGAACATAGAAGAAAAACTAAATTTATTTTTAGAAAAGAATTGTCCAACTGACCCAGGTAAGTGGTCTGCAAGTAAAGCAGCTGCAAAATCTAAATTTGATGTATATCCATCGGCTTATGCAAATGGATGGGCTGCAAAAAACTACAAATCAAAAGGTGGTGGTTGGAAAACTTGTAGCGAAAATGTAATAAGTGAAGTGGCGGGCAAAGAAGCAAAAGAAATTGCTAAATTGACGGGCACACGTGATAGTATAGTACAAAAATTTATAGATGATTTTAATTTGAATGCTAAAAACCTTTTTAACTTTATAGCTAAAGGAAAAGAAAAAGTTAGAAAAGATTTCGCAACGGCAATGTCGGGCAGACCTGGTAACAAATATCAAGGTGATTTTGTAGGTATGTTCGGTGAAGGTGTAGTAAACGAAGCTTGTTGGGACGGTTATAAGCAAGTTGGTGGTAAAATGAAAAATGGTAAAATGGTTCCAAATTGTGTTCCTATAAGTGAAGATATTAATAGTGACGATGATGTAAATTATGGTTTAGTTGAACCTGAAGAATATGATGTAGAAGATGAGGATATGGAGGATTTCATTTCATTTATGAGAGCATATGATAAAAACTTAAATGAAGGATGTCAATGTTTAAGAGAAGCAGAATATCAGGGTAGAGAAGTTAAGTTAGGTAAACCAATGGCAGGTGATGTTAAGAAATTTAAAGTATATGTAAAGAACCCAGCTGGTAATGTAGTAAAGGTAAACTTTGGACATGGTGGAACATCCGCAGCATCCAAAGGTGAGAAAACGATGAGAATAAGAAAGTCTAATCCCAAAGCGAGAAAATCTTTTAGAGCAAGACATAATTGTGATAGTCCAGGACCAAGACACAAGGCAAGATATTGGAGTTGTAGAAAGTGGTAATTTGGAAAATTGAAAAATTTTTCATATATTTAGAAAAATAGAATTATATTAAAATGGCAGATAAAACAATATTTAGTAGGTTACAAAAATTATTTTCAACAAATACAATTGTTCGTCAAACGCAAGATGGTATAAAAGTTGTTGATACCGATGAGTGGCAAAATATGACCACAAATTTGGTTGATAGATTTATGAAAATGAAAGTCACTAACTATGGTAGTGGCCAAGTTGAATCTTCAATGGCATATCAACAAGTTAGAATAGATTTATTTAGAGACTATGATTCTATGGATATGGACCCGATATTATCATCGGCATTGGATGTCTATGCAGATGAAAGTACTGCTAGAAATGAAATGGGTAATGTTTTAAAAATCCATCATGAGGATGACAATATTAAACAAATATTAGAAAATTTATTTTACGATATTCTTAATGTTGAATTTAATTTATGGCCATGGGCTAGAAATTTGGTTAAATATGGTGATTTCTTTTTACAATTAGAAATGGCAGACAAAGTTGGTATCGTTGGTGTTGCACCATTATCGGTATATGAAATGAGTAGGGTAGAAGGATTCGACCCAGAAAATCCACAAAGAGTTAAGTTTGTATACGCTCCATACCAAAATCCATATAATTCAGTAGGACAATCTGCAAAGAAAGAATTTGAAAACTATGAAATGGCACACTTCCGTTTAAATTCGGATTCAAACTTCTTACCTTATGGTAAATCAATGATTGAAGGTGGTAGAAGAGTTTGGAAACAATTAATGTTAATGGAAGATGCTATGTTAATTCATAGAGTAATGAGAGCTCCTGAAAAGAGAATTTTTAAAATTGATGTAGGTAATATTCCACCAAATGAAGTGGATAATTACATGCAAAAAATTATAAACTCATCTAAAAAAGTTCCTTTTGTTGATGAAAGAACGGGTGAGTATAACTTAAAATACAATATGCAAAACCTTATTGAAGATTATTATATGCCAGTTCGTGGTAATGATAATGGAACTTCAATTGATACTCTAAAAGGTTTGGAATATAATATGATTGATGATATTAACTACTTGAAAGGTAAGTTAATGGCAGCATTGAAGATTCCAAAAGCATATATGGGTTATGAAGAAGATACAAATGGTAAAGCAACTCTTGCAGCAATGGATATCCGTTTTGCAAAAACAATCGAAAGAGTTCAAAGAGTAATTATTTCAGAATTAACTAAAATTGCAATTGTTCATTTATATGCACAAGGTATCGATGATGATAGATTAACTAATTTTTCATTAGAATTAACTATCCCATCTAAAATCTATGAGCAAGAGCAAGTTGAGTTATACACCTCTAAGGTAGCTCTAATTCAACAAATGCAACAAACAAAGATGTTCTCTAAAGAATGGATGTATGATGCGGTAATGAAAATGGCGAAAGATGAACAAGATGAAATGACATTGCAAGTATTAGATGATACTAAACAAACATTCCGTTTAACATCTATCGAAACTCAGGGTATGGACCCGGCAAAAGAAACTGGAACAGAGGGCCCTACAAATGTAGAAGAAGAATTGAATAGATTAAAAACCGAATTAGAAGAAGATGGTGTGGGTAGACCTAAAGACCCCGTTAGATATGGTAAGGATGACCATCCAGAAGGTAGAGACCCATTGGGAATTAAGACACTTAAAGCAAAAGAAGGTTCCGTAAAATATAAACCAAGAAATAATTATCAGGAGATATTTAAAGATATGAATGGTAATAAAAAAACTATTTTAACGGAAGATTTCAATAAAGAGTAATAAACCAATAGAAAAAATATATTTATATCTGACAAATTAGACAAATTGATGAAAAAAATAAAACATTCGAAGTTTAAAAATACTGGATTTATATTTGAATTATTAGTAAGACAAATCACATCAGAGATTATGTCTGCCAATAAATCAGTAGCAGAAAAGATTTTAAAAGAACATTTTAATTCTAAAAAAGAATTATCAAAAGAATTGAAATTATACCAATATCTTATTAATGAAAAATACAATTCAGAAAGTAAAGCTGAACAATTCATCAATACAATATTAGAAGCTCGTAAAAAAATAGATGAGAAAAAACTTACAAAAGAAAAATATAATTTAATTAAAGAAATTAAAGAAACTTATAATTTGGATGAGTTTATCAAATCTCCAATATCAAACTATAAAACTCTTGCATCTATTTATAAGATATTTGAAACAGTTACATCCGAAGAATCATTTGACCCAACCGATGTTGTATCTTCTAGATTTACAATTGCAGAAAATATAATTAATTCCTCTATTCAAAATAAAGAAATTAAGATTAAAGATGCGGTTATGGAAGAATATAGAAAACAAGATGAAGATTTGAGAGCAGTATCATATAAATTGTTGGTAGAATCATTTAACACAAAGTATAAAAATTTATCAAACGACCAAAAGGGATTATTAAGAGAATATATTAATAACATTAATAATACTGGTAAATTAAATGAGTATGTTTCAACCGAAGTTACTAATTTAATTAATTCTTTAAAAGAAATTGGTGGTAAAATTTCTGACAAAATAACTCAAATCAAATTAGCAGAAACTATTTCTAATATAAGAAAAGTTAAATCAGTTAAGAGAATTAAAGAACAACACCTTTCAGCATTGATGATGACATATGAATTATTAAATGAATTAAGAAATGCCAGCAAAAAGTAAAGCACAACAAAGATTTATGGGCATGGTTCATGCCGCTCAAAAAGGTGATATGGAAAATCCATCTCCAGAAGTTAGTAAAGCAGCCGATTCAATGACTGATAAAGATGCTAAAGACTTCGCATCAACATCTCATGATGGTTTACCTGACCATGTTAAAGAAGCATTCAAAGAAAAAATTCGTGAAATACTTAGAAATAGTATGCTCGATGAAATGAATACAACTGCTTCTGCAGAAGGATATAATACTCCATTTGCATTTAGTGGAAAAGGTGGTGAGAAGAAAAAAGCAAAAAGACAAGCAGACCTTACGGGATATACTCCAGTTAATGAAAATCGTTGGTTGGAATTAAAAAACGAAGAAGCAACTGCCCAAGCCAAAATTGGCAGGGGTATTTCTAATATCAACAAACAATTAAAAGAAATGGAACGATTTCTTAATTGGTATGGTAAAATTAAAAATGAAAGTGGTGTAAATAATAAAAGTTATTGGAAAAGAACAAATAGTCATATTTATACTATAAAGGAAAGATTATTAAAATTAGACCAAAAAATCAGACAAATTTCAGAATAATGAAAAAATCAGAATTAAAAGAACTTATTAGACAAGTTGTTAAAGAAGAACAAGATTACCAACAATTATTTAAAACAATGTTAGATAAAAGTGGTAAAGATATATCTTCTATGTCTGACGATGATAAGAAAAAATTCTTTAATGCCGTAGATACTGCATACAAAGCAAAATCGGAAGGAAGATTGAGAGGATACAATGAAGCTGAATTAACTGCTGGACAAAAGAAAATCGATGTTGATAAAGATGGTGAAATAGAAGGAAGTGATTTAGCAGCATTAAGAAAGAAAGATTAATATGAATAAAGGATTATTAATAGAAACACATTTGTTTGAGGCAAAACTTCAACAAGAAGAAAACGGAACTTATTTAGTTAAGGGAATTTTGCAAAGAGCAGGTGCTCCAAATCAAAATAATAGAAGATATCCTAGAGAAATTTTAGAAAGAGAGTGTAAAAAATACGAACAACTTATTAAAGAACGTAGAGCATTAGGTGAGTTAGACCATCCTGAATCTCCGGTTATCAACTTAAAGAATGTATCACATAACATTAGAGAAATCTATTGGGAAGGTGATGATGTATGTGGTGTAGTAGAAATACTTTCAACACCATCAGGAAATATATTAAAAGAATTATTAAAAAATAATATTCGTTTAGGTATTTCATCAAGAGGATTGGGTTCGGTAAAAGAAATGAGAGATGGGACTGTAATGGTTCAGGAAGACTTTGAATTAGTTGGATGGGATTTCGTATCCAATCCATCAACACATGGAGCATTTATGGCACCTTTGCAAGAATCAAAACAATGGGCAAAGATAGCAGAAGAATGTGGTAAGTGGTGTAGGTCACAAGATTTAATGAGAGAAATTATAATAGAACTTAATTAATATGGCAAAGTTAATAAATTTGATACCAAATAATTACACAAGTGTAAAAGTTGTTTCAAAAGCTGAAATGAATGAAGATTTGGAAGATATGGATGTAGCATTGCCATCACAGGTACAAAGATTTTTAGATAGAACAATTAGTATCGTAAAAGGATATAATTTACCAAAGAAAAAGGAACAATTAATTATTGCAAAAATAATAGATGCATTAGGTATGGATAGACAACAATTAATGCAAGCAATTACAAAAATTAAGAAAAACGATATTTTAAAGAAATAGTATATGATAAAGTTAAGAAATATATTAAGAGAAACCGAAGAGTTTCAACAACTTCCAACCGAATTAAAAAGACATTTTTTAGAAATCATTTCAACTTATAACCAACATAGAGAAGGTATGAGTAGAAAATCCGATATTATGCAAATCGCAGAAACATTAGGTGGAATTGCGGATGCAGCACAAGAATATACTTTGAGAGAAGGTGGTGACTGGTTCGATAGAGTGACTATTAAAAGAAATATGAGTGAGTTAAAGAAATTACAAACTTCATTTGAAAAAGAAGCAGTAGAAGCTCAATCTCAACAACAAAGATTGGAAGCTCTATATGAAGATATGGGACATGTATTGGGTAGATATTTTGAAATAGCAGATTTATCCGAAGAAGTAATGAAACAAAGATTGGGAATTAAAGAAAATAAAACAAAATAAATTGGAACAATTAGCTTCATTGTTATTACATAGTAGAACACAAACACATTCATTCCATGTAGGAGTTAAAGGTGTTGGTTCATTTTCAGCACATATTGCGTTGGGAAACTATTACGATACAATTGGCGGATTAGTGGATGGTTTAGTTGAAGCATATCAAGGACAATACGGATTGATTAAATTACAACCGGTAAGTGGTTTAGATACAAATAATGATATTAAAAATATTATTGGATATTTTGATAAATTGATTGCAGTAGTTGCAAAATTAAGAAAAGACGAAAAATTACAAATGAGTTGGTTACAAAACGACATAGATAATATTGTAACTTTATTATACTCAACAAAATACAAGTTGACAAATTTACAATAGAAGAATGTTAGTAGTAAGTGTTAAAGGTGGAAACATAGAGTGGGCAATAAAAGATTACAAAAAGAGAGTTCAGTCCATAAAACAAATAGAAGAACTTAGAGAAAGGAAGAACTTTATCAAACCTTCTAAAAGAAAGAGGTTACAAAAAGAAGAAACTATAAGAAAAAACAAACTATTTTAGTAGTTTTCTTTAGTTTTCTAAAAAATTTACATATATATTATCAAATATCTTATTTTTTATTATAAGATTACAAGACAGAGTTGATTAATGAATACCCTTCTTATAAGGTGTGACCGAACAATCAACATAATTACATTGGAGTTCCCTACAAGAATAACTTCACAACAAAATTTAAGGAGAAAACAAGATGGCAAATTCAAAATTATTGAAAGAAGCAATCGCTGATGCCAAAGCAGTTAAAGAAACCGCTTTAGCAAACGCAAAGTTAGCTTTAGAAGAAGCATTTACTCCAAGACTACAATCTATCTTATCTCAAAAGATGAGAGCAGAAGCAGAAATGGAAGATGATGACGCTAAAAAAGTTGACGAAGAATTAGATTCTACTGGAATCGGTTCAAAAGTTGAAGCAGGATACGCTGAGACTCCTGGTGCAACACCAACTTTAGATGCAGATACTGATTTATCAGTAGGTGTAAAAAAAGATAGTGGTAAGCCAGAACAAGCTGGTACTGACTATAAGAAAGTAGCAGACATTTCTGAAGAAGAAAATCCATTCGCTGATGACCAAGAAGGTGACAAAGATGCAGAAATTGCAGAATTGAAAGCTAGATTGGCAGAATTAGAAGGAGAAGATTCTGAAGAAGAAGAAAATCCATTTGCACAAGCAGAAGGTGAAGATGAAATGGGCATGGATGACATGGGCATGGATTCTGAAATGGGTGACGATTCAATGGACATGGGTTCTGATGACGAAGAGTCTGAAGATGATATGGACTTAGAAGCAATCATCAGAGAATTGGAAGCACAATTAGATGGAGACGATTCTGAAAAAGAAGAAGATTCTATGTATGAAGCTGAAGAAGAAGATGATGAAAAAGCAACCAACGAAGCTGAAGAAGAAGATGACGAAAAGAAATCAACTAACGAAGCTGAAGAAGATTCTAAAGAAGATGACAAAGAAGTTGTTGATTTAGAAGAAATCTTAAGAGAAATGGAAGATGATATGAAAGGTGATGCGGAAGATAAGAAAGCTGACGAAAAAGATGCTGAATTAAACGAAGCTTACAAGACTATCAAATCTTTACAAAGAACAATTAACGAAGTAAACTTATTAAACGCTAAGTTATTATTCGCTAATAAATTATTCAGAGCACACAACATGACTAACGAACAAAAAGTTAAAGTGATTGAAACTTTGGATAGAACAAAATCAGTAAGAGAGGTTAAATTGGTATTCTCTACATTAGCAGAGAACTTCAAATATACTTCAACTACACAAAAATCTACTAAAAAATCTATTTCTGAAGGAATTGCTAGCAAAGTATCAAAATCTACTAAGCCAGCACAAGCTAAAGCAGTAATTGCAGAAAGCACAAATTTCTCCGACAGATTTAAGAAATTAGCAGGTATTATAAAATAATTAAACAAAAAAAATAAATTCATTTAAAATGGACTTAAAAAAATTAATGACTGGCGCAAACCCTCAAACTCTTATGTTAGAGCAAACAAGAGGTTTGAAAGCTAAGTGGGAAAAAACAGGTTTGTTAGAGAACGCAGGTTCTGAAACAAACAAGCATGGTATGGCAGTAATGTTAGAAAACCAAGCAAAACAATTATTAGATGAGGCTACAAGAACAGGTACATCTTCAGGTTCTGAAGAGTGGGCTGGTGTTGCGTTACCTTTAGTAAGAAGAATCTTCGGTTCTATCGCTTCTAAAGAGTTCGTTTCAGTTCAACCAATGAACTTACCTTCAGGTCTTATTTTCTACATGGATTTCAAATATGGTACTAACACAACTTTAGGTAGACCAGCATCTGGTTCTTCTATGTTCGGTAATGGTGGTACTTTCGGTAAAGACAATTTATCTCCAACAGGAAACAAATTGGGTTCTACTCAAGCTACTGAAGGTGGTCTTTATGGTTCTGGTAGATTTGGATACACAATCAACGACACAACTGCAAACGTAACAGCTACTGTAGCTTCTGCATCTGTTGCTGATGTTAGATTTGATTCTGCATTATCTGCTTCTATCGCTGGAGCTAACCACAGAATTATGAAAGTAACTGTTGGGTTACCTGCTGATGCTGATTACAACGGAATCAAAGCTTTCAAAGTTTCAGGTTCTGCAACAACAACTTTATTACCAGAATATACTACATTATCTGAAGGTTCTGCATCATTTATCCTTTCTGGTTCTGCTGCAGCTGATGTTAACTTGGGAACTCAGGTATTAACTTACCACGTTCAACCAACCGATTACAACAGAGGTGACTTTGAAGATAGAACTGGTGCTGATATCAATATTCCAGAAATCGAATTAGAATTGAAATCTGAACCAATCGTTGCTAAGACAAGAAAATTAAAAGCAATTTGGACTCCTGAATTAGCTCAAGATTTAAACGCTTACCATAGTGTAGACGCTGAAGCTGAGTTAACTCAAATGTTGTCTGAATACATCTCTTTAGAAATCGACTTAGAAATCTTAGATATGTTACAACAAAATGCTTTCACAACTGATTATTGGTCTGCAAGAGTTGGATACGATTACAATAGTGCAACTAACGCATTTGCAATTGACGCTAACGCGGCTGCAGCATCTGCATACACTAAGAGTACTTGGTATCAAACTTTAGGTATCAAATTACAAAAGGTATCTAACAAGATTCACCAATTGACTATGAGAGGTGGTGCTAACTTCTTAGTTGTATCTCCAAACGTAGCTACTATTTTAGAATCAATGAATGGTTTCTCTGCAAATCCTGGTAAGGATGCGTTAACTTTCGCAGCAGGTGTAACTAACATCGGTTCAATCTCTAACAGATATGATGTTTACAAAAACCCATACATGACAGAGAACGTTATCTTAATGGGCTTCAAAGGTTCTAACTTCTTCGAAACAGGAGCAGTTTACGCACCATATGTTCCATTGATTATGACTCCATTAGTTTATGACCCAACTAACTTCACTCCAAGAAGAGGTGTTATGACTAGATACGCTAAGAAAATCGTAAGACCTGAGTTCTACGGTAAAGTTATCGTTGAAGGTTTGAACACTTTATAATCTTTGAGTAGATTAGATAAGTAATAGACTTACAATAAAGAAAAGGGGAGAGTAGAAATACTTTCCCCTTTTTTATTTATATAATTCATATTTATAGTAGTAAAACTATAAATTTTAAGTAATGTCTGCAAACACATACTGGACCGGTTCAACGTATAACTCATTTTTATCTGCATCCGCGTCTTTAGAAGCTACTCCATTTGGAATATATGATAATGATACTGATTTTAAAACCGATGCACCTAAAACTGCAGTATGGGTAGCAAAAAGATTGGGTTATCCTATTGTAAATATTGAATTAGATAACCAACAAATTTGGGCATGTTTTGAAGAATCCGTTTCGGAATATTCTGCACAAGTAAATCAATTCAATCTTAGAAATAATTTAGATATTCTTAGAGGGCAACCCAAAGGTAAAGTTGCAAACTATTCACAAACACTTGTAGATGGTTCATTTTTACCAACAACGGTTCGTATGTCTCAACAATATGGAACACTTGCGGGAGTTGGAGGTTCTACATCGATAAAAAAAGCTTATGTCAATTTAACTGCATCGGTTCAATTATATAATTTAATGTCAGGCGCAGTTGATGTTGAAAGTGGTAGAAATTTTTCTGAAATATTTAGTGGTAGTTCTACTGTAGATGTAACCAGAGTATATCATGAAGCAGTTCCTGCTATTACAAGATTTTTTGACCCATATTCGGTAGGTGCACAAGGAACATTAAATTTAATTAGTGAGTTAGGATTTGGTAATTATTCACCAGCTGCACAATTCTTAATGATGCCTTTGTATGAAGATGTTATGAGAATGCAACAAATTGAGTTCAATGACCATATTAGAAAATCAGCACACACATTTAATATTGTAGATAATAAATTAGAAATATTTCCAATACCAACAGGTACAGGAATGAGTAGAGTTTATTTTGAATATATAAGTAGAGATGAATTTGAACACGATTCACAAACCGTTCAAGCCGATTCACTTTCTGACTATTCGGATATTCCATATGATTTTATCCAATATTCAAATATAAATGAAGTTGGTAAACAGTGGATTCGAAAATATACACTTGCACTTACAAAAGAATTATTGGGTGCAATTAGAGAAAAGTATAGTTCGGTTCCAATTCCAGATGGTGAAGTAAGTTTAGATGGTGCAGCATTGAGAGCAGAGGCACAGGTAGAAAAAGATGATTTAGTAAAACAACTTAGAGAAAATTTGGAAGAGATGAGTAGAATTAAAGTGATGGAAAATAAAGCACATGAATCGACTCACCAACAAGAAATGTTAAGAAAAGTTCCTTTAAAAATATATGTAGGATAATATGCCAAAATTTTTACAAGCTAGAGACATTGCATTTTTTAAATCTATTTCAAGAGAATTGGTAGATACGGTAATACAGGTTGCGGTTGTTTTGTATAAAATAAACATATATGAAACAAAAGTAAACATATATGGGGAAGCTCTAAATAAAACATGGCATCAAGGTGTTGAATTATATGCATTGGCAGATAAAGAACCTGAAAACTTTCAATATGAAGGATTTGGTCCTGATAATTTGCAGATGATAACATTTAAATTTGATAAAGATACTTGTAGTGAAAAAAACATTTATCCAGAAATAGGTGATATTATTTACTTTGATAATTCTTATTATGAAATTGATAACACAAATGAAATACAATTCATTGGCGGCCAACCTGATAATAATTATAGTATAGTATGTTCCGCACTTATGGTATCTAAATCTACATTAAACATAGAAGAAAGAGTAAATTAATATTATGGCACAAAACCCATTAAAAAAAGACTTAGATAGAGCAAAGCAAATTAAAACTGAGAAGGGTAACGTTAAAAAAAGTGTTACTCTTTTTGATATTGATTATGCTATGATGTCTTATTTAGAAGATGTTGCATTACCAACTTTAGAAGATGGAAATGGCCAAGCATTAAAAATTCCTGTTATATATGGTAATTCGGAAAGATGGAAAGGAGCAAGAAGAGATGGTGTTTTTAGAGACATAAAAGGTAAAATACAATTACCAATTATGATGCTTCGTAGAACATCTATTGCAAAAAATGATTCAATGCCAATGTTTAATAGGCATGTATCGTATAGAGCATATTCAAAATATAATAAAAATAATAGATACGATAAATTTTCAATACTAGGAAACCAAAAACCATCGTATGAAGTATATAATGTAACAATGCCAGATTATATTGAAGTTACTTATGAATGTATGGCTTGGACAAATTACATAGAACATTTAAATACCGTAATTGAATCATTATCTTTTGCATCTGACGAATATTGGGGTGACAAAACAAAATTTAAATTTTTAACAACAATATCGGATTACAATGTTGTAAATGAAGTTGGTGAAAATACTGAAAGAATTAATAGAGTTGAGTTTAGTTTAACTGTTAAAGCATATTTACTTCCAGAAAAATTTGACGGAGAAGATACTACAAAAAAATCATTCTCTACAAAACGAGTTATCGTTTCAACCGAAGTGGATGTAACTGGAAATGGTAGATTGGAGGGTTTATTAACAACACCATCGGCATATTATGACAATAAAGATTTAATTGACTTTTTATCTTTAAATAATAGTAAAGTCGTAGATGGTGGAATTAATACTGCAACATTCTCAGGAATAAAATTAATACAAGCACCTGCACAATTGGCTGGGGTGATTACTTCCGGATTGACCTATGATGAAAAATCTTACGATATTAAATTATATATAAATGGTGTTAGGTATTATCAAACCACACATTTTACAATAACATCATATACAAACAATACATTAATATTGGCATTGTCTCCTGGATTTTCAGTAGATAGTGGTGACGAAATTACTATTACAGGTAAATTTATTGATATTGTATAATGAAAAGAAGTTTATTAGATATAACCCAAAAAATCAGTAGAAATCCTGGTAAAACAAATCTAACTCCAAAAGATTTAACAAATTCTACTTATTGGATTTTTGAAGCTACGGGTTGGAGATTTGTAGATATATTAAGAGAAATCCAATATAGAACTACACAAGATAGATTAAAGATTTACATTAATACACAAAGTATAAGTGCAAGAGATTATATAGTTGAAGAAGGTGGAAATGGTTTATTAGTTAAATTTATAAAAACTAATTTTAATGGGTTTGTTTTAGATGCTGACGATTATATTCAAATTGAAGGAGATATAGAACAATATGCTTAATAGATTTAATTCAAATATAAGAAAACTTAATAGAGTTGTTCCAAAGGTTAATATTAATAATCTTACTAATAATGATTTGACCGGAAGTTTACAAAATATTGAAATTCCAACCAATACCAAATTTCAATCTAAAACTCGTTCCAATCCAAATCCAATTAAATTAGTAAATAACAAAACAAAAATATCGGATTTTTATCAAGAGATATTAGAAAATAGTGCAAGATACAATCAAAGAGTAATTGATGAATTTGACAATAATACAAATACATTAACGATATACAATGTTACATTAGATTATGGAACCGAAGGAGCATCTCCTAATAATTTTGAAGTATTAGTATTTGGTTTACATATTCCAGGAAATTATACAATTAAAGAAGTTGGAAATAATGTAGTAATAACTTTAAATGAAGAATATATAGATTACGATAATGTGACTATTAATGATATTTATGTTATGGGAAAATTGGTAGATGTACCAGTTGCAACCGAAGATGACTCAATAATAATAACCGAAAGTGGTTTAGACATAATAATATAATAAATGGCAAACTCAAGAAAAAAAATATCAGAATTACCTGCATTAAGTGTAGCATCATTAGATACAACTTTTGTACTTGGTATTTCAGGTAGCACAACATATAAAATTTCTATAAATAATTTAACATCTTCGTTAGATGGTGCATTTGCAACGGACTTAGTAACTAATGCATTAAGTAATACATTAGATACAAAATTATCAACATCATCTTTCAATTCTTATACTCAATCATTTACGGCATCGGTTGCAAGTGGAACTATAAGTGGTTCTTCACAAATTTTAGATTTAGGATTTGTAACGGGTTCATACACTACTATAAATTCATTCAATAGTTTAACACAATCTTTCAATTCAATATCACAATCATTTAATGTTATTAGTGGTAGTGTTGTAAGTATACAAGGTGGATTTGATACGGGTTCTTACCAAACATTTACATCATCAGTAAACACATCTATTTCAAATTTAAATACTTTTACTGCAAGTGTAACTACGGCATCAATTGTAACTTCTATTTCAAATTTAAATACTTTTACTGCAAGTATTTCAACTGCAAGTTTGGTAACATCTATTTCAAATTTAAATACTTTTACGGCATCACAATCTACATCATCATTAGTGGATAGATTAAACACAATTGAGAGTGTAAGTGGTAGTTGGATTACTGAAAGTGAAACGGGTTCATTTTTGACATCATTAAGTGGAGCAATAAGTTCTTCATCTCAATTAACATCATCATACGATGCAAGATATACATTGAGTGGAAGTGTTCAACCATTACCTTCAAATTTATTAAGTTCATCTGCACAAATAACTGCATTTGGATTTATAAGTTCTTCAACAACCATAGATACGGGTTCATTGGTAACTACATCTTCATTTACAACATTAAGTTCTTCGGTAGATAGTAGATTAGATACATTAGAAGCATCAATCATAAGTGGAAGTGTAAACTATGTTCAAAAATTGGGTAGTAGAGTTACCGGAGTTACATCAACGGGTGTAACAATAATAAGTGAAAACATAACAACAACAGGTAACCCAGTTCAAATTATGGTGACCGGTGATGCAAACCCAGTAAATGTTTCATCTTGGACTAGATTACAAATTTATAGAAATGAAACTGCAATTGGAAATATTGTCCAAGTTGAAAATAGTTCAAACCTAAATGTTCCATATTGTTTAAATGTAATAGATACCGCATCAGCTGGAACTTATACATATAGTATGAGAACTGTTAGTGGTATTTCAGGTCTTTTTGATTTTGGTGAGTCAATGGGCCCTACTTTAACGGCAGTAGAATTAAATTCAAAAACATCATTCCCATCCGGAACTATTAGTGGTTCATCACAATTAACATCTTCGTTTGATACAAGATATACATTGAGTGGTAGTGTTAGTGCAGTCCCATCTGGTACAATAAGTGGTTCTTCACAATTGACATCATCATACGATGCAAGATATGCTTTAAGTAGTTCATTTTCTTCAATATCATCATCATTTAATAGTAGATTTAATGGATTGGTAACTACTGGTTCAAACACATTTAGTGGGTCACAAATATTTAGTGGTTCAATGGTTGTTACATCAGGACAAATAATTGCATCTGCAATTACGAACAATAGTTCATCACTATTCTTACAAAGTGGTAGTAATTTATATATTCAAAATAATGGATTAGTAGAAATTACAGGTTCATTAAACGCAACATCTATAACGGGTTCAATAGCAGCAACCAATGGTGTAATAAGTGGTTCAACTCAATTGACAACTGCATTCCCATCAAAAACAACGGGAGCTTGGTCGGTACCAGCAGGAGCATCTACACAAAGTTTTACAGTAGAAGCCGGTGCTTCATATACAATGTGGGTAAATGGTAATATTCCAAATGGTATTATAACTTGGAACGCAACTGTAACAACATCAAATACAAATGTACCAGTAATTGGTGCTCAATATGGTTGGTATTACACAGCAGGTAATGCATTAGTTTTAACTGCAATGCCTGACCAAATTATAGGTACAACTAATACTCTCATATCCTCTCCAACATCATACGCACCAAATACTTCAAATGTATTTAAGTTTGGTATCACAAATAATAGTGGGACAACCCAAACAATTAATTACGGATATATAAAACTATCATAAGTTATGCCAATAATATTTCAAAATGGATATACAATTACACCAAATCCATATATGTTGGTTACGAATGGGCTATTACTTCAATTGGATGCAAATAATTCAACAAGTTATCCTGGTAGTGGGGCAACCATTTATGATTTAACTAATTCATATAACCACACATTGATTGGTGCTACATTTACTACATTAAGTGGAATAAAATGTTTTGATTGCACAACCGGAAATAATAGAGTTGATGTAAACGGAACAGGTCCAACTTTACCAACAACGGGATATACCTATATTACTTGGGCAAGATTAATAAATAATAATTCAGGATTTAGAACATTACTTTACACAAAAGGTACTCGTAAAATAACACCAATTACTATTCCTAATGGAACAAGTACATTAGGATATTGGGCAACAACATTCGTAAGTTCAGGATATGATGTTTCATCTTCGGCTGGTGTTTGGGTTCAATATACGGTAGTTGGGGATAATTCATCTCAAACATTCTACATAAATGGTTCACAAGTGGGAAGTACAATCAATGAGGGTTCGGGTGGAAACACACATTGGGGAGTGGGTAATAATGATATTGTTGCTCAACCTTTTGGACATGTTGCAAATCTTTATTTGTATAATAGAAAATTATCAATTGAGGAAATAACACAAAATTATAATGCAATAAAACCGACTTACGGATTATAAGAATATAAGATATTTATAGGATATGGCAAACTTAATAAGATTAAAACAAATAGAAAGTGGTTCTGCATTACAACAATCTGCAAACATTGGTACCGATTTTTCACAATCGGTAATTGATATCATACAAGATAATGTAGCAGCTACTTTACCTGATGGTGTTGTATCGGGTTCATCTCAAATATTTATTACGGGAACAATTGGATATAATGATATAGCCACAGATTTAGAAGTAGCGGTTGTAAGTGCTTCAATATCTTCATCACAAATTTTAATATCATCATCAATAAGTTCTTCAATTGCAGCTACATTAAGTGGAAGTGCATTATCGGTGACCGCATTAAGTCAATCGGTAAGTTCAAGTTTAAGAGCAATAACTACATCTTATACAACGACACAATCATTCCATTCTTATACTGCATCTTTAGGAGATACGTTTGCAACCGATTTAGAAGTTTATCTTACTGCATCGAATATTATTGACCAGGGGGAGTTTTAATTAAAAGTTATATTTATACATAATAAAGTAAATTAAGAATAATATAGATGGCTCAATTAATACAACATAAAAGGGGTGCCTTAGAAAGATTATCCAATATTACGGGTTCCCTCAAAAAGGGTGAAATTTTAATTGTAACGGGTTCATCAAATATTACATCTTCAAATGGTTCATCTATTGTATTTGCAGCAACCGAAAGTGGTTCAGCACAAGCTACAAATAGATTTATAATTGGTAGTTCGGCACCAAATGAATTTCCGGCATCAACATATGGTGGTTTAGTAAATGGAGTTCCTTACTACGATAGTGGTAGTGGAACTTTATATTTGTTAGGTAGTGATGGTAATACTCCAATCAACTTAACGGGTAACATTAGTTCATTTAGTTCATCGGTTGCACAATCTATAAGTTCTCTAAGTTCATCAATACAAAGTGTAACTGGAGATTTTAGTTCCTCAGTTGCTCAAACATTTCTAACACAAAGTTTAAACTTATCAAATTTAAGTTCTTCGATAGCAACTTCATTTAGTGCAAGTCAAGCTTCCCAAACTACATTAAGTTCTTCGGTAGCAACTTCATTTAGTGCAAGTCAATTTTCTCAAACCGAATTGAGTTCTTCTATAAATGGAACCATTAGTGCATTGAGTTCTTCTTTGACATCAACTATTATTAATACGGTTAGTTCCTCACTTAGTAATTCTCTATCAACCATAGCAACTGATTTGGAAGTATCTATAATAAGTTCTTCAATTTCAGCATCTCAAACATTAATATCTTCTTCTATAAGTTCATCAATAGCATCAACTTTAAGTGGAAGTGTGGCATCAATTAATAGTTTAAGTTCATCATTGGCAACATCAATTAGTGAAAGTAACGCAAGTATAACATCATTAAGTTCGTCAATATCGGCATCTATTATTGAAATTGTTAGTGAATCACTTAGCAGTTCATTATCGGTTATAGCAACTGATATAGAGGTTGCTATTGTAAGTGCATCACTATCATCATCTCAAACATTGATATCATCATCGATTAGTACATCGGTAGCTACTGGATTAAGTTCTAGTATAAGTTCAATAACAACTTTAAGTTCATCGGTATCATCTTCATTGGCAAGTTTGAGTGCAAGTAGTGGTTTTATTAACTATGTAACAAATAGTGTTCAAAACCTAACAGGAATAGAAGTTGCAGATTATAGTTCGGATGTTGCAGTAACATTTGTAAACGGAACATTGAAATTTATTTTTGGAACACCATTAGCACCAACGTCAGTAGCAGCATCCACAAGCGGATTTGCAACGGACAGATTTAATAATGTAACCGATGTATACTCAGTTAATGGAACTTGGAATAATCAAGGATATACATTGGTAAGTGCATCATTATATGAAGGAGCAACTCTATTAACACAAGTTGGTAGTGGAACATCTTTAACATATAATACAACAACATCGGGTTCTCACACATATAGATTAGAATATACGGCTAGTTCTCCATTAGATGGCACAATATATAAAACATCAACTACAACAACAGGAACAGTATCTAAATCAAATCCTGCAGCACCTACATTAACACCAACTGCAACAATTCAATTGGGAGTTACTTCTAATCAAATTGAACAAGGTGCAACCGGTAGTATTTCGTTTACATCATCATCTGCAAATCCTTCTAATGGTTGGAATTTGACAAGTGTAACAACAAATGTGACATCACCATATTCAGTAACGGGTTCTGCAACAGGTTCTACTTCAATTAGTATAACGGCAACCGCAAACTACGCATCTCCAACGGGTGAGAATGTTCCTGATGCTACAACTACATCAACTGCAACTACTACATATACAAAGATTAGAAGTTTAAGATATGGTGCAAGTACGGCAACATCATTTACAGCAGGAGAATTGGAAAACATTGGTGCATGGGATACTACATTGGGTGGAACAATAGGAACAATTGCAAAAGGAACAGTAACTGCAAGTGGACAAAGTGTAACAATTACGCATACTGGTGATAAATACCATTATATAGTATTCAATAGTTCACTATCTAACTTAACAAACATCACAACAGGTGGTTTTGGTGTATTTAGTTCATTCGCAGTAACAACGGTTGGACAATATAAAGTTTACAAATCAACTACATTGCAAGCAGGTGGAGCTGGTAAAAGTTGGACATATATATTAACATAAATAGAACAATAAGAAATGGCAATTATATTACCTAGTGGGTTTGACATAACGAACAATGAGCCTGTTGATGCTAGATTTAGTTTAGCAGACCAATCAGCACGTTATGCATTGTCATCTGCTAATGTATATGAAGGATTGCAAGTTTATCAACAAAGTGATAATACAATTTGGATTTTAACCGATACATCAAATGTAGGAAATTCAAATGGTTGGACACAATTGGTAATAGGAACTTTGGAAGGAAATTTACCAACTGGTGTTATAAGTAGTTCTCAACAAGTAATTGACATTGTTTTAGCAAACTTTACATCATTTACACAATCTATTGATAATACTTTTGCAACTGATAATGAGTTGTATGTTACATCTTCGAATTTGGATGCAGGAGAGTTTTAATATAATAAAAAAAAATATATAGAATAAAATCAATAATTGAATCTGTTTTAACTTGAAATAGATATTTATTGAGGAATAACCTTAATTAAGAGAATAACAATAAAATATGGCACAAATCATTAGACACAGACGTGGTTCGTTGGAATCGTTATCAGCAGCAACCTCATCTTTCCAGAAAGGTGAATTAATAATAACCTCAGGTTCGTCCAACTTAACGACAACCAATGGTTCATCTATTCTATTCGCAGCAACCGAAAGTGGTTCGGTTCAAGCAGTTAATAGATTCTTAATGGGCACCAACGCACCAAATGTATTTAGTTCATCTACTTACAATGGATTGGTAAAAGGTGTTCCTTACTATGCAAGTGGTAGTTCAACTTTATACTTACTTGGTTCTGACAAAAATGATATCCCAGATTTAACGGGCAACATTAGTAACTTTAGTTCATCAGTTGCAACTTCATTCTCAGCAAGTAATGCAAGTGTAACTGCATTATCTGCATCAGTTTCATCTGTAACTGGTGAGTTTAGTGGTTCGGTAGCAACTTCATTCTCTGCAAGTAATGCTAGTATAGTTGCTTTATCTGCATCAGTTTCATCTGTAACAGGAGAATTTAGTTCTTCGGTAGCAACTTCATTTAGTGCAAGTGCAGCCAGTGTGACATCATTAAGTTCATCGGTATCAACCTCATTTAGTGCAAGTCAAGCTTCTCAAACCAATTTATCTTCAAGTATATCAAGTTCGACTGCAGTATTTAGTTCTTCAGTTGCAACCTCAATTAGTGCAAGTGGAGCATCACAAACACAATTAAGTGCAAGTGTTGCAACTTCATTTAGTGCAAGTGCATATAATGTATCTTCATCACAAGCTATACAAGATGGTAGATTAAATAATTTAGAATCTACATCAGCAAGTGTAAATACATTTATTTCAAGTATACATTCATATACTCAATCAAATGATACATTAAATGATGCACAAAATAGCAGATTAGATACTTTAGAATCGGTAAGTGGTTCATACGCATTATTAAGTGGTTCAAATATATTCTACGGACAACAAGTAATCACCGGTTCATTATATATTACACAAGATTTAATAGTACAAGGTTCATCATCATTGGAATTGATTAGTGCAAGTGTGGTATCAATTGGTACAAATAGAGTAATACTTAACAATGATTCCCCTGCAGTTAGATTTGGTGGAATATCGGTACAAGATAGTGGTTCTGCACAAGGAGTAAGTGGTTCATTATTATGGGATTCATTAAACAATAACTGGATTTATCAACATCCAAATACTGGCTCTGAAGCTGCAATGAGTGCAATATTAATATCTGGTCCATTGAACTCCGGTTCTTTGGGTAATGAAGTTCGTATTACTCCAGGTAAAATTATGGTTGCAACAGGTGATGACCATATTGGTGATTCAATGATGACCCAAACAACCAATAAAATAAATATTAATGGTGGTTTAGGCGTAAGTGGTTCATTGATTGTCAATGAGGCGATAATAGGTACTAGTTCAATATTCTTACAACCTGATATTAACGATGCAAGACAAGTTCAAATTTATAACACCGGAGCTAGTGATGTTCATATTAAAGGAACAACCGGATTAACTTTCTTAGGTGATGATACTAACTATGTAGCAATAAATGATAGTGCACAAACTGTAACTGTTAAGGGTGTAAATGGTGTATTCATTGAAACTTCATTAAATGTAACGGGCCCAATAAGTGCATCGGCAGGATTTAGTGGTTCAATTGAAGGTATTGGTAACGTAACCGCATATTCTCAATCAGTTAGTGCTTCATTAGCATCAATTGTTGCAAATGTAGGCAGTGGTGTTGGAGTTTCAATAACAAACTTAAACTCATTTAGTTCTTCTACATTAGGTAGATTATCTAATATAGAATCATTTAGTTCTTCAGTTGAAACAAAATTAACTGAAATTGCAACTATTACCGGAAGTTTAATCATTTCTGCATCAGCTGCAAAATCTACAAATGATACACAAGATAATAGATTAACAAACTTAGAATCAACTTCTGCAAGTGTTAATATTTCGGTTTCAAATTTAAACACATTTAGTGCAAGTGTAAACACTTCGGTAGCAGCATTAAACACATCATCTGCTTCTCAACAAATTAGCATTGACGCATTAAATATTGTAAGTGGTTCAAATTTGAGTAGATTAACAAATTTAGAAACAACTTCTGCAAGTGTAAATACTTCAATTGCAGCATTAAACACATCATCGGCTTCTCAACAAGTTAGTATTGATGCTTTAAATGTTGTAAGTGGTTCAAACTTAGATAGATTAACAAACTTAGAAAGTACGAGTGCAAGTGTTAATGTATCAATAGCAGCTTTAAATAGTTCAACGGCATCTCAACAAGTTAGTATTGATGCTTTAAATGTTTCATCCGCATCTTTAAACACATTTACATCATCTGCAAGTAATAGATTATCCAATTTAGAATCAACTTCTGCAAGTGTAAATACTTCGGTAGCAGCATTAAACACATCATCGGCTTCTCAACAAGTTAGTATTGACGCATTAAATGTTTCATCGGCATCTTTAAATGATTATACTGCATCTGCAAGTGGTAGATTATCTAATTTAGAATCAACTTCTGCAAGTGTTAATATTTCAATTGCAGCTTTAAATAGTTCAACGGCATCTCAACAAATTAGTATTGATGCATTGAATAGTTATACATCTTCAAATTCATCAACAACCGCTCTAAACGCATTTACTGCTTCCGCTGAGGGAAGATTATCTAATTTAGAAACAACTTCTGCAAGTGTTGATAGTAGATTAAGTAATTTACAAACAACTTCTGCAAGTGTCAATATTTCAATTGCAGCTTTAAATACTTCGTCTGCTTCTCAACAAGTTAGCATTGACGCTTTGAATGTTGTAAGTGGTTCAAACTTAGATAGGTTAACAAATTTAGAAAGCACATCGGCAAGTGTAAATGTATCAATAGCAGCTTTAAATAGTTCAACCGCATCGCAACAAATTAGTATTGATGCATTGAATATCGCATCTGCATCTTTAAATACATTTAGTGGTTCTACTTTAGATAGATTGACTAATTTGGAATCAACTTCTGCGAGTGTAAACACATCAGTAAGTAATTTAAATACAACAACTGCAAGTTTAAATACTTCAGTAGCAGCATTAAACTCTTACTCATCTTCATTAAAGACCGCATTTGAATTGACTGGTTCTAATGTTATAGTATTGGGTGATTTTACTGTAAGAGGTACAACAACATCGGTAGAATCTACAACAATTCAATTGGGTGATAACATCATCGAATTAAATGGTACAGGAGCAGCAAATGGTGGATTATTAGTTAAAGACCCAACTGCACCTAATACGGTAAGTGGTTCTTTACTTTGGGATTCAACAAACGACTATTGGAAGGCCGGAGCAGCAGGAGCTGAAAGTAAAGTAGCATTAATGGGTGGTGACAATTTAGTTACCTCTTCTGCACAAATACTTTTCGACCAAATTAATGGATACTCTACATTTAGTGGTTCAGTAGCAACTGATTTTAGTGCAAGTAACGCAAACATCACATCATTATCGGCAAGTGTAGCAAGTGTAACTGGAAACTTTAGTTCATCGGTAGCAACTTCATTCTCAGCAAGTAACGCTAGTATCACCGCATTATCTGCGAGTGTAGCAAATGTGACTGGAAACTTTAGTTCTTCGGTAGCAACATCATTCTCTGCAAGTGCAGCATCTCAAACATTATTGAGTTCTTCATTCGCATCTTCTCAAGCTACACAAAATGGTAGATTAGATAATTTAGAAACTACATCTGGAAGTTTAAATTCATTTAGTTCTTCGATTGATACTACAATTAAAACTAAATTAAACGTTGAAGGTGTAATAAGTGGTTCATCACAAATTACAATTACTGATACAACCGGATATTCAACATTTAGTAGTTCAATTGCAACTTCAATAAGTGCATCAGTAGCTGGGGCAACTTGGGAAAACATCAATGGTAAACCAGGTGGTATTGTAAGTGGTTCATCACAAATCGATATTACACAAACAACTGGATTTAACACATTTAGTGCATCGATAGAAACTAGAATTTCAATAATAGACGGAGGAACTTATTAATAATAAAAAAGAAAGATAAAATAAAAATATATGGCAACAAATAATCCAACTTCATCGATTTTACTAAAACGCTCAGGTGTCGCAGGTTCGGTACCTACAACCACATCGTTGCAGGTAGGTGAAATAGCATTAAATACCTATGATGGTAAAGCGTTTTTACACAAATCAGGTTCAACTGATGAGGTAGTAGAAATCGTAGTTGCCGGAGCAAAGGTAACGGGTTCAATTAGTTTGACGGGAGCAGTTAGTGCATCAATAGTATCCGCATCTCAATTCGTAGGTAGTGGAGCTCAATTGACAGGCGTAACTGCATCAATGAGACCTGATGACTTTGATTTCAACTCCGAACCATTTGCAGGAACAATTGGATACATACAAGGTAGTGGTTCTCTTTACAAAGTGGCAACTACTGAAGATGCGGTTGAATTTAGATATAACGATGTAACAATTGCAACTATCACAACTGCAAACGGATTTAGTGGTTCTCTTTACGGAATCGGTGATGTATTAGCATTTAGTGGTTCAGTAGCAGGTAGATTATATAACTTAGAAATATCAGCATCATTTGGTCCAGATGGTGGAGAAATCTAAAAAAGATTTATAAAAATATAAGTTAAACCCCTCTAAGTAGGGGTTTTTCTTTTTATAATATATTTATGTTCGTAGTATATACTACCTTGTTGTTAAATAACTTAAAATACGCCATATGGCATCAATTGTTCAACTGAAACGCTCTGCGTTATCGGGAAAGGTACCTGATACAGGTTCACTAAATTTAGGAGAATTAGCGGTAAATACTTACGATGGTAAGATTTACTTTAAAAAATCGGGTTCAATTGAATCGGTTGAAAGTGTAGTAACAACAAATTCGGTAATAACTGGCTCTATTAGATTAGAGGGAACCGGGTCATTTGGTTCTTTAAAAGTAAACGATACACTTACAGTCAATCATGGTGTTAGTGTAATAAGTGGTTCATTGGGAGTCACTTCCGACTTAACAGTATTGGGAGCAATCAATGCAAGGCAATTTAATATTTCAACAATTTCTTCATCCGTTCTTTACGAAAGTGGTAGTTCTAAATTTGGTAACACATCGGATGACATACATGAATTTACAGGTTCAGTTAATGTAACGGGTTCTTTATATTTGAATGGAATAGATTTAAGTCAAGGAAATAATAGTGGAAGTTTTAGTGGTTCTTTTCAAGGTGATGGTAGTGGATTGACAGGAGTAGTGAGCGATGAATTACCTAGAAATGGATTTGATTATAATATAAATGATATTGCAACAATAAATGATTTTAATGCAACATCTTCAAAATACTTAATTGATTTTGATATCGATGCAATGATAGGAACTCCTGTTGGACATAAAACCTATATTGCAAATTTCACAGGTTCTACAAAAGTTATTCCAGCTGGAGATTCGGTTAGATTTCATGTTCGTGATGTTGAAGTTGCAAGGATTGACGAAAATGGTTTTAGTGGCAGTATTAATTTTCCTGCAGGAGTAGTTTCAGGTTCATCTCAATTAACCGCTTCATATGATACAAGATATGTCGTTAGTGGAAGTATAACACAAACAACTTGGGACAATATTGCAAATAAGCCTGCCGGAATTGTAAGTGGTTCGGCTCAAACAATTGCAAACTTACCAACGGGTGTAATAAGTGGGTCATCTCAACTAACCTCATCATATGATACAAGATATGTCGTTAGTGGAAGTATAACTCAAACTACTTGGGATAATATTGCAAGTAAACCTTCCGGAATTATAAGTGGGTCATCACAATTAACCAGTTCATACGATAGTAGATATTCATTAAGTGGAAGTGCCACAAGTACATTTATAAGACAAATTGAAACATATACTGCAACTGAAAGCCAAACAATTTTCCCAACAACAGCATCGGTTACTGCAGGTAATGTTGATGTTTATATTAATGGTTTTAAATTATTAACATCGGATTTTAATGTTACTGATGCAAATACTATAACATTAACAACTGGTAGTTCAGTAGGTGAGCAAGTTGAAATTAATTTATATAGTGCATTTGCTGGAACATATTTGACAACCACAGATTTAACTTCTTTAAATACAACTACTGCAAGTTTGGCAAGTTCTATAACAAATTTGAACTTATTAACTTCTAGTTTAGCAACAACCGGTTCAAATACATTTAGAGGAACACAAACAATGAGTGGTTCTATCCTACCTGCAATCGACAATACATACGATTTAGGTTCGACAACTTATCAATGGAGAGACATATATGTTTCATCTGGTTCACTTTATATAGATGGAACAAAGGTATTGGGTTCGACAAATCAAGAATTACAAATCACAACTGATGTAGGACAATCAATTAAGATTTTAGAAGCAGGTAGTGATAATATTATTTTACAATCAGCAGATGGTGATATACAATTAAAAACATCAGGTGGTGGTAATTTATTATTTGACCCAACAACTGGTTTAATCGATGTTAGAGGAACATTACAAATACAAGATGGAAACAAAATAACATCTTCAGGTGGAAATGGTGTAGTTTTTGGAAATAATATAGTAGTGAGTGGTTCAATTGAAAGTACAGGCAATATCAATGGTATAAATTTGACTACCCTTAGTTCGTCAATTGCAACACAAATATCCACAATACAAACTAATACGGGTTCATCTAATGAAAGATTGACAAGTATAGAAAATAGAACAGGAAGTTTTGCAACAACAGGTTCTAATACATTCTTTGGAACTCAAACATATAGTGGTTCGGTTTATATTGCAAATGACTTAATTGTACAAGGTAGTTCATCTATTCAATACATTTCTGCAAGTAGTGTAAGTATTGGGACAAATATAGTTCAATTAAATACAGCAAACCCATCAATAAGATTTGCAGGTTTGACTATAATAGATAGTGGTTCGGTTGGTGGTTCAGGTTCATTCTTATATGATTCGGTACAAGATGAATTTATTTTTGTACATAGAGGAAATGGTACGAACATAACATCATCTCACTTTGTATTGGGTCCAGAAACTTATGATAATTTAGGAAACGAAACTTATCTTACAAACAATAAATTACCAAAAGGAACTGGAAAAGAACATCTTAACGATTCAAATATTACCGATACAGGTACATTAATTACTTTGGGTTCAAATACAACAATAACCGGTACATTATCTGCAACTGGAACATCATTGATAAGTGGTTCATCACAAATAACTTTTAGTGGAATAAGTTCCCTTCCTACTTTAGTAAGTGGTTCTTCACAAATAGATGTAATGTCTACAACAAACATTGCACGATTGGCAACTACGGGTTCTAATCAATTTACCGGTTCACAATTTATTACTGGTAGTATAACACTTACCGGTGATGGGGGTGCTGGAGGCCAACGTGTTACATTAAACAACACAGGTGCGGAACAAGTTCAATATGCATTAGTAAATGGTGGAACTTCCGGAACAGGTATATTTGGTATTAGAAATGGTTCAGTTGGTACGAATTTGATATTATTAAATTCAACAGGTACATTATACCCGGCAGCTAATGGTACACAAGATTTGGGTGGAGCTTCAAATAGATGGTCTACAATTTATACATCGGATTTATCCTTAAACAACGGAATAGGTGATTGGACAATAGTGGAAGGTGAAGATGATTTATTCTTATATAATAATAAGAAAGGAAAAGTTTATAAATTTGCATTAACCGAAGTTGACCCGAATGTGGCAACTCCTAAAAAATCGTAAGTTATGAAATATATTATATTGAAAGAATTATTACCATCGTTGAAAGGCACACCTGATTATGATGAGAATATGAATTTCATAACAAAATGTATTTGTATTGAAAACGATGAAATGTTTGTATATGATACTTTGGAAGAAGCTGAAAATAAAAGACTAGAACTATTGAATGATAGTAGATATATCGGTAGAGAATTGAAAATAAAAGAAACAAACGATTTTTAATTATGCCAATAGACTTAAATGGAAATATAATATCATCAACTTCAATTACAGGAAGTACATTCAGTAATACAATTATTACCGATGGGTTGATTATGTATGTAGATGTAGCTGATAAGGATTCGTATATAGGTAGTGGAACTACTTTGACGGATTTAAGTCCATCTGCAAATAATTTAACAACCTTTAATTCACCAACATTTAGTTCTACAAATAGTGGTATTTTTACATTAAATGGTTCAAATCAATACATCTATAAATCATCAGTAAATAATCCACCTACAACAAAATTATCAATGGAAGTAATGGCAAGATTTACTGATAATGGTGTGGCAGCAGGTGGTAGATATTTAATGTCAATGGGTAGAGATATTGGCACAAATGGTGGATTAGCATTACTAGCATATGGATATGCGGGTGCTAGTAGTAATCGTTTGATATTTGAATTGGGTAGTGGATTTGGTAATGTATCATCAGGAATTGTAGTAAGTACTGGTACTTGGTATCACATTTGTGCAACATGTGATGGAACATATACAAAATTGCATCTTAATGGAGTTTTAACAGGTAGGTCATCACAAAGTACTGGAGCGGTGGCATCAACACCGGGTATTAGTATTGGTTCATATTTAGGTTCAGGTGTACCACCAACAGCAAGTAGTGCATGGCATAACGGAGATATTGGATTTGTAAGAATATATAATAAAGCACTTAATAATGCGGAAGTATTATCAAATTATTATGCAACTAAATCTAGATTTGGATTATAAAATAAAATAACTATGGGATTTAATATAGGAGGTTCTACTTTATCGTCATCAATGTTAACGCCAGATGGGGTTATATTACCAAAAAATTTTAAAAGAGTTACAAGTGATATGATAGATAGTGTTGTAAATCAAAACTGTACAATCACATCACAAGGTAATGATAGTACCGGTGGGTATTCAATATCTTATTATTTTAATTTAGGTGGATGTGGTGGCGCCGATTCTGGTTTATATTTTACAATAAAAAATACAATTCCTTGGTCAAGAATACTTTGTAAATTTACAAACGAAGGAACTGCCGCTTGTTGGACGTTCAATCAAAGTGGTTATGGTGGACTATCACCTAACTTAGCATCTTATAATACTGGATTAGGTGACATTATATTTCGTTGGGATGCATCAAATGCATTTGAAAATACACAATTTAATGTACAAACCGGTGCATGTGATAACGAATCAACTAATTTTATGAGATATAGTGGTGTTAAATCTTTTTATATGTTTATGAGAAGAAATAATAGTAATATTGCAGGTGTAGGCCACGGAAGGTCTTGTAATTCCACCGGTGGTGGTTCATATTGTACAATATCAGAAATTTATATATTATAATATGGGATTAGATTTAACGGGAAATAAATTATATAGTACATCAATCGGCCCAAAGGGTGAAATTGTAAAACAAATATCAAATGATGGATTGGTATTACATTTAGATGCTGCTAATAAAAATTCATATGCAGGTTCAGGTACAACTTGGACAGATTTAAGTGGAAATGGTAATCATGGTACATTATATAATTCACCAACATTTAGTTCATCGGATGGAAATGGTTCACTTAATTTTAATGGAAGTAATCAATATGTTCAAGCAAATATAAATTCAACAATACTAAATGGTGACCCAAATTTTACAATTGAATTTTTTGTAAAAAGAACGGCTACTTTAGTTGGAACAACAGGTGCTTACTGGGGATTAGGACAAGGGGGTACGCAAGGATTGGCCGTACAAGGATGGACTCCTACCGATAATAGAATACATATGGATTTATGGGATTCATCTCGTGTAGATAGTCAGGTAGATTATCCGTTGAATACATATGTCCATGTTGTTTGGTCAAAAACAGGAACAGGAATTAGCCCAAGCACAGTCAGTTGTTATGTAAATGGTGTATTAGCAAATTCGATTTCAGGTAGAGGACAAACATCTGGTCCAAATTATCCAACATCTACTGCAGGTAATGGTATAGCAATAGGAAGAATTGCAGGAAACTATGATGGATATTATGGTGCATGTAGAATGGGCTTATTTAGAGTATATAGTAGAGGAATAAGTGCCGGAGAAGTTTTACAAAATTACAACGCACAAAAAAGTAGATTCGGACTATAATAAAAAAATAATATTTATATATAAACAAAGAGTATAATGTCAGTAATAAGAAATATATTAAATTCAACTAAAGCCTTAGTAAGTAATTCCTTACCAACAACTGGGTCAAATACATTTGTTGGAACACAAACTTATAGTGGGTCAATTATACCTGCAATAAATAACACATATGATTTAGGTAGTGAAACAAAACAATTTAGACACTTATATTTGTCATCAGGTTCTCTATACATTGATGGACAAAAAGTCTTAGGTTCAACTGGAAATGAATTACAAATTACAACTGACAATGGTCAATCTATAAAAATCTTAGAAGCGGGTAGTGATAATATTATATTACAATCAGCAGATGGAAATATTGAATTAAAGACATCTGGAGGTGGTGATGTAATTTTAGACCCTACTAATGGTGTGATTGGTATTAAAGGAACTATGACCATTTATAGTGGTAATAAACTACTTTCATCGGATGGTAATGCAATTCAATTTGGAAATGATTTAGGAATTACAGGTTCTATTACTACAACTGGAAATGTTAATGGAGTTAATTTATCAACATTAAGTTCTTCTTTGGATACAAGAATTATAACTGAAAAAAATAGAGTAGATGCAATCCTATCAGCAGCAGATGTGGACAAAGATACATTTGTTGAAATAGTTAGTTTAATCAATTCCGTAGATACTTCAAATGATAGTACATTTGCATCGTTTTATACAGGAAGTAATAATAGATTAAACAATATTGAAAGTGTAACAGGAAGTTATGAAACAAAAGGTAGTGGAATTGTATCAGGTTCTTCACAAATAGTTGGAATATTATCATCATTAAACACTTACACAGGTTCAAATGATACAATTAATACTACACAAAATGCAAGATTAACCTCAATTGAAAGTGTTACCGGAAGTTATGAAACAAAAGGTAACGGTATTGTTAGTGGTAGTTCACAAATAACTTTTAGTGGAATTAGTTCCCTTCCTACTTTAGTAAGTGGTAGTTCTCAAATAACATTATCATCAACAACCGGATATGGTTCGGTATTAAACCAAGCGGTATTAACCACATCTTCACCAACATTCGCATCCATCACTTCAAATGGTAATATTAATATACCTGGTACAAATAAAATTGTATTTAACAATGAACCAAATTCTTGGTTTTTACAAGTTAGAACAACTACTTCTACTGCAAATTTAGGTTCTGGATTAAAAAATTTATTATATAATGGTGGTGGTGCAAACGAAGGAGTGGCATTTTCAGGAGTAGATACCGGTGCAGCTTCTATGGAAGTTAGAAATGATGGTAGAGTTTGGATTAAAGAAAATTTAATAGTTGGTGGAACTTTAACCGAAAACTCATCAATACGATATAAAGAAAATGTTGAAACTATAAAATATGGTTTAGATAAAGTTCTTCAAATGAGAGGTGTTACATATGATAAAAAGGATAATGGTGTAAAAGAAATGGGTGTAATTGCAGAAGAAGTTTATGATGTTTTACCTGAAGTCGTAATCAAAAATGAAGAAGGTGAAATAGACTCCGTATCATATGGTAGAATCGTAGGTGTATTAATTGAAGCAATAAAAGAACAACAGAAACAAATTGAAGAACTTAAATCTTTAATTAAATAATGGCAAATCTTTTAGCAAATACAAAAGTCGGAACGGGTGTCCAATATGAAATTTATCAACATAGATTTTATGGTGGTGATACATATTTTCACTATAAAACAAACATACCACTTGCAACATATGTGATGTTTATGATTGAAGCAATTGGATATGCATATGGAGCAAACGCACCAATTAGAGCAAGTTGGGTTGGGTATTCTTATGATTATTTGGTAAATGCAAATACTGCGACGGTTTATGGAGGATTGACCGCACATGGTGTATATGTTTCATCTGATAGTCGTATTTGTATTAGAGCCAGTGCCGCTTCTTATTTTAGTGGATGGTGTTTTAATGCATATACATTGGCAGCTGGTAATGGATGGAATGTCCAATTCACAGCAGTATCTCAAAACTCAAACGCAGGAAATTATTACTAATGTCTAGACTATCACAATCAACAAATATAGAAAGTGGATATCAACAATTGGGAATATTTCAATTTTCAAATGGGTCATCATCTGGTAATTATATTCATATGGAAACTAATATAACACATCCATCTTCGAATATAATGTTTATGTTGGAAGCGGTTGGATATTGTTATGGGACATCTAATCCTGTTAGATGTTCTTGGAATTGTTATTCATATGCTTATATCATTTCAAATACAAATAACACAAATTATACCGGAATGAGTGCAGATGGTGTTTATTATGGTAGTGCGGGTTATGTTGTTATTAGGGCATATACATCATCACCATATTATTTGGGGTTTACATTAAATTCATATATGGTAGCAGGTAATGGTGCACAACAACCAATGTCAATAAGAAGAGTTTCACAAAATTCAACATCAGGAGGATATTATTAATTATGGCACAGTTAGCACAATCGATGGGGGTATATAATTATAATGATTGGTCATTACAACAAAGGAATTTTTATAATTTTTTTACTGGTAGTGGTTCACCATTGTATATTCATATGAAATTAAATTTAGGAGCTGGAATAGATACTATGTATATGATTGAGGCAGTTGGATTCAATTATGGAAACGGAACGGCAATTAGATGTGCATGGGGATTCCAATGGAGCTACGGCGCTGCTCCTGGATATACTTATAATGTTGGATTACAGAATATTTATGGTGGAATGAGTGCAAATGGTGTTTATAAATCATCGGATGGGTATTGTGTAATTAGAGCATATGCAAATTCACATTATTACAATGGATTTATGTTAAATGCATATGCAACAAGAACAGATACAACTCATTATAAATTAAGTGTAACTGCTGCAATTCAAACAGACAATTCGGGAAATTATTATTAAAAAATTATATTATGAATAGAAAATTTATAGACAACGAAGGTGCATACCATTGGTTATTACAAGGTGACCCACAAGAAAATTGGACTGAAGTATTTGATGACCCAAATCAATTACCTGACCCAAATTATCAAATACCATATGACGCACTTCGTGTGAACAGTTATCCAACTATTGGAAATCAATTGGATATGTTATGGCATGAACTAAATCAAAGTGGAAGTTTATCAACAAATGGTGAATGGTTTAACTCAATAAAAGAAGTAAAGGAGAATAATCCAAAACCTTAATATTTATAAGAAACATAATAGAATTAAATGGCAGCTATATTTCAATTAAGAAGGGGGTCGGGTTCAGTATCTTTAGTGGATGGTGAATTATATGTAAACAAAGGACCTGATTCGTTACAATACGCAGTAGGAGAAAGAGAAATTACTTTAGCTAAATTAGATGAACTAAATACTGGTTCACTATATTTAAAAGGAGGAATTTCTGCATCTGGAGATATTACTGCTTCTAATATGTTTATTAGTGGTAATTTACACATATCTGGAAATTTAATTTTAGGAAATAGTGGTTCCGATACAATTACCGCAACCGGTGAATTTACATCCAATTTAATACCAAACCCTCATAAAACTTGGGATATTGGTTCAACTAACAAAATATGGGCAAACGCCTACATAGATAGAATTTCAGGTTCGGCTTATACAGGCTCAATATACGGAATGGGTGACCCAACCTCCTTCTCAACATCAGTAGATAGTAGATTGGATTTATTAGAATTAAGTTCTTCTTTGTATGATAATGCAATGTCTGGTTCATATAGATTATATGTTTCTCCAAGTGGTAGTGATAGTAATGATGGTTCTGACCCATCCGTTCCATTTAGAACAATTAAAGCAGCAGTTGAATCATTGGGTTCACCTGAATATACAAATATAAAAAGATATACAATATTTGTAGGTAGTGGTAATTATACTGAACAAAACCCAATCGTAGTTCCTCCTGGAGTTGCAATCGTTGGTGATACATTAAGAACAGTAAGATTAACCGCAGCAAATCCTACAAAAGATTTCTTCCATGTACATGATTCAAACTATTTTTATGGTTTGAGATTTTTAGATTTAAAATATCCTTCATTTGCATTCTCATTTCCATGTTCTACTGCAACCGCAACAATAAGTGGCGGTGGGGTAAGTGGATTGACAATGATACATACTGCAACCGGATATCAAAATGGAGAAAATGTAAATGTAATCATTGAAGGACCTGATGCGGGTGGAACAGTCGCCACAGCAACTGCAACCGTAAGTGGTGGAACTCTTTCTATTAATATGGTAAGTAATGGTAGTGGATATGTGGCGGGTGAAAAACCACATGTATCTATTCAATCACCAACATCTAAAAGACCTTTAATTACAACCTCACCATACATTCAAAACTGTTCGTCTATTACAGGTCCATTTAATACAAGTGGAGTAAAAGTTCAAGCGGCTTTACCATATGATATAACTGCTTTGCAAATTGATGAACAAGGTGCTGGTGGTGGTATTAGAATAGATGGTAACTTAGTACATCCATTGTCACCACTAGAATCGTTTGTCGCGGATGCGTTTACACAGGTAAATCAAGGTGGACCTGGTCATTTGGTAATCAACAAAGGATATGCGCAATTTGTATCGTGTTTTACTACATTTTGTACCTATGGTTTCAAAGTAGTAAATGGTGGTTTTGCAAATATTTCAAATTCAGTAATTGACTTTGGAGCAAAAGGTTTAGTATCTAAAACTTATTTCCCACAAACATATAATACAGGTTCTTCTTCACAAACATTAACATCAACAGTAGTTGGTGCAGTTATTCAACAAGACGGAGCAGGTTATACGGGTTCAGTTGCAAGTGTTATTATTACCGGTGGTGAAGCAAGTGTAAATGCAACCGCAGAAGCAACTGTTAATGCAAATGGTTCAATTGATGAAATTGTAATTTTAACTCCTGGTAGTGGATATAAATCACAACCAACAGTTACAATTGCAGCACCAACTGGTCCAGGTGCAATACAAGCTACAACTGTGGCAGGAAAAGCTGAAATTAGTGGTATTGCTGCAATATTATTCCAATTAGAAAGTGGAAGTAGAGGTGTTGATGTTTCTTCAAATATGATTTTGGATGGAACAGATTATTTGGTAACAAATGTTGCAACCGGAAGTAGTGCGAATGAAAGATATGTTTCGGTATACCCATCTCCACCTTCAATTACAACGGGAGATAGAGTTTATTTCCACCAATTATCAAACATCTCAACGGGTGGATTGGTAATGGAATATGTTGGTAGTGGTGTTACATACAACGCACTTCCAAAATTCGGTGGAGTTCCAAATAGAAATAGAGAAATTGTTGAATATGCTCCAGGTAGAGTATTTTATTCAACAGTTGACAATATAGGTAATTTAAAAATTGGTGATTTCTTTGCAGTAAATCAATTGACTGGAGAAGTTACAATTGATGCAAACCAATTTAATTTATCAGGATTAAGTGCAATAGGCCCATTCAAAAGAAACGGAGTAGGTGTGGGTGTTGTATTAAATGAAGTTAGTAATAATACAACTTTATTAAACGCACAAGGAATTACAGGTGAAGATACAGTTCCAACACAATACGCAGTTAAAACATATATAGATACAATTAGTGGAAGTGTTGATGCAAGATTGGATGATTTGGAATGGACGGGTTCAAATCACGAAATAAGATTAGATAATATTGAATCATATACATCTTCATTAAAAACCGCAATTGATGTAACTGGTGGTGATACTAGAATCAAAGGAAACTTAATTGTAGATGGTATACAAACATCATTAAATACAACCGAAACTTTTATTGAAGATAAAAGTATAACATTGGCCAGTGGTTCAACAACATCTGGAATCGCAGATGGAGCTGGGTTAAACATAGCAGGAGCAAATGTTTCAATGAGTTGGGAAGATTCCAATCAAAGATTATATTTTAATACAAAACTTGGTGTTTTAGGAGAAATAAGTTCATCTACAATCGCAGGTTTAAACAATGCAAGTGTTGAAAATTACTCAACATCGGTAGATAGTAGATTGTCCAATTTACAAATAACTTCAGCGAGTATAAATCAACATACTCAATCTATAAATCAACATACACATTCTTTAAATGTATTTACAGCATCGGAAGAGTCAAAAAATGTAATCATATCAGCATATACTGCGTCTATGAATTCATTTACTTCATCTATACATTTGTATACTGCAAGCGTTAATGGTCATATTTTGGACTTAAATAGTTGGACTGGTTCTCAAAATGAAAAAGATGTTGTTATTTCAAATATAACTTCTTCTTACAACGCATTTACAGGTTCAGCAACTGCAAGTATAGTTGAATTATTTAATACTGCATCAAATCATGAAGATAGAATTGATAGTTTAGAAAATAAAGCCGTAACATTAGGAACTTATACTGCAAGTATTGATGGCAGATTTACGACATTATCAAATATAACTGCATCATATAACTCCCATACTGAATCTTTAAATTTATTTACATCATCTACATATAATACATTTAGTCAATCGGTAGATAGTAGATTGGATGCGGTAGAATATACTGTAACTACTTTAGACCCAGGCAATATTGGAACAGCATTGGTAGCAATAAATTTAGCAACCGCATCTTTACAAAACTTCACATCGTCTGCAAATGCAAGATTAAATAGAATTGAAGAAAGTACATCATCATTAAACGCATTTAGTGCAAGTAATGGTAATACGTCATTAAATACATTTACATCATCACTTAATGCTGCAATCACTGCAAGTGGTATAGATGTAACAATTAATGGTAATCTAACCATAAAAGGAACAACTACTCAAATTGATTCAACAACTCTTAATATTGGAGATAATATTATTGAATTAAATGGTAGTGGTGTAGCAAATGGCGGATTATTAGTTAAAGACCCAACGGGTGCTTCTACTATTTCCGGTTCATTATTATGGGATTCTACAAATGATTATTGGAAAGCGGGAACATTAGGAAGTGAATTAAAATTATTAAGAGCAGGTGGTGATGGTGTAATTTCAGGTTCTTCACAAATTACAACAGCATTACCAGCCGGTATCGTTTCGGGTTCGGCACAAATAGATGGGGCATCATTGGGTTCTAACAAAACCATTACAATTGCAGGAACATCGGTAACTTTAGGAGGTTCTATATCTACGGATGCAATTAGAATTTCAATGGGTTCGGTTGTTACCGGTTCTGCACAAATAACATTATCATCAACAACTGGATATGGTAGTGTTATTAATCAAAATTTATTAACAACATCGGATGTTAGACATAACTCATTAGGAGTAGGTATGGCCGCATCAGCAACTGCAGGTAGAATTGATGCAAGTGGTGACATCGTAGCATTCTCAACTTCAGATAGAAACTTAAAAGAAAATATTATTCCGATTCCAAACGCTTTAGAAAAAGTAAATCAAATTAGTGGTAACACATTTGATTGGAAAGAAGAATTAAAAGAATATCATGGTTTTGAAGGAAATGATGTTGGAGTAATTGCACAAGAAATTGAAGAAATCCTTCCACAAATTGTGACAAATAGAGATAACGGATATAAGGCAGTTCAATATGAAAAAATTATTCCATTATTAATTGAAGCAATTAAAGAATTATCAGTAAAAATAAAGGATTTAGAAAACAAATAGATATTTATAAAGGTATAAGGAATTTCTTATACTTTAACTAAAAAAAAGAGTAAACTAAAATGGGACTTAAATTTAGACGTGGTACGAACGCACAAAAATCCGGTTCGTTGGCATTCGGAGAACCTTATGTAAATACAGACTTAGGGACATTACAAATTGGTGGATTAACAGGAGATATCACATTGGGTGCATCCGGAACAGGAAGTCAGGGTTCATTCGCTGGCATTTCAGGTTCATCATTAGACATTACAGGAAACGCAAAAATTGATGGTAATTTAACATTAGGTGGTAACATTACAATCGGTGATAATACATCCGATACAGTAAATATGACTGCTGCATTAAGTTCATCATTACTACCATCAGTAACAAATGCATTTGACTTAGGTTCTACATCTAAAGTTTGGAGAGACCTTTATATTTCAACCGGTTCAATTAAAGTTGTAAATAATGGTTCGGTGCTTTCAACACTATCTACTAATGCAGATGGTTCTCAAACTTTCCCTAATGGTTTATACTCTCAAGCAAATATACAAATTGGAGATGGTTCATATCTAAACGCTGGTAAATTCGAAGTTGGTAGAAGAGGAACTAGTCCTGACCAAAACGTTGTTTTAGGTATTGATATAATGCCATCTTTGACAAGTGGTGTAGGTAACGTGGGTCTTGGTAGAGCTTCATTGTATAGATTAACAACAGGTCAGTCCAATATAGCCGTTGGTGACCAAGCTGGATATGGTATAAGTGGTAGTAATAGTCAAAATATTGCAATAGGATATGGTACTGCATTTACTATGACTGGTTCAAATGTGAGTCAGAACGTATTTTTAGGAACTAATGCGGGTACTTATTTGAATGATGGTATTTACAATACTGCAATTGGTGGTAATGCATTATTAGGTAGTGTTAATTCTAATGATACCCCTACTAAAAGTACAGCATTAGGATATTCCGCAGGTGCATATTTAACAGGTAATAGTACAAACAACCTTTTATTAGGTGCAAATGCAGGCCCTAGTTCAGATACTACGGAAAGTTATAAATTGTATGTAAGCAATGGTGATTATCAGTCACAACCATTTATGAATGGTAATATGGCAAATGATAGCAGAACATTAAATATTAACGCATCAACGACTATATCAGGGTCAGCAACCGCAAATTCATTCAATGGTATAATTAACGCAACTAATGGTGTAGTTTCGGGTTCTGCTCAAACAATAGCAAATTTACCAGCAGGAACAATTAGTGGTTCTTCACAAGTAACTCCATTATTACCAATTGGTGTAATATCAGGTTCATCACAATTAAGTGGAACTACCATTACGGATTTAACTATTACAAATTTAACAGTTGTCAACGAAACAGCATCAGTTATATTTACATCTGGTTCTAATAGATTTGGTGATTTTGGTAATGATACACATGAATTTACTGGTTCAGTTCAAATTAGTGGTTCATTTATTTTAACAGGTTCATCAACTGCAACATCATATAATGGTATAATAAATGCTACAAATGGTGTAGTAAGTGGTTCATCTCAAATAAACGCAACTGCAACTACAAACTGGTCAACCGGTATTAAAACGAGATTAGATGCGGAAACTGTTGTTTCTGGTTCTAAAACAATTAGTGGTATTACATTGGGTTCTAACTTAGCAACTTTGACAATTGGTACTGGATTAAGTGGAACATCTTATAATGGTTCAACCGGTGTAACTATTGCAAATACAGGTGTAACTTCAATTACAGCAGGAACGGGTGTAAGTAGAGATAGTGCAACAGGTACAGTAACAATTTCAATCGGACAAGCAGTAGCAACATCTGATAACGTAAGATTCGCATCTATTGGTGTTGGTATGGCTGCAAGTGGAACATCTGGTAGAATAGACGCAGCAAATGATATTGTGGCATTCTCAACTTCGGATGTTCGTTTGAAAGAAAATATCAAACCAATCGAAAATGCATTGGATAAGATTTCTAAGATTAGTGGTAACACTTATGATTGGAAAGCAGATTTAAAAGATGTACATGGATACGAAGGAAATGATGTGGGTGTAATTGCACAAGAAGTTGAAGCAGTATTACCACAATTAGTTCAAGACAGAGACAATGGATATAAGGCAGTTAAATATGACAAATTAGTTGCATTATTGATTGAAGGTATTAAAGAACAACAAACACAAATACACAATTTAACTTTAGAAATTGAAAATCTAAAGAAGAACAATAGCTTATAAGAATGTATGATGTATATTATACAACAGGTTTTGGAAATAAAGTAGGTGCTGGTAGTGATGTTTGGGTGAATAACTTCGTAAAGTATGTTGTTCCTCACTTAAAAGTAAAACCTATCCTACTTATACATAGAAAGAAACCCGATGATTTTGAGGGGGATAACTTCCCCCTTGAAATTTATTGGCAAGTAGATGATAATGAAAAGTTCGATGAACTTATAGATAATGCTCGGCGAATTCACATACTACACGGACATTATCACCCAAATTCAGCCATTCTAAGAAATTTAGATAGAATAGAGAGTTATGTCATGCATAATTCAATAGATATGTCTATGAAAGCCGGTATGTTTTCTGACTCACCGGGAGTTCAACATTATGGTGCAGATACAGAATGGGAAAATACTATAATCAAAACAGTTAAAAAAAGAATTTGGATTGGTTTGTTTAAAACACCAACCCATGCTAATTATGATTTTATAGATATTCCCAATTATTATGATTTTGAACATAATTTAGAATTAAGTGAAAGTGTAAAAGTAGGATTTGCATCAAGAACCGAAACAAGAAAGAGAGTTTGGTATTTAGAAAATATAGAATGTTATTTATTTACAACTTTAAAAGTTTTGAATAATATATGGGAGAAAGGATATGGGGTGAATTTTAAACGAGCTAAACGATATATGTTTGAATATAATAAATTAGATTGGTTTTATCGTTTAGATTGGGGAATTTCACATAGTTGTTTTAATTATGAACCATTTGGATATTCAATATTTCAAGCGGTTGATTATGGAAAACTACCCATATTGAGTAAAGATTGGATGAAAGAATGGGAATACCCATATAGAGCAGAAAGTAAAACGGAATTTGAAAATATAGTAAAAGAAATAAAAAATACGGATTACGAAACAAAAAAACAATGGTTTGAAAAATTAAAATCAGAAATGATGATATTTACAAATCGAAATAAATGGGTAAAAGATTTATTAGATATTTATAATAGTTAAAAACAAAAAATATGGCATTATTTAACAAAAGATTAGGTGAATTATATAGAGCTGTGAGTGGTTCGAGCAGAACTACACAGGCAGTTTCAATTAGTGGTTTGGCCGGAGGAGGTTCAAACATATCATTTAGTGGATTCTCATTTGATTCTGCATCTGCAACATTACCATTTACATATATTGTAGAAAATACCACCGAAAACGTAGTATTTTCATTTACCGATGCTGGTACATTATTTAATAATAAAGTTAAAGATGTTAGTAATAACTATGCATTCAGTCTTAGCCCTAACAATGGAGCTATAACATTTGGAACAAATGCAAGTGGCAACGATGGTATTAAGGCAGCAACCACTAAAATTGGAGTTACAAGTATTTCAAATGGTGTATATGGTGGAAACGACCCATACTTATTAGCAGTTTCATATAATGATGGTGGTTGGTCATCAAATCAAGATGGTTTTAACAGAGTCTATTCAAAACAAATTTATAATGTTGATTCGTATAACTCAATAAATTCCGATTCACTTTGTGTTGATATAAACACTTTAATTTTATTATCCGATGGTAATGAAGTATCGGCTGAAGATTTATATATTGGTGATATGATTAAAACATATGTCCCAACTGATATGCCTGAATGGTTACCAGAAAACGATACTGAAGATTGGTATTGGTGGTATCAAACAGGTTCTTCTGGAGAAGTAGTAGATGCAGAGATTACTAATGTTTATTACTCATTTGTTGATTCGTATATTTCTATCAATGATGATTTATTAAAATGTACAAAAGCACATCCATTATTTATTTTTGATAATGAAACCTCTACTTATCAATTTGTAAGAGCAGAAGATATCACTATTGGTGACAAATTGATTAAATATAATAAGACAACTTTTGAAATGGAAGAAATCGAAGTTGTTAATATTGAAACTAAAAACGAAACATTAGAAATTGCAACAATTACAGTAGATGTAGCACACACATATTTATCGAATGGATTTGTATCACATAATAAAGGTAGTAATACGGTTGGAGCAATACCATCTGCAAACTTAGCCTGTTATTTGGATGCTGAAAAAACACAATCATACGCTGGTGCAAACTCATTGGTTTGGCATGATTTAACAGGAAGAGCTACCGGATTTAATGTTAAACCATATTTACCCGGACAATTCAGTGGTGAGGGTTCAACATATCCAACATTTACAAATACTACACCTAAACACTTAACATTTGCAGGTTCAACCGCAAATGTTGCAGCGAAAAATGATGTTAATGCACCTGGAACAGGAGTTGGAATATCGAATTTTAATTTAACTGACAATGGAGGAGCGGCAGTAGTTTGGTGGCAATACGGACAAGCTTCAGCTTTTTCAAATATTTTTAGTGTTTCAGATAGCACTAGTGGTAGAACTTTTTCAGTAAGGTGGTACAATTCAAGTGCAAATAGTGCAACATTACAAGTTCGTAGTCCTGGTGCACCATCTAGATACGCACCTAATGACGTACTTTCTAATATTAGTACTAGTTGGAATATGTATGCTTTTTCAATAGTTACTGCTTCCGGAATGCAACCGGCCGGTAATGTTTATAGAGATGGTACATTAGTGGCTACCGTAGCAATGAACTTAAGTGATTTTCAATCGGTAACAGCAACAAGCGCCAATATTAGTACAACTGGTTCACCAGGAATAAGAATGGCAGCATTATTATATTATACAAGAGCTTTGAGTGGAACGGAAGTTTCAAATATCTATAATAATATGAGAGGTAGATTTGGAAAATAATTTATATCAAACATTGATATAAATTATAAATTAAATCTAATAAACAAATAACTATATGGGATTTAAGCGTTATATATTCAAATCCGGATTAGATATCATTGCTCCGTATAAATGTGGAACTCGTTGGTTAGAGAAATTGGATGTAGAGAAACGCGTATCCACATTTTCATTTGATACCAATGATTTACAAAAAAATATACATAGTGGAACTACCTTTATATGGAGACCCGTTAGAGAACATTTTCATTCGGCAATAAAAACTGAATGGGCATTAGACCATTTTACAGATATATTGAGTATTATAACTGAAATGAAATCAGGTATTTGTACACACTGGTATCCATACTTATATAAAGAATTATATGATATATGGGAGAAAACCCGTTTTAGATTTCACAAACTACGTGCTCTTTCAGAACTTACCCCATCTGCAGGGGAATTAGAATGGACTTCAAATATGTACAATTTTTCTTTACCTGCAAGATGGGATAGTGTAGAATCCGCTCTAAGTTTACTATCACCCGAACATACCATTCGATTGGAAAGTTTAATTAGTGAAGAAGAAAAGTGGCTTAAATCGATGATTAAATCACAATATAGTGAAAAGGATTGGGAAGCGTATTCAAATTTGGAAGATTCTCGTTTGGAAATGTTGTGTAAGGTAATGGATTTGAAAGTGGAAGTCGAACAACTTAAAAAAATTACTAAAGAAAATTAATAAACGGATTTGACACCACCACTAATTATGGTAAAGAGATTATTTGTAATTGGAGATTCATTTAACGTTCCTTGCAATTATGGAAAAGCTTTGGATAATTTGTGGTTTTGAATTAAAATATTATATTTATATTGAGAATTAATAAATTTAAAATTAGTATATAAAATGGCAGAAAAATTAGTATCACCAGGCGTTTTCACAAGAGAAAATGACCTTTCATTCTTACAACAAGGGGTTGGAGAAATAGGAGCAGCATTCATCGGCCCTTTCAAAGAAGGCCCATTAGTACCAACAATTGTAAATTCACAAGCTGAATTTGAAACATTGTATGGTGTAGTAGATGACACATATTATACTCCTTTAGCAGTTCAATCTTATTTAAGAGAAGCTGGAACTGCAACGATTGCAAGAGTAGCAGGTATTGGTGGATATACTGCACAAAATCCTTTATTATTAACTGCAACATCTGGAGCAGTAAGTGCATCGGTTGGTATTCTTTTCCCTACTGATAAAAATGTATTAACAACTGGATTGAGTGGTTCTACATATCAAACGGCAAGTAATGGTGATTTCAGTATCTTTATTACAGGTTCTACTTCATTTACAGGAAGTACATCACTTGACCCAGAAGATGTAAATGATATCGAATCTACATTCGGTACATCTCCATTGGGAAGTAAAGGTGCATATGTATATGGATTTTTCCAAAATCATAGTATAGCATTTACAGCTAACACATCAGCATCAGTTAATGTTTTGGATGACCAACCATTCACATTTGATGCACAAGAAGCTTTGACTCCAATAATCAAATCTCAATTGATTTCAGGTCAAAGATTTAATGTATTAAGATTTGTTACATTAGGTGCAGGTAACGCAGCTAATAGCAAAATCAAAATCGGTATCTCAAATATTAAACCAGCTGGTTCGGTAAGTGGAACTGATTATGGTACATTCTCAGTAGTTGTTAGAGGATATTCTGACACAAACAAAAAGAAAACAATTTTAGAAACATATAACAATGTGAATTTAGACCCTAATTCTCCTAACTATATCTCAAGAGTAATTGGTGATAGAAGTAGAACAATCAACTCTGAAGGTAAAATTACAGAGCATGGTGATTGGGTAGTTAATTCAAAATATATTAGAGTTTGGAATAGTAATGATGCAGACTATGTTGCACCTGAAGGTATTCCGGTACAAGCAGTTCCTTATGGACACGCTGCATACAAATTACCTGTTTTAGCAAATGCAACTTTATCAGCACAAATTCCAGCAGTAAGTTTTGTAACTGCAACTGCTACACAATATGGTGGTATTGATTTGGATGGTAATACGGATAACGCAATTTATATCAAACCAATCCCAACAGGAGCATTAACAGGTTCTAACGCAGTTTATTCTTTGGATGTAACTGATAGTTTAGAATTGACTGGTTCAGTTTCAACCGATGTTGCAAAAAGACAATTCATTGTAGCATTCCAAGAAGGTTTTGATGGTTTAAACCCAACAACTCCAATCTATAAAGGTTCTGACATCACTGCAGGTAATACTCAAGGTTTTAACTTATCAACTCCAACATCATCTGGTTCAGTAGCATACAATAAAATGATTGCAGCTTTATCAAATACAGATGAGTATGATATCAATATGATTGTAGCACCTGGTGTTACAAGAGCAGACCACTCTTCAGTATTCACATCTATTTTAGATATGGTTGAAGAAAGAAGTGACGCATTCTTTATCGCAGACGCAGGTAACGCAAACACATCATTATCAGCAACAGTAACACAAGCTCAGTCAGTTGATTCTAACTACGCAGCAGTTTACTACCCATGGATTAAGACTATCGACATCAATACAAACAAATTAATCACAGTTCCACCATCAGTATTATTACCAGGTGTATTCGCAGCAAACGACAACGTAGCAGGAGAATGGTTCGCACCAGCAGGTTTGAATAGAGGTGGTTTGACAGGAGCAGTTGCAGTATTGGATAGATTATCACAAGCTGAAAAAGATACATTATACGAAAATAAAGTAAATCCAATCGTTCAATTCCCAGGTCAAGGTATCGTAGTATTCGGTCAAAAGACTTTACAAGATAAACCATCTGCATTGGATAGAATTAACGTAAGAAGATTGTTATTAACTGTTAGAAAGTATATTGCATCATCAAGTAGATACTTAGTATTCGAACAAAACTCAGCAGAGACAAGAACTAAGTTTTTAAACATTGTTAATCCTTATTTAAACTCAATTCAAAGTAGACAAGGTCTATACGCATTCAGAGTTATAATGGATGAGTCAAACAACACACCTGATGTAATAGATAGAAACATTCTTAAAGGAGCTATCTACTTACAACCAACTAAGACAGCGGAATTTATTCAAATTGATTTCAACATCTTACCAACAGGTGCAAGTTTTAACGGATAATTTTAAAAACAAATATTTATAATAGAACAACAAAAATATAAACGAAGATGCCAACAATATTAGGATTTGACAAGATGTTTTACAAAGAGTTTGAACCAAAACTTCAGAATAGATTTATTATGACAGTGGATGGTATCGAATCTTACATCATCAAAACAGCAAGTAGACCAACTTTCACATCAGAAGTGGTTGAATTAGACCATATCAATGTAAAGAGAAAGATTAAAGGTAAATCAACTTGGGATGATATCAATATCACTCTATATGACCCAATCGTTCCGTCTGGTGCACAACAAGTAATGGAGTGGATTAGACAATCACATGAGTCATTAACGGGTAGAGATGGATACGCTGCTTTCTACAAAAAGCAACTTACATTCCAATTGTTAGGACCAGTTGGTGATATCGTTGAAGAGTGGTCATTAGTTGGAGCATT